TCCCTTGCTCGAAAGGTGTTTCCCTTGTTTGTTGGTGTTTTTTCTTGTTTGGAAAGGCTTTTCCTTGTTTGGAAAGGCTTTTCCTTGTTTGTTGGTGTTTTTCCTTGTTTGGAAGTGTCCCATCACGCAAATCCCAAATCTCCCTCGAAATTCCCACGAAAACCCAAGACCTTCCGCTACTTTGTTCCACGTGGAACGTTGATTCAGTCTAGGATATCGAGGTCTTTGTTCTTGATTGCCTTATATACTTGCCTAATACAATGTATTGATAATAAAACCAATAAAGAAACTATGATTATAGGCAGAGCGTCGCCCGTAGCTATAACGTACCGCCCCAACTCAAACGCCATGTACCCACAAAACAAGATGAGTACGAAATATATAAATATACCCATAAAAAATATACAATAAGTAAACACGATTTTAAAACAACACTCAAATAATACAACCAATTGAGTATCAACAACATAATATATATCAATCCCTAGAGCTACCTCTAAGAGAAGACAAGCCTAGATATAGATAAAAAATATACAATAAGTACCGCCTATTATATACCTTTTAGGATCGATTCAATCGCAAATCCATACATAAGGACGCAATTCACCCGTCCATACGGATATAGATATATACAAAATGATACATAATAAAGTATTTTACTTACACATTTATAATTAAGGCTTAAAATTTACCGCCTCAACACTTTTATGTGTAAGCAAAACATATACATATACTATTATTTTGTAAAATATAGGCACAAAAAAGCCCTTCCGTCCTATATCACTATAGTACGAAAGGGCACAAACTTTAAAATCAAATAAAAACAAACGATCTATTGCCGCAATTTGTTTGCCATGTAACTAACACGTTTCCGCCTACATTTATCAGATTCCCTACTACAATCTAATTTATTAGACTTGTATAGCTCTTTGGTAAGCTCAACGTAGAACTCAATTTGAGACTTTCTTGCAGCGTCTAAAGCCTTTTCCTTTTTAAGTGCTAGCTTTCTATTAAGATTATCAAACTTTCTCCTATACATAATTTATTCGTTTTAAATTGCACCAATAAGAAACGGTAAGCCGGGGGACAATACGGCCGGCGTTATCGACACGGCTAGCCGGACACACCACACCCGCCCGTCTCCATTGGATTGTCCCTTTGCCCCGAACGAACGAAGCCAAATACGTACATACGTCACCCGTGATACGTACCGACAAGGCGTATTAAGTCTGTCAATTTAATCGCACAAAATACCCTTGTAAGGGTCGTTATTTTATAACTACATATAACGCATAAGTATTTAAGCAACCTTAAACGTTATTGCCTTGACATATTGGCACGGTTATAACCCCGTTATGCACTCCATGCGTGCTACTCTTACAACGCATAGACATACGCCATTACATGCGTATATACACCAATATACCCCGTGTTTTACACGGCCTATCCGGAGACCGGACGTATTAACCCGTCTTGATACAAGCCCAAAGAATAACGGTCCGTCTTGCGACTGAAAACGGACCTAACCCACATTGTTAAGCGGCGGCCTATTTACACAAGCTATCGAACACCAACGGCTATACTCCTACCCACTTGTGTATGCTTATATCAATATGTTAAATATCATGTCCATTTAGTCGAGATCAGTGGCACGGCGTGAACGTATGGACATTGCCACCATAATGCCCTCTATGTGATTAAATAGAGGGCAAATCGTTTGTTATTTGCCATTTTTAGGGTGCGTTAGGTAGTAGGTAATACATTTGGCTATCAAATTATATGTGTATCGCTTGATAGGTATAGCTACTTTGACAATACGTTTATCTGATCCGTTAAACACCTCATAGTAAGGCACGCTACCCGTGTCGTTGTATGCTATAGGCTCACAATATCCAAAGCGTTTATGCGTATCACCCAACACGGCTATATCATTTACCTTATCTAATGGCAACTTACTGTTGTTTGCCTGATCTTGCTTGTCGTAGTATTCTCTTTCAACCTCTTTGTAGGCGCAAAAGGTATCATTTACACGTGGTAGTATCTCTTTACACAATTGTATTACTACCTCTTTATCCTTTGCCAAAGCAACCAAAGCAGGTACAACAGCTTTGTCTACTTTAATATCGTTATCCTTTAGTATCTCATTTACTTCTTTTCCTGATTTAAATAGCTGACACCACGCTTTGACCGCACCTGTTAACGTCTTTTCACTTGCTTTTTTTACCTCACTTTGTACTTTGTTAAGATCTTTACTTGTCATTAAATTTGCCCTTGCCCTGGGGACTTGTATAGGCATCTAGCACGCCTTGTTTGTTAATATTGTTATCTCACATTGCAAATATAATACATGTTTTATTTTCAAACAAATATTTTACAATAAAAATTCAACGATTATATATAATAAAACCAATCAAATATAAATGTATATTAAAATATTGGTTTATATCATTGATAATCAACAATTTAAATGAAAAATAAGCATTCTTTTTTCGGTTTGCTGATCGTTTGCCGTTCTTCGTAGGTTAGGGGGGGGTGGGACCAAAAACGGCAGCCCGGCCGGGCCGATTTCGGGGAGGTGGTCCGTCCCGCATATCCCGCATATCCCGCATATCCCGCATATCCCGCATATCCCGCATATCCCTCATATCCCCGCAATCCCGCATACCTCTACATGTGATGCGCATCCCAACATATCCCTCATATCCCCATCAAATCCATCCATCGTCCCCTCACGACCTTCTCATTAATTTTATTATATTTGCGATATAATTAAAACATAACATATTATGAATAAAGAAGTTGAATATATGGGGGGGGGGTATTTTAACCCTCAGATAAGGAGGGGGTATGTTTAGGCGCAGGACTTTTTCCCCTAACGGTATTCACTACCGTGTTAATAGGTGATTATATACCATTTTGCACTAAAACCGTAAAATGATATATATCTATACGGGAATCCGTACCGGGTTCCACCAAAACCCTCTACCTTCTGATAAGATACTTACATCGAAGGCTTCTTTTGCCGATTTTCTGATGATGTTAAATGCAGCGTTGATATCGGCGTTAATAATATTGCCGTAAGATGTCTTGAACAATCCTCGTTTGATACGTCTTCCGGCATATTCCTCATGCTTACAAATCTGCTCGTTATCCAAAAAACTACATTTTGAGGTATAGGATTCCTCAACGATCTTAACATTAACACCCTCAAGTGTAGCTTTATATGATATCATTGAGATAAACATATTAAAAGGAATAGATACAAAGTTCTGGTTGTTTCGTTTTCCGATATTGATTTCTTGTTTCCAGCATCTGTTATGACCGATTACGATCGTATTAATGCCATTAGAAACTACATGATTAATCAATACCCTACTGGCTTTATGCAGATAATCCTTGATCTTATTATTCCTTTTGTTGGTTAACGACCTTATTTGTCTTGATACTTGTTTATTGTCTTTTAATTTAGATTTTAAATATGCTAGTCTTTTATTATAATACTGGTTGATAGATTTTAGAGGCTTACCGTTGATGATAAAGCAGGAACCGGTATTTGATACACAAGATGCAAGATTGTTAAGTCCAAGATCAATACCAAGGTAATTACCGTTATCATACATAATATCTTTCTCTTTCTTGTTATATACGATTTCAAGTATAATATATCCATTCTTAGGGACGAACCTGAGTTGTTGGATATTTTGCTTGTTGGTTCTCGTGGTGAAAGAGAATTGCTTTGGCAACTTAACAATACCTTGTTTTATCCATTTCTGAGAAAAGGCTGTTGTTGGGAAAACAGCAATAAACATCCCTTCTTTATTAAGATACTTAGGTATTCTTACTTTCTCAGAATACTCACCTCTACCTTTTTTTGTTAAGAAGATTGAAGAAGGACTTAAAATTCTGGTCAACCATCATCAATACCTGTTGTGCTACTGGTGACGGTAAAGCACGATAGTCAACGTCATCTTCTGTTCTTAACTTCTTTTCAAGAGAGTAGTAGTTGAGGTATTTGTATTTAACGGTATTATCATCCTTATATTGAAAGTAATGTTGTCTAACAACATACAATCCTTTATTGTAGTTCTTACACTTATGCAACAGGTCTTGAAGCTCATTATAATGCATCGAGCTTTGCTTGATTATATGTTGTTCGACTAATCTCATAGCACAAATATATGGATTATTATTTATATATAAAAATAATTCAGTATATTTGTAGTGTAAGGTTGTATATAATTACTCAAAACTATAATCATGTTTAGAGACATACTACATAAAATCAAGATCTTCTTCTGCGACGAGGACGTTGAGAAGATAAATGTAGGGGATAGTACGGTTATCCGCGACAACGAGATACATAAGATGTATGATGAGATACTTAATGAGCTAGGTGATTTAGCCACTGTCGTATCTAGGAACTACGTATATGGTAGGATAAAGGACAGGACGGGATTAAGTATCCGTCATATCATCAGGATAATAAACCATACTAAAGTGGAGGAGATATGATCAAGGACGTAATGGAGAGGGATATGATAAATGAGATATCCACGTTGTTTGTAATGATATTCACGTCAGGGTTGATGTTTGTCATGCCGATATTAGATATAGGGTATAATGATATCCTTGTCATAATAGGATTCGGGATACTACTATCTTTTATGTTAACCATAATCCCGATCTTGCTTTCTTACGATATAAGGGATGAGATCATTGAGTTGATTGAGGATATGGACAGCCAGATCGTGGTAGATACTTCGGTATATAAAACGAACCTGCCCTAAGTAATTCCTAGGGCAGATATTAATCAATTTGACTTCAAATATGATTCTATTCTATCAGCGGCCTCATTAGGCGTATGTCCATCCCATTCCCATGCCGTATCAAGTTCAGGGATATTAAACAACTCCCAATGCCGGTTCTCATAATGATTGGATATCTGTCCAGTTGGCAGTTCTGCCATTACGATAAACCACCCTCCGCCGAAACATTCCTCACCATTATAATGCCTATGAGATTTACAGGCCTTTATATCGCCTTTCTTAGCAAGCTCATTAAAGAAAGCTGCGTTATAAAGCATACGATACCTATATAGTTCGTCAAAGGTATGATATCCGTCGGATACGTTACCCATATCATCCTCGGATGGATCATCAACCCTCTCATATATTTTATTAAACAGATCTTCTTTACACGTATAAATATTACCAGTTTCATCCTTGACAATATAATCTCCAATACTTACTTCGGTATAAAATTGTTCGTTTAATCTCACATAGCATACAGGAAAACAGTATAGATTAAAGTATCTTGCTTTGCCTATTTCAATGATACTTATTTTGGATATATCATCAACCAAATTCTTGACCTCGTCAACATTAAGGCCATTCCATCTTACAGCTTCTATTGATAATAATTTATTTTTATACTTACCCATAATTATTAAAATTATTTTCTTTTAATATATTTATCTATCAGATCTATTGATAGTTTAGCTCCCAGCTCCTCCTCCAACAGGTTAAGGTAGTTCCGATGCAGGCATCCTCCCCGCTCCACCTCCCTAAAGCCGGCCCCGTCCCGGATCCTGACCAGCCCTTTCTTTGGATCCATGTCGATCAGATCCCGAAGCTCGTTCATGTTCTTAAACCTGTCTTCTATCACCTTAAATACATCGATCTTAGGTTTCTTATCCTTATTCTTAGACTTTATCTTAATTCTTCCGCTCATAAGACATTAATCACTTTCCAGTACTACCAAACCCACCATTTCCTCTCTCTGATTCTCCAAGATCCTCTAACGACTCTACTTGATCCCATACGATGCGTTCCCGTCTACGAATAAGTAGCTGAGCCACTTTATCTCCTTTAGAATAAGAAGGGTCACCATAACGATCTACACGTATACGTCTAGTCACTACCATAATCTCCCCTCTGTATCCCTCATCTATAGTACCTGGAGCGTTTTGGATAATTGACTTAGTTTTTGTAATACTACTACGTGGACGGATTTCCATCTCATAATCTTCTGGCAATGCTACATGTACGCCTGTATGATATATAATTCTAACACCGTCAATTTCTATATCCTTAACAAACAAATCCATACAAGCATCCTCTTTATGAGCATATTCAGGCAGTTTAGCCCCCTCTTCCAGCCAGATCTTGACCTTGCACGTATCTATATTCTCAAGTAACTCAAACGCCTCATTATAACTCATAGGTTGCTCAGAGGCAAACGAAATGACTTTCGCCAATACACTTCTAATTTTGCTCATCGTATCTTGTTTTTAAATTCCTTCCCTTTCGGGCATTGTAATTTGCATTCCTCACCACAAGCGGAACAGTTGGGTCTCATTCCGGGAACTCCTCTTCCCCCGTACGGCCAGTAGGCATAATCGCAGACGCTCCAGAACGCCTCCATCGCCTTGATCTTGGCATCGACGGTTATCTTCTCCTTCACCTTTTTCATGCTTTTCCTGAACTCGTCTTTCATATCCTTCCCTTCTATCTGTCTAGCCTTACGTCTCTCATTCCACCAATTATAGTAGAATTTGTCAGCCATCTTATAGGCTTCCGGATCAAACTTATCACGATGTAGGATAGGTGCGTCCTTAACCTTTCTCAAATTCCTGCCACAAACATAAGCAAGCCCGGCGTACGGAGGTATGTCCTTAGGATCAACCAACCCATCCGGCACGCAGTAGTAGAAGTAGTTGGGCCGGCCGTACCTGACCCAGTCCCCGGTCTCGTATAGGGCTTGCTTCCGGCCCTCGAACCAGCCTTGCATTACTTGGTGCTTACCCTCCTTCTCGAAATCCTTGTTATAGTCAGCTAACGAGATCTTGACCTCAACCTCATAAGCGTACATAGATCTGGTTATAGCCAGATAATCAGACTCCCAGTTATAGACATATAAGTTGTTTATAATCCATCTAGGAGACACCAAGAACTGTCTGTTAAGGATATCCAATATCCCTCTCTCAGTATATTCAGCACCTTTATTTGATCGCCGTGTTCCCATCTCCATTAAGAGGATTATTCCTATATCCTACCGCCATTATAGCGTTACCTATCAACATTCTCAACTTATCCATATCCTTCTCATGGAATGAGAAAGTAGTCATAGTATATGATCCAGTGATCTTCTCACGAGATCTTATCATTAGCATAGCCACATATTCCCCCATCATCTTCCCGTTCATTATATCAAGATCAATTATACCGTGATCTATTAGATCAACCACATCCCATCCTGATGGTAGATACTTTTTATCTGATTTATATCCATCTTAAAAAATATAAGAGAGAGGGTCGTGCTACCCTCTTTATATATACTAGCATACGAAAAAATAGAATTGAAAGCGATCCTAAGCACGTAGGATTTTATTAATTCCCGTAGGCTGTCTACCGGTTATCGTTAATTACCGACCTACGGGAATATGTTTAAAAAACACCATGTGCTCCAACCCAGACTCAAACTGGGGACCTGCTTCTTAGGAGGAAGCCGCTCTGTTCAACTGAGCTATTGGAGCGTATGTCCTGATCCTCCCGGACAAGGACATCAAACAAAATCTAAACTCTAAAAACCTAATGACAAAATTATATATTATTCCCCAAAAATAACGTGGTCCCGACCGGACTTGAACCGATAACCTTCTGGTTATGAGCCAATTGCTCTTACCAATTGAGCTACGGGACCTAAATATACCCACATCGGCTTTCACAAGAGGATGTGAGCCGGAATTTCTCGAAGTTTATATAGTAATATCATGAAACTATTGTCCAACATTCTAGCATATAGCACCAATCCTCGAACGGGAATGTCTCTATACCTGACCTACCCCATTCCGTCCCCCAACTGTTCTGTAGGACGAAGCCGACCTTGTCCCATCCGGTGAGGATAACGGCATGACCTCCCAAGTTCTGTCCTTGGCCTTGCCAGAATCGATTACCATAATTATAGCAATACAGACCTATAACCAGAGGACCATTCAGCATCAACGCAACCTTAGCTGATAGCGGATCTATGATCCTAGCGTAACTGTTTATTTTCTCCCCATCTACGCCTACTTTCTTGATAGACTTGATAGCGTCACGAAGAACCATCCCGTCCTGGTCCTTATCCTCTCTCAGATCATATATATCGTAAGGAGATATTTTAGCTGGTCTTTTGATATCCTTTATAGCTTTTCTCCAGTTAAGGATCTCAGCCAGGCTTACGGCTGCGCAAATAGGGGAAGAACCTTGATCTACCACGCTATCAACGTTATTGATCTTATACTCATCAGGAACAGCCTCATGTTGCATATTCATGATAGCGTCTCTGTCATCTACTGGAGATGGTATATATCCTAATCCGTATTTCATTACTTATCCTTTTTATGATAATCTATTATCTTGATATTAAACGTATCGGATCTTTGCCTAACCTGTATTGACCCTCTAGCTTTTCCCTTGACGTCGTACAGGGCGGTAAAGCCAAAGTTGTCAACCCGGCCGTCATCCAGCGTAAACCTCCACTCCTTCCATTGGCCCATCACGGTCCCGGAAGATACTATGGAATCCACCACATAAGATATATCAGTAGTATCGTACTCCGTATAATAGGTTCTAGATGTACTACATCCGACAGCCGCTAAGGTAAATAACGTTACCAAGAAAAACAAGATCTTATTCATTTTTCTTAGTCTTTTTACGTTTCTTAGATTTCTTCTTCTCCTCAGTTTTATTCTCGACATTTACGTCATTGCCGGCATCGGTACCAGTAACCTCAGAGATATTATTTTCAGGTATATCGATATGACCTGAATTAGGGTCCATCTTATCCTCCTCGACAATAACCTCATCAGACACATCACCATCTAAAGCCTCAGGATCAATATGATTTTCCAGATACTGGATACGATCTGACATAGCCTTATTTTTCTCCTCTATTTCCTTGTACCTTCTTCTAGCCTCATCGAGTAATTTAGATGATAGTTTATGTTTCTTCTCGATATCCATATAAGCCCTTTTAAGAGTCTCTTTATCTTTCACCGACTCATTATATAGCTCTCTTGATTTACTAAGCTCATTCCCCATCTTAACGATATGAGAATCCTTGGATTCTATATCCATATCAAGAGAATCCACAAGCGTATTAAGATATCTTTCTTTTTCCTCCAATTCCGTTATCTTACTACGAGCATCCTCATAATTTCTTTTTAATCTACTTGAATAGCTAATAGCTTCATCAAGATCCTGTTTTAGAGTATTTATATAACTACTCTTTACTATCTTCAATCCGAACATCCTCAACACTTTTATAAGTTCTACGAATATCGGCCTTTATCTTGCCGACTATAATTAACTCAGCTATATGCTTATCTTTCTCGACTATAGCTATATCCTTACGGACATTAGAGACTCTGATCGTAATATTCTCGTTATTAGAGAAAACGAACGGTGATCCTACCAAAGTGAGGCCTGTATCGTTGGTGAACGATGGGAGCATCATAACCATCCCGACAGTATCATCCGGGAACGACGCCGATACACCTGTATCTATATCAAGAACATCACCTTGCCCCAACGGGAACGCATTACCTTGCTTGATAGGAATATCCTTTCCCAATGAGTTCCATGCCTTAGAGAATTTTAAAGAGTTGAGAAAAATTTTACCATCTTTCTCAACTATCCCTACCATTGGATCGCAATTCATGTGAACCTCATCAAGCTTATCATCCGGTTTTTCCTCAAATTCGTCAAGATCTCTGGCTGATGTAAATGACTTACTCTCCAGAAGTTTTTGATATCTTCAATCGTAGCCATACTATAATTTTATTATTAAATAAACGATCTTCAATCCTAACTTCAAATCAGATGTCTTTTCGAACATCTCCCTAAGAGGTAAGATAGTAGCGTCAAGATCTGACGCTACCCATTCTCCATCCTTATAATACATATTCTTTTCCTCGGAATACGCTACACAAGGTCGATGCCCTAAGTTCTTCATAACCGTATCTACCTTATTTTGGGTAGGCATCGAGACACGGTTCACTTTAGTAGATATATTAAAATTATTTTCTATCATAAATTAAATATTGAATTTAAATTTTTCAATAAGTTTATTCCAACCTCTTTTTAATCTCGAATTATTTAAACGATCATACTTCATCTTAATATCTTCTAATATTATAGCATTTACCTGATCATTTGATAAAGGATCGACTACATGATAATTCTTCCCTAGTATATATTTTGTTAGCTCATTGAATGCCTTTTGACCATCAATAGGCTTAATCATATCTTCATACATACTGTATATCAGAAGGGCAAATCACTGTCATCACCAAAAGGAGGATACTGAGGAGGTTGCTGAGAAGCCTCAAAAGAAGGGGCTTGTGCTTGCGGAGCTGCCGTCTGGTACGATGGAGGAGGCGTTTGCTGAGGAGCCTGCGGTGCGTATGTAGGCGGTGGAGTTTGCGCTGCCGGAGCCTCCGTATTGTTTTGGCTTGCCGACTGAGCGGGTTTCACACCATCCGTCTTAATGCTTTGAATGTACTTATTAAGTATCTGATAAGCAAAAGCATCTTGAGCCGTATAATCAAACTTCTTATTCCCCATTATATCAGTACTCTCAACTCTGTCAGGCCATCCATTCTGACCATTCTTATAATATTGCTGTATAAGCTCATCCCTTCCATCAGGAGTTTCCCTAGCATATGAGATAAAAAAATTACCTGGGGCATATTGATCTCCTTTTCTAGCGTGAGCTGGATTTATTACCACCTTACGCTTTAGATCAATATTAGGCAAGTATCTCACCAATGACTTAACATAATTATTAATACCTCCCTTTTGAGTCATCAAAGGAACATTTATAATATAGTTCCCTTCATCATCGCTTATTTTTATAGCTACGTATTTAGTTTTTGCCCCGTTATAGTCAACCTCCCTTATCTCAATATCTGATAAATATCCCTCTATACCATTCCAAAATACTTTCCAATAAGATACAGCCCCGGTCTTATCATTCACATGTTCCTCATAACCTTCTTTAGGCTCCTTGGATGATTGATAAAGAACTCCACCACCACTTATTTTAAAGTAGTGATTATTAGATCCTAACGAATTTTCACGAACTCCCATATTATATATTTTTAAATATTAAACAATAATTGATGATGACAAAAAATACTCGTTCTTATTATTTTCTCCGTATATTTTATTGAAATGAGATTTATGATCATGCTCGATAACTACTCTATTACATGAGATGTTTTTTACGATACCAAGATATCTCCCACATAATACATTGCATATAATATCTTCCCCATAATGAGACAAAGAAATAAGTCTTTCTTTGCATGATTTCCCGGAAGATGGGTTTTCTGACATAATACCGCATCCTTTATCCGTAAATATCAACTTACAATGATCGAACTCGTTTACCTTAATATTATTTTGGAGGGCTTGGACGAGTATATCCTTATCAAAGACATAGGTACTTGTTTTGACAAAATGCTCGTCCACAAACCTCCAGTTAGGGTAATTCCCCTCAAAATGGGTTTCATACATATTCATATCAGGGGTAGAGAAATAGGTCTTAGTATCGTCTACTTTTATAGACAGCATATCTGATGACTTATCTATATGCTTATCAAGCAATATCGCTGATTCATTTGATACTGGGATAAACATCTTCTCTACCTTATCCTGATTAGGGATGAAATACCTGTAAATAGTATTTCTATCAGTACTAACTATATTAATATTAATATCATCAATATCGATAACCACATTCTCAATGCATGGATAAAAATCATCTATCTCCGTATAGTCACTAGCCTTATTAAGAACCGACACATAATCACTCATCTTAACCTGTATTCCTCCATCTGGAATCTGGTACACTTGAGGAAATGTATTAACATCAAAAGCGGGACAACTATACTCACCGGAAGCGTAATAGATAGTAACCTTATCTTTGTTATCAGAAAGCAGTATCCTAATCTCACAATTCTTCTGCTTTTTTATGAATTTAATAAAAGAGCTTGCCTCTACCAAGAAAGAGAAGTTAGAATCAGACTCTACCTCCAATCGCTCTATAAGACATACCTTGGCATTTACGGAAGTGATATAAGCCAGATTATTGACAACATCTATCTTAATATCCTTATAAAGTGAATTAGATCCGGCGTTTTTAACAACCAACTCTAATTTACTTAACTTCTCATTCAATGATTTCGACAAGCACTTAAATAACATAATGAACAACCTTTATATTACATTGCAAATATAATCATAATTATATTAACTCAAATACAACAAACGCTTAATAGTATTAAAATAACTTAAACTTACGTCTAATATACTCGGCTATAAGCGTAGCATCGCACATTCCATCTTGTATTTTGGTAGGTTGAACTCCTTTACCTGACCATGGTTTTACGAAAGATACCAAAGGGAAAAGGCGGATAGCACATCGGATGGATGTAGCCTTCGTGTCTAACTTAGCCGCCGAATACACCCGATCGGCGGTAGTGTGAATCTCCTTCTGCCATGTCTTTGGCTGGACCTCCTCGAACATGAACCTGACATCTGGATGCGATTCGTATCGTTCCATCATCTCCACCATCATAGCGAAGAGCGCGTTAGGTTCCCGGCGCCGTCCGCCGAAGGTGAAGTTACTGGCGGCTGAGCTGTTGTGGATGCTGTGGACGTCCTCTACGGCGATCGCCAGCGTCCCCCCACCTTCTTTTTGGATATTGTCAGCGGCATCAAGAAAGAAACTTGATATGGCCCTAAGGTCTATATCTCCTTTAGCGGATATCCTGGGGGTCATGATTACCTTAATATCTCCGTTCTCCGGGATCATGGCTAATCCTCCAGTATCTATACCTGGATCTATTCCTATCACTATATTCATGAAGTTATAGGTACTTATATACTTTCCTACACCAAAAGTATATTTTCACGCTTCATAGGGACATTGTTGAATCTGCTTACACGAAACTGATTCTAAAGAGGTCTCTCCACGTGCTTTAATTCCCGGCGTACCTCCGGTATCGTTTGTTAATCGCGACTATACAAAACTGGTGTAAAGTTATATATAATCACCAAGTTATATTTTTAAGGTATATAATGAGTGAAAATCCTCTGGTCTAAACACCTGTATAGAATTGTCTGGATACAGACCTATGTAATAACCGTAAAAAGCCCGTAAAACTCCATTTTCTAAGCTTATATCCAAAGCCTTTACCTTATTACCGTCAACCATAACATCAACCTCTTTTGCCTTATGAGATATTTTATGAAACCATACAGGTACAGGGTCAATACCGTACCTGAATGCGTTTACTGTCGATTTTATAGAAATATATGTTCCCATATTAGATAAGATTACAATCGTCTCGTTTAACAACCTTAAAATCGCCATTTCTAAGTAATATAGCCACATCAGATCTCGTATATGTGAGAGGCGTATATGATACCAAATGGTAGGAAGCCTGACCAACGGCGGGACGAACCGGTCTCAATACGGCTATGGCTATATCACCGCCAAGCTCCGTGCCACCGGTGACACCTTGTAGGCACATGTATATGAATCCCTCATACTCATATCTCTTTCCAATAAACTCGCTCATAGGAATACCTACGAACAAATAGTTCTTCACATCCCCCTTCTTAACCTCAGCGGCATTCTCTACGCTGGATGGAATTACATCCACAAATTTTACTCCTATTGCCATAGTCAAATATTTAGTTTAGTTCTTAATTCTTGACATAACTCACAATTATCTCTCATGATACTTAACGTATTCTCAACGCCATTACCGACCCGAACATCCCCGTACCAGTACCATGATCCTTTACGGGTAAAGATACCGGTTTCCTCGCATAACTTCAAAAGTTCAAGTTCCTTATCAAACCCCACGCCATAATACAAGGCTGTCTCTGCTATTTGGAACGGGACGGCTGTCTTGTTCTTCAGAACCTTTATCCTAACCTCATGACCTACTGAAGATCCGTCCTCTCCTAATATAACCTTCTTTCTCGCCATCTCCATACGGATAGAGGCATAGAACTTAAGGGCGTTACCTCCGGTCGTTACCTTAGGATCGCCGTATATAACACCGATCTTCTCTCGGTACTGATTGATGAATACCATAACACAGTCGCTTTTGTTTACGATTCCTGTAAGAACCCTCATGGCTTTAGACATCAAACGAGCCTGCAATCCCATGTTGCTGTCTTCCATATCGCCCTCTATCTCCTTCTTCGGTACCAGATTGGCTACAGAATCTACGACAATAAATCCGACCTTCCCAGACTCGACTAACTTGGCTGTGATGTCAATAGCCAGCTCCCCGTAGCTTGGTTGGGAGATCAAAAACCTGTTTATATCTAATCCCATTTTCCTAGCGTACTCAATATCGAAAGCGTTCTCCACGTCTATTATAGCTACCAACTTATCTGGATGTTTTTTCTGGAACTCGATCATACTTAACGTACACATCATAGTCTTGCCACAAGATTCCATCCCGACCAGCTCATGAATCCGGCCTACCGCCCATCCGCCGCCGAGGGCCTTATCCACCACCAGCGATCCTGTGCTTTCCCTTGGTATGGATATTATAGGCTTATCATCGCCAAAGTTCATTATCGATCCTTCTCCAAGCTCTTTATTTAAAGATGATACTAACTCATCTACGTCTGAAAAAAGTTCTTTCTTAGCCATTATAATCCGTATTGTTCGAAGTCAAATAAATCTTTTTGTTTCTTTATCATATCCTTTCCGATGTCGGAAATCTTCTCTGGATGTAATACACCCTCATTCTCATCCACCTTATCTATGAAGTCAGATATCTTATCGCTTAGCAGAACCATATCTTCTTTAGGAATTGATTTTAGATAAAGACCGTCTATGGACCTACATCTTGATAGAGCGGTATATATCTGCCCTATTTCGAAGGCTCTTCTGATATCTACGAATATATTATCTAAAGTCATTCCCTGAGATTTATGAACGGTTATAGCGTATCCTAACCTCAATGGATATTGTATTATATAGCCGCAAGAAATGCCTTCAAGGGAATCATCTACCTGCTTATACTTCATCTTCTCCCACTTCTCTTTGGTTATCTCCACCTCAGTATCGTTATCTAGATGAACATATATCGTCTCATCAACAGTATCTATGCTGGTTATGATACCCATCGAGCCATTGACATATCCATTGCCGTTTCTGGTTATTATGACCTTAGCTCCTACCTTTACTATAAGCTCATCCTCACAGGGAGCTACAGGCTTTTCCCCGAATACAGTAGCATCGAACTTAAATACCTTATTATTGATCTTATCAAGATTAGTCTTATTTATCTCATAAGCTTCTTTGTTAGTTGAGCATATAATTATAGTATTATCCATATTATCCGGATACTTGACCCTACTATCCAATATCTGTCTTGACTCATCGGTAATAACCCCACATCTTATATCCTCAAGTACGGAAAGAAGCTGAGGATCTTTTTGACGGAATACGTTCTCGAAGGTAATGACCGAGAATCCTGACGCTCTTAATGCCTTTGATGAGAAAAAGAACCGGCTCTCATAATATTTGTCGATAAAATCATCCGCCGTCACCACAGGCGGTAGTTGTGATAGATCTCCAAACATAATCAACCTAACTCCACCGAAAGGTTCCTTGCTACGCCTGCATTGTCTAAGTATGTCAGCCACCTCATCAAGCAAATCAGGTCTTACCATACTGATCTCGTCGATAACTATAGTATCAAGGTTTCTGATCTTCTTCTTCATAAACGGACTTACATCCACCTTATTAGACAACATACCTCTCTCGATAGAAGGGATATAAGGATCGTTCTTTATAGAGAAAAACGAATGGATAGTCTGCCCTCCTGCGTTCAACGCAGCCACGCCAGTAGGAGCTACAATAACACATTTACCCAAGAACTTTACGATACGTCTCATGAACGTACTTTTACCACTACCGGCTCTACCGGTAATAAACAGATTCTCCCTAGTGGTGAAAATCTTCTTCAAGGCACGACCCTGCTCTACGTTTTTATCCACCGTCATAATATGACGAAGGAGGTCGTTTTCATTTTTAAAATCTTCTTGAACCATATCTTTTTAAGTTTATGGTACAAAGATACGAATAGTTATAATTAACTATTAAAAATAAATGTGAATAATATGTAAATATTAAATTTTATATCTGATACTCAAATCATCCAGCTTTACTCATCTCAGAAGATTTTTCTCCTAAAAATACATCTCTTATGTATTCTGTCGATATAAGGATATGCATATATTTCCCCTTGTATAATAGTCTTAAGCATCCGATAGTTACGTTCTTTCTGTCTTTGGTATTCGCCACTCCATTGTTTTTTTTTACCTCGTCATACAAATCGGATATACTCTTCTTACACATGTCTAAGAACATGCTTATGTATCTGTATATAGTGGATTGAGATATTTCACGCATACCTATGCCTATGAGCTTATTATTCAACTCATTAAGAAGGTACGCTACATTGAACTTAACTGTCTTTCTTTTAGTTACCTTGTATATGTGATGTACGTTTCTGGTTCTGGCTCTGAATATTATTTTGGAAAGGATTCTCACCCTATCAAGCTTCCGGCTTTTGTTAGCCATTCTTCGTCTAGAAGCTGAATCAAGATTCTTATCGATGCAAGTGTATATGGATTCTCCTTTCTTTACAAACATATCCTTTATCCTTGGGACCTTACTAGCCTTATGCTTGTATTTTACGATATCTGACAATGCTATTCTGATCTCTCCTTCAGCCCAAGCCTTTAGACTTATAAGTTGGTAGTTTATATCTTCGTGAGAATCTCTTAATACATGTCGGTAGCAGAAATAAGCGCATCCATCCGATAGAATATCAATAAAATCATTGGTATTGATCTCTATCTGATCTCTGTTTCCATCTTGCATCCTTTTTCTTAGAAACACATGTTTGAGTACGTTTATGATAATAAGATATATCATTGCCATCTTACATTCATCGCTGATCCGGATTCCCGATCCATGATACTCCTCATATTTCAATGAATATTTTATGGCTGTCACTTTCTTGCCTTCCTTATTAGTAACAGGCTTAAAATCAACTGGACATATAAGTGATCCGGCTGGAAGTTTTACACATCCTAGCTCATCTTTCTTAGTCTGAATATTACGTGGAATATACTTTTCGGTAAGAATCTTATCGAAATTTGATTTCATTTTCTGTAAAAGTGTTATCTTTGTTCCAAACATTTTTTTTTTAATTTTTTGCTGCGAATATACAAGTTTCATCAATACGAAACAAGTTATTCGGATGGATGGGTAGCCTGTGAAGGTCGCCCATTTGTTGTTTAAGGAGGGTAGGTGATGTCCGTAAAACGCTGTGCGCGTGAACGATGGTTTTTCTCAACCTACTTGTTACGCGCGCGTTAATAGGTATATTATTAAATATAATTAACTCTATAAATATATTTTACTTACTAATATCTCTATCCGTACACAGAACCTCTCCTGACGTCGAGTTCCTGTGTACTCCACTTAAAGTCTCTATTTAATAAAATATTACTTTTTACCGCCAAGGTATGATGCCGTCAGGTAGCATACCGCAGGCTAAACCTGGTATAAGCCGTATTCTATACCGGAAGCTGGGATCCAGGTAAGGGGATCGGGTGGAGCAAAAGCCAAAGAAGAAAAAGCGAGGTCTTGTACGATCGCTCACGCTCCGGCCGCCCGTATCTTCTACGGAAGGCCAATGCCCAAAGGCCTCCCATTTCCCCTTGGCTTTATATCCCATATCATGGCATGAAGGAATCCAAAGGAAAAAGGTGTGGTCATGTCCCGTGAGGCAGGATAGGGCTGTTCACCGCCGCTCGGAGGCATGTATGGTATGTGCTCCACTGGCCTCGTTGCCGTGGCTTACGGTGGACTTATCTGGCTTTCCTCCGCCACTTCCACCGCCTTTTCCCCTTTGGATGTTCGTAAATACATGTTAATTAGCATATATTATGTTGATTATGGCATAATTTCTTGACAACGATATTTTTTTTAGCTAGTTTCGCTGAAAACTAATTTCATATGTCTGAACAGAGGAAAGCTTTCGTATTCGCATTGCCTTATGATACTAGGTTGGATATGATCCAGCAGTTCTTAAGGATATACAACGGCTATCTGGATTCTAAGGGTAAGAGCTTGATTACAGAAAGGACGATAAACTTACTTTCTTTCTACATCAACTACGGATACTCGGATGATACCAGGGCTAAGTACATGGATTGTCATGGACAGAAGGAGTCTTACATCGCTGTCCTTAACAATGAGTTGAAGCGTGGTGGTTTTCTGGTGGACAAGAAGAACGGGAATTTCCGTACCCGTGAGTTGTCTATTGAGATGAGAAGCCTACGTAACTATTTCGTGCTTGACGGGGAGGGTGATGATACCCGTGTAATGGGATTCGTATTCAAGAGAAACAAATTGGATATTGATGGGTAGGAATCTTATTTCATTCGATAGGGATATCGTTGATGAGGTGGTAAGAAGATCTGATGGGAAGTTCACCAAACAACAGGTAGAGTGGTGCATGAAAGCATCCGTATCTTACATCCATCATCTAGCTAGGTATACTTACAATATATCTATCAGAATACCGTTTATCGGATACGTTATATGCAATCTTCGTGAGATGCGTGTAAGGCGTGATAAGATACGCCGGATATTTGTCAAGGAAGGTAATCGTTATCCGGATGAAAGGATGCCTATTGAGCTTGATTGTCTGGATAAGAAGATTAAGGTAATAGAGGATATGGATGGGTTAAAGAACGGAGATCCTCTTATACGTGATAACCATGAGGCTATGTATCAATGTCGGTATGGAATGACATGGGAACAATTACAGGATTTTCAACAAAAACAGTTTAAAAAATAATATGCAAACAATTGGTAAAGCCCAAGTAATAGCCCAAGCTTGGGAAGATAGTTTATTGGGCAGGATTCCTAAGAATAAGAAAGATTACCCTGAATGGTATAGTAAACGTCTTGAGGCATGTAAGTCATGTCCTAACAATTCATCTAATACCAGTTTATTCAAGTTATTTAAGTTACCAGCGAAGGTATTTCTTCAGAGATTGATTGGTAGATCAGCATGTTCGTTGTGTGGATGTTTTATCAAGGAGAAGGCTTGGATGAAGACCGAGGTATGCCCGTTGAAGTTCGTGGAAGGAGAGAAAGCTAAATGGAATGCTATGGAGGTGATAACAGCCGATCATAACGATTTTAATATCGAGTGCTCTAACGATTCCTTTGATATAGGACTAACGGATGACGAGAGCGAGTTTTATCTAAATATTTTTGATCAGAAAATAGGTGATAAGATAGAAATCGTGTTATTTATCACCCATAAAGATGGTTTCCATGTCAAGGAGCATCATCTTGGATGTGGATGTATGGGAGACGTGTCATATAATAAACATCCTGACAATGAGAATAGAACTATATTTAGGATGACGTTGGATACCTCAAAATATACGGAAGGTCATTTTGAGAAACATCTATCTCTCATGGGTTATACGAAAGATGATCCTGAACGTAATTTCAAACATTTCCCGCTACGTATTATAGGGGAAGCTTATAAGTAATAGCGATGAGAAGTCCCGTAAGAAGTAAGATAGATGATCGTATCCATGCTCTTATTGTTATGGAAGTCGGTTGCCGTGAGTTACCCGAATATTCGCTGGGTGATATACTTTACTCTGCTTTAAGGAGAGTTGCTAGGGCTAATGGTGGTAATGTACGCTTCTTGCGGGATATTAGTACCAGAGATCTATTGAGGTCTATAGACCAAAGTATTAGTGATGAGATTGAGTTAAATAATAACGATTACAACGCGTAATGGAAGAGGATAAGGATATTAAGAAAGAGATCAGGGATTATCTTAAAGAAGAAGCAGATACTCATATAAGACATTGGATGGCTATAAAACGTGAGAGCAAGCGTCTTTATAGTGAGATTGAGGATAGAACCAAGAAGATAGCCCTTAAATCATCATCGTTGATAAAGGAGGAGGATTTCGTCTCTCTTCATGAGATGACTCATAAGATACAGATGTTGAATATAGAGGCTGTGAAAGTTAATTCTAGGTTGATGTTTATAATCCAGTTGGCTACCAGCTTCGGTATGGATCTGGATTTCGATACGACATATGCGTCTACCGCAAAGAGCATTATGGAAGACAGAACGTCTGGATTTGTATTTTATGATGACAAGGAACGTCTGAGATATGCTGATAAGGAGCTTGAGGATATGTTCCATGATATGAGCGTGACGGAAGTAAGTAAGATAGGGGTTGTTCAATCTTATGAGCTTCTTATGAAACAGTATAACGAGTTTAAGGAAATGAAAGCTAATGCCACAGGGAAGACGAAAGCCGACGAGTAAGGACGCTGATCGGGTGAACGACAATCTTGAGGTCATAGCTAAAGCCATAAACGACGCTAAGACTTATATTGATAAGCATCCTTGGGACAAGGAGAAGCCGGAGGATATGGCAAGGGCATTTGACTTCATATCAAAATTAATCGATAAGATAAATACATGGAATGATTCTTATATGGAGAAAAGTGGGATCATGGATGTATATAGGTCTGTAAGCAATGTCCAGAAAAAGGAACGTAAGGGTCAGGTTTCTGGTGGAATCGAGTCTGTTTTAAAGGATATTATAAAATGAGTCTAAGTACGAGTCCAGAATTTTATGTAAACATGAAAAATCCTCCTGTATGGAACGATCTGTTCGGTTGGGAGGATCAGGATGACGATGTTAAGCAGTTCTTTAAAGAAGAGGCTTATAAGGTCAAGTACGGGGTGACTATCAATGGTACGTTCATCCCTCCATGGCTTTATTGGCATGTTAATTTCTTTCCCGTATTCCAGGATCTTCCAAACGGGGAACGTGTGCCAGCGATCAGTCGTTTGCGTGATAACGAATGGTTTTTCGCCGAGATGTACCAACGTGCCCGTATGGAGAAGAAAGGGTTGGGAATGTTTGGTACTCGTCGTTTTGGCAAGGCTCTTCTGGACTCGGAGCTGATATATACTCCTCATGGATCTAAGAAAATAGGATTCGCCGATATCGGGGATATCATATATGGTGATGATGGTAAGCTTACGACTATAGTAGGCGTATACCCTCAAGGGTTCGTTGATGTGTATAAGGTGACGTTTGAGGACGGGCGCAGTATAGTATGTTGCGGTCAACATCAGTGGAAGGTTAAATATCATGGTGATTATAAAGTCATGAGCACTATGGGTATCATCCATTCTGACTTCTCCAAAATGACTATAGATATTGGGGAAGCGGTAGATTTCCCTGAGCGGCGGTGGCTGATATCGCCCCAGCTCATGGGGTCTCTGGCCGCCTCATTCCTTTGTGGAGCTACCGACAGGATCTTTGAGCTAAGCAAGAAGGAGATGGATGATGTCATTTATTCATCCAAAAAACAGAAAGAGTTGTTCATAAGATCGTTTATGAAGATCGCTTGTGGTATAAATACCGGTGACGATCGTTTTAAGGTCGTTTATAAAAGCGAGTATATTATATCCTTTGTAAGGAAAATATTTTGGTCTATGGGGTATTATTGTGTCATGGATGGTGACGATATGTATATATCTAAGACCCACGATAGGCTTAGGATATCTGATATAGATTATTACGGTAGATATAAGGCTACTTGTATTGAGGTCGATAATAAATCGCATCAGTTTCTTACTACTAATTTTGTCGTATCCCATAATACAACCATCATGTCATCACTTCTCCAGATGAACGCTACGATGACTATCGGTCTTAGTCATTCTGTAGTAGGATTCAGCGACAGTGACTTATCCAATATCGGCGAGTATTGTGAGTATGGTCTTGATCATGTGCATCCTTTTTTCAGGATCAACAGAACCAAGACCGACTGGAGTTCGGGCGTTACATTAGGCAAGAGGATGTCCAATGGCGTACGTGATATCCATGCCATTATCTCTATAGCCAACATCAACATGGGTAGGAAGACCTCCACGCAGAAGACGGCTGGTTTGACACCGGCTACGGCTATTTTCGACGAGGTAGGCAAAGGCCCGATAAAGAAGCCTTACACGGCCGCCATGCCATCCTACGACACGCCTTATGGCTGGCGCCTTAGTCCTATCTTGGCCGGTACCGGTGGTGAGGTGGAGTTGTCTAAGGACGCTCAAGAGATGTTCTCCGATCCCGAGACATATAATCTTCTGGTCATGGACTGGGATATCCTAAACCGTAGAGCCATGAAAGGAAAAACATGGAAAGAACGGAAATGGGCGATGTTTGTTCCGGGACAAATGGCAAACTCTGGTGTCAAGGTAACTATAGGTTTGGGTGATTATTTAGGAAAACCTGATGATAAGAAGCTTAATAAGATCAAGATTGACGCTACTGATTTCGATGCTAGTACCAATAAACTTAATGAGGAGCGGAAGAAGCTTTCTACAAAGGACAGGGTAGCCTATACCTCTCATACCATGTTCTATCCTTTTACGATTGATGACTGTTTTTTAAGCTCATCCCAGAACCTATTTCCGGTAGAGTACGCTATCAAGCATAAGAATGATCTCCTTGAGTCGGGTCAATATAGCGGCATGCTGTGTGATGTTTTTCTTGAATCGGGCAATAAGCTTGGTACTACTAAATCTAATAAACAGCTAGCTGGTTTCCCGTTTAGTGGAGGTGTTATTGATGCTCCTGTTCAGATATTCGAGATGCCTCAATCTAATAGGTTTGATGATTTTATTTATGTTGCTGGATGTATGCCTCCAGGAGAAAGGGTATTGACTTCTGATGGATATAAGAATGTAGAGGATGTTGACTATGATGATTTCTTGGTTAATAACGAAGGAGATAATGTTAGGATACGCAAGAGACTTGTCAGAAATATGGTTGAAGAGGATCTTTATTCGATAAAGATGTATAATGGCGTAAGGATAAATAGATTTACTTCTGAGCATCCTATTTTTGTATCGGATCATAAGACTGTAGAAAGAAGGGTTAGGGAAGATTTATTCAAATTTGATTACATACCTGTCAAGGATATAAAAGAGGGACAATGGACAAGAATACCTAATATGTATGCCGAAGAAAGAATGGACATTCCAGGATTTAGGGATTATATGCTTTCTGATGATTTTTGGTGGTTTGTAGGGATGTGGCTTGGAAATGGATGGATTGATAGACAGTGTCGTGTAGGGATGGCTATATGTTTTGATTATCCAGAAGAGAGAGATAGATATTATAGGGTTGTAGATAGTCTTTTTGGGGTTAAACCTTCGGGGAGAGGTAGAAAGGGTAATTGGGAGTTATCTTTTAAACATGCTTATCTAAGTGAGTGGCTTGTTAATAATTTTGGTAAGTATTGTTATGGTAAATATATTCCTGAATTTGCTAAATATCTCCCTTTTAGTATGAAGGTTAGTTTAATTCATGGATACATGGATACGGATGGGTCTGTTTATAATGATTCTCGTAATTATTCGGGCATGGATTTCGTAAGTGTAAGTATGGATCTTCTTGAGGGTATACAGGATATATTATTGTCTCTTGGGATAGTTGGAGGTATATCCATAATGAAAAAAAATAGGACTGAATATATAGATGGCAATAAGATTAAATCTCAAAGACCATGCTATCATTTGAGGACAGGTCATAACTATACTGTGTATTTCAGGAAGTTGGTTGAGACATTAACACCTGATTATATATCTAAATTGTCTAAAGTATGTATGGATACCAGTACAAGAAAAAGTCCTTCCACAGGTATATTTATTAGTAATGATAATAAGTATATATATGTCAGGATATCATCTATAACCAAAGAGAAGTATACTGGTCCTGTGTATAATTTTGAATGTGATACAAATAATTATCTATTAAGGAATATATCTGTTCACAATTGCGACCCTTATAAACAGGCCAAGTCTGATACCCCTTCATTAGGAGCTTTTTATGTATTCAAAAGGCGTGTTGGTATTCGAGATCCTTATGCCTATAGAATAGTGGCTTCATACGTATCCCGCCCATCATCCATAGATCAGTTTTGCCGTACTTGTGAGGTGCTTCAGAAGGGATATGGTGCTATATGTCTTATGGAGAACGCTGACCAGATGTATGAGCAGTACCTTAACCGTAAAAGCGGTATGCCAGCGTCTTTCTTCCTGTTTGCTGGTGAGGCAATAGCCAATAAGTATGTGAAGGCCGGCTCCCGGCAGAACAGCAAGCTGGGGCTATACCCGACCCCCGGCAACCAGAACCTGCTATTCTCGTGCGTCGTGGATTATTGCTGGCAGGATTTCGTTATTGGTTATGATGATCAGACTGGTCTTGATATAACTGTCAAGGGTATTGAGTTGATCGATGATATAGCTCTACTGGATGAAATAATACAGTACAAGCCAGGATTGAACGTCGATAGGATAATAGCCTTCGGGCATGCGTTGGTTCTCGCTAGGTATTTTGATGATAATAACTACATGTCTAAATCGAAGATAGATGAGATGAATAACGCTCGTAAGGAAGATGCTTATAAACACCATGAGATATATGCCTCTGCATTTGGATCGGTATCTATAGGTGCGTTTCGGTAGTTTAGTGTTGCTTAATAACTTATCTTTGCTAAAAACAAATTAGATTGACATGGAGATTTTCAATAGAGATCATTCGTTTCCGGCAAAAGGGGCGCTATTAGGATTACCTCCTCAGGCTATTTCCACGAAGAAAAAGAACAGGAAATGGAAGGAGGATTGTATGGACGCTCTTGAGGCGATAGGATTAAAACAATATGATCGTAACCAAATGTACCGTGACTATTATCTGATGGCGGATGGTAAGTTATCTTTTATGGAGATGGCGGATGTTATCCCACAGTTAAGGAACGTACAGAAGTTAAGGAGTGATATAAGGATACCCTCTTTCTTGAAGCATTATGATATCATAGGTGGTATTGTAAACGCTTTTGAGGGATGGTTGACAAACCTACAGGATAAGTATACGGTTAATGAGGTAGGGGATATGGCTATAAGTGAGTATGAGGATACGATGTCAAACTTACTTCATCGCCATATACAAGAACAGTGGGATATTATCGTCAATCAGCGTCTTGTAGAAGCCGGGCTTGATCCTACATACAATGAGTTTAATTCCGAGGAGGAACGTCAGGCTTACGCAGAGCAAATTCAACAAGCCAAGGTGTCTATGACACCAGATGATATCCAGAGGTTCATGAGTACCAGATGGAAGACGCAGGCGGCTGTATGGGGAGATCATACGATCGAGGCTGATCGTAGCAGGTTTTATATGGATGAGCTTGACAGGGAGAATTTCCGGGATCGTCTTCTTAGCGGAAAGATGTTTCGTAATCATTTCGTCGGTTTTGATTACTATCGACCGGAGGTGTGGAGTCCGATGGAGGTTTTCCATCCTGATGTAAAATATCCGCAATATGGAAGTTATGTGGGCCGTATTCATTATTACGAGGGTGTTGAGTTGATATCAAAATACGGCCATAAGATGACGGCCAAGGATAAACGCCGGATTATGGGCGGTGATGATGATTACGAGGGATGGGTATCCAATGACGGTACTAGGTATGATTGGAAGAAAAAGAAGCCTTCTATTACCGGTATGTACGAGAATGAGGTTATTCCATGGAAAGGATACCATGACTATGAGTCTATAGTCGCCGCTGAGGATTACTATGGTGTTCCTATGGGAGAGTACCATACCTTCGGGCCGGACGGAGTGGAACACACCCAGCCCCGCTTCTTGCCCCGCTTCCATCCCTTTGGCTATTTTAACTCTGACATGTCCAATGGAAAGAGATATGAGATAGATTCCCGTCTTTTTAGAGTCATGGAAGGATATTGGGTGTCCATGAAACCGATATTCTTAATAACTTACATGACGGAGACCGGAATGGTGGATCAGGAGCTTGTGACAGATGAGCTTCTCCCGGAGTTCTTGGAGAAGAATGGTATAAAGAAAGTGAAGAGGGTCATGGCAGAAGCCGTCAGTGATCCTGAGGTGAACACCTACATCTTGGAGTATGTGCCTGAGGTTAGGTTTGGAGTTAAGATCACCGGAGGTAATTTAATGGATAAGCCTATATATATTGGTGGGGATCCAATACCTCATCAGATACATGGTGATAGCAGTCTGTATGATTATATCATTCCGGTTTCTGGATTTATAGGGGCTAGTCTCGCTGATCGCATACAGCCGTTCCAGATGATGTATAACCTTGCTATGAACCAGCTATACAATAACGCCGAGAAGGAGATCGGTAAGTTCTTCTTAGGCGACTTAGGATTCCTGCCTACGGAATATAAGGATATGATGGACAAGAAGGGTGCTTTGGCTACCTTTATGCAGATCGTTAAGTCCGTCTCATTTATGGGTGTAGGTGGTAATGACACAAACAATCCTTACCAGAATCCGCAGATGAGCAGCATATATAATCAGTTCGGTGTATATGATCTTACTAATACGGATCAGATAAGATCCCGTATGGAAATGGCGTCTTACGCCTATATGATGGCTTATAGGATGATAGGTATATCCGAGCAAGCGATGGGTCAGTCAACTAGATACGAGAGTTCTACGGGCGTAAAACAGGGAGTTAACGCTACTATGCTACAGACCCAGACTTACTTTAATGATTTCGATGACTTCAAGAAACGGACATTGGATATTCATCTAGCCGTGGCTCAAGTATGCCAGAAGGAAGGATACGATTGGACCGTGATGTACAGGAACAGCGATCTGTCCTTGGCTTACGTCAGCCTTACGGACAACAGCTTGTCGTTGCGTCATCTTAATGTTATGGCTGTCTCTAATTCCAAGAAACGTTTGGAACTTGAGAACTTGAAGCAATATATATTACAGACGAATACGTTAGGTAATGACTTACTTGATATCACTAGGATGATGAGCGCCAACTCAACGGCTGAGATGAACCAGATCGGAAGGGACGCTAGATCTTACGCCGATCGTGTAAGGCAAGAGGAATACCAGAATAAACAGCGACTTGTCCAGCAGCAAGCCGAGGCCGAACAACAGGCACGTAACGATGAGCATGAGAAGGATAAGGAGCTTGCTTACATCAAGGGTAATTTCGATTTACGGGGTAAGAGCATAATGGCCGCCGGTCAAGCCGCTAGGACTGAGAACAACTCAGAAGGTATGGATTACGTTGAGGCTATGGCTGATAGGGCCTTGAAGGAAAGAGATATGGATATCAAGGAAGAAGAGATGAGAACCAGACAGGCTAATATAGAGGCTGAGCGAAGGTCTCGTGAAGAAATAGAAAAAAGGAAGTTAGAATTAAAAGAAAAGGAGATAGATTCTAGGAATAAAAGATCTGATACAGATAGGTTTACGTCTATAATAAACAAGAATTGATTACAATTTTTGTAAATATTTTTACAAGATATGTAATCATTTTGGCGTAAAATTCTGTCATATACTATAATGGGTTTGATTTAATTGGTAATTAGATTAATGATAATTTTGTAAAAAGCAAAAAAGGAAATTGTATGAATGACATGGGTGATTTCGCTAAGGGTTTTAAGACCATGAGTGTCGAGGAGCTTTTTTACCGTGGTGACGGTGATGGCGATAAGAATAATATTGAGGGTAAATATGATAAGGATGGTAATCTTATAGATGATACCAAGAAAGAACCTGCCGACGGCGGAGCGGCTGACGGTGGTGGGGACAAGGGGGGCGATGCGACCACCCCAGACCCGGATTCTGTTGGCGAAGGTGGTGTTGATAACAATAGCGTGGTATCAGGATTTAACGGAAAATCTTTCTTGGAGAAGATGGCTGCCAGAGGTATCATAGACAGTATCGAGAACCTTGATATTATGGTAGATGATAAACCGGTTGATCTTTCTACTATCACGAAAGAGGATGATTTACTCGATATAGTGGAGGGATTGATCAAGGACAAGGCTGATGAGTTGTTGAAAGACAAGGTTGATACCGGGTCGATGTCTGATTTCATGAAGAAGATGATAGAGGTGGATAAGGCCGGTGGTAACGTTGGTCAACTATTAAGCCAATATCAGAGTATTCAGGCTCCGTTGGATAACCTTGATATGAGTAATAAAAATGATCAACTTGCGGTTATCCAGCATTATTATAAGATGCTGGGTATGCCGGAAGACGAGATAAAGGATAATATGGAAATGATGATTGGTAAAGGCGATGATTTTATCGAGTCTAAGGCCAATAAGTTTCATGATATCCTGAAAAAGGAGATGGATAACCTTATCGAGGAGGAGAAAAAGAAGTCTGAGAAAAGGAGACAGGAGTTAGTTGAGCAGATGAAAGTCTATAAGAAAGGTCTAAAGACATCTATAAGCTCAGGATTTCAGTTGACTGACACGATGATAGGTAAGGCTGTCGATTTCGTTACAAAGCCGATAGACAATCAAGGCCATACGGCTATAGATAAAGCCTATTCCGAGGCTATTAAAAATCCGGACATGGCCGCTGATTTGGCCTTGTTCTTGATGAATAAGGACGAGTTCCTTAAACAGAAAACCAACAAGGCTAAGATGGAGGTTAATAAGAAGACCATCACTCTTCTTTCTGGCAATAAGGGAGGAAAGCAGAATAAGACTAATATCGATAACGATACTATAGAAGCTAACTTCCTTGATCTGAGTGGATCAAAGAGTGTATAACGTTTAAATATATTGAAAATGAATCCGTTTCTTACAAAAAGTTTCCCGGCTACCGTGAATGGCGATAACGTTATTGCCTTTACCGATGCCAAGAACTATAAGACTTCGCTCGTAGAGCATAACTTAGGCTCATTGGCGAGCTGGTATTACGAGGATCCTGACAAGAATCATTTGGGTCTTTTGAACTTGTTCTCTAATATCGCTAACTATCCTGTCCCGATGTATATGGGTATGATTAATAACGGCGCTACGATCTCCGTTAACGGTATTGGAGCTTCTTTCCGTTATGATCTTCCTGTTACAAAGACATTCGCTGTCGTTACGGCAGAGGATACTTCAGGTCATCACCTGAAACCTGGTATTGATGGTAGCTTGTTTGATATCGTTTTGAATACATCTGAGTTTACGGCTTATGATGTTATTACCTACGATGCTGCTAACGGTTGTAATATCCTTATCTCAGGTGAGATCCCGTCTAAGACAGAAGGTGACTTGACACGTTATTGGTGTCGTGTTATCGGTGGTAAGGCTAAATACTTCCCTAAAGAGAAATTACGTCCGGGTGTCCGCTACTGGAAGATCGGTCATGCTCTTGGAGAGTATAGCACCCAGTTCTCCAAGGTATCTGGAGCTGACAAGGCCGGTTCCATGACCTGCGAGTTCCGTTTAGGAAACCACCGTGGTGTTGAGGGAGAGACTACTATGTATGCAGGTATGAAGTCCATGCAAGCCGCCCAGAATAGCACTTCGGAGTTTGTGGAGACCGCTCTTCGTCGTATGAATGCCATGAGAAGTGAGTATGAGGGTAATATTCCTGATCTGGCTATTATCGGTAAGACTGTTAATGGTAGACTTGATTTGCGTACGGCCAAAGTAGCCTCTACGTTGGAGGTGTTCTGTATGGCTGAGTTGGTTAAGTTGGAGGCCAGACAGTTGATGTGGCAAGAAGGTGGTATTATCATGGATCAAAATGGTCCTATCCATTTGAATGAAGGTATCTATCGTCAGCTTCGCCGTGGTTACACTATCTACTATAGCCGCCCGATGGGTATTACTAAGGATACGCTTATGGCTGCCGCAGCTTATATTTTCCGTGGACGTCAGGATCTTCCTATTACGGAACGTAAGATTAAGTTCAAGGTAGGAGCTATGGCTATGATTAACTTAGAGAAGTTGATCAGGGAATCGTTCTTCACTACCTTGCAGAACTTAAGCTGGGGTATGGGAAGCGATAGGATGTTGCCTTCTAATCCTATTTCCGGTACTAACGACGCCATGATCTTAGGTCCTGTTCAGGTTAAGGGAGCTTTCATCCCGGGCATCGGTAATGTTGAGTTCGAGCATGATCCTTCTTTGGATTACGCCGACATGACAGATCGTAGCGAGTTGGTGAATGGCATGTATCCTAGATCATCTTATTCTTGTATTATCGAGAATATCACTGACGCCGGATCAACTAACGCGTATTCCGCTATTCCTAATACGGCTAACGCTAAGTTAGGTAATATGAATAACAACGTATTCTATATCAAGCCAGAAGGCGTAAGCATGTGGTGGGGTTATGAGTACGGTCGTTGGGCGCACAAAGCTAACGGTAATGAGATCGTATCATCCTTGCCGGGCATGAAAGAGCAATTCTGGTGTCATTCTGCTTCCGCAGCATGGGTTATGGATAACAGCAAGTTCTTGATCATCGAGCTTCAACCGAACTACTTCGGCTAAGTTTTTTATATATGTAATTTGGTTTTTAGAGGGGAGGATATTCCTCTCCTCTTTTTTTAAAAAGTAACGCAAAAAAAGGAAATGAAAGAAATTTTAAAATCAAGGAAGGTATTGGCCGAGGTAAACGGTTTCAATATCATGTCAGATACCTTATATGAGGTTGTAGGCAAACACGATGGAAGTGCTCCTCAGGCCTTTCAAGACGCTAATATAGCTAAAGCTCCGTTCCCGGAGAACGCCACTCACGTATGTTGCCCTTGGGATGATTTCTCCAAGGCCTATAACACCGGTTTTTATCCAAGATCAAGATGCTATAATGGTCTTGACAAGAATGAGATCGACAGGCTCGTCAAACAGCGGGTAGATAATATCATGAAGCCTTTCGAGGAAATGTCACAGATGGATCTATCTCAAACCAATTTAGAATTTTGGGATGACGCTAAGGATAAGATCTTCATGGGTAAGGTTTATAATACGGCTAATACCGTAGATCTATTTTATTTATATTTGGCTGTATTTTCCGGCATGTTGACTCCTCAGGAAATGGATGGCGATCCTGTCTTCATGAACTCTATGTTCTGTTTCGTAGAGAAAGACAATATGAAGGATTTCGTTCAGCAGCGTGAGATCAATAAGATGAACATCAGCTATAAGTTTATCAGCGCCCTTAAGAAAGGCGGAGACGATCGTCAGGCTGTCATAGATCTTCTTCTTTACATCGGTATCGTAACTCGCCCGGATTTCACGGAGGATGAGTATTATACAGGATCTCTATCAAACTGGATGAATGAGAAGAAGACCAATGTTGATTATCTGCTTGATATCTGGGATCGGTCATTGGAAGGTGATTTCAAGGAAGTTCTTGAGTTTTACCGTATCGTAAACGTCCTTCAACGAAATGGTCGTATCAATATGACTCCATCCGGATTACAATATAATGGTCAGATCATAGGACCTGACGTTCGGACATCCGCTGAGTTCTTGGCTACCAAGAAAGACTTTATTGACATAAAGGCTAATGTATTGGATGAGTATGAGGAGATCATATCTATGTCTAATATCGATGATAAGTCCAAGACCAAGAAGGTTAAGGATATTAAGAAGAAGGATGACGTAGAGGAAGGTGATAAGGTTAAGGAGGAATGACGATGACAATCCAAGAAGCGTATCTAAGGTCTTTGCAGAAGAACGAGCAGAATCTGGCCAATGGCGGGATTAAGCTGGATCCGGGAAGGTTCGTGCTGTTGTTCAACGAGGCCCAAGACCGGTTGGTTAAGTACTATCTAAATAGGAAGGATGACGAGACTATACGCTCCATCCAAAGCCTTCTTGTTTATTGGATGTCGTTGGATAATGCGGGTAGGATGGATGACCCTGAGTCTACGTCCTTTAACTTACCTGACGACTATCTATGGTTTTCTAACATAAAAGGAGTTTTCTCATACAAAGGGTGTGAGGCCACTGATTTCGTTATGTGGGAGGCTAAGAACGAGAATATCCATGAGCTTCTTGGAGACGAGAATAACCGTCCTTCTTACGACTACCGTGAGACATTCTACTCCATAGGGAACGGGAAGGTCGTGGTCTACGAGTCAGGCTTCCGTACCGAGGAGGTTAAGATGACGTACTACCGCCGTCCTGTCAGGGTAGACCTATCGGGGTATATCAACGCCGCCGGTATCCAATCCACGGACATCGACCCGGAGCTGCCCGATTATCTTGTGGAGGAGATTCTGGATATGGTAGCTAAACAATTCAACCTTAATGAGAATGAATTGTATAGATATAGAATGGATAAGGATAATGTGGCTTCCTTTAAATAAACAACGTTAGTTTTGATTGATAAGCCTACCTAGAAATGGGTAGGCTTATTTTTTATCATCCTATGCATATTCTCTGGAATCGGAGATTTCTCCGACTCCAGAAATCACAAACATATTTTGTATTTCATGAAATATTTAATATAATGATTTTATATTGATATATTTTTATGTATATATATTCACGGTAAAACTTTTATTTATATATTTGCATCGTATTAAACAATTAAATATATGTAATATGAAAACTAATGTTGTTATGATCTCCAAGGATAGGGATCTTTTTGGTGTTACTATCAAGCAAGACACTAAAACGTCTTTCATGTCGTTGACTGATTTACAGGAAGCCTATACCAGGAAAAGGATTCAGGAGGGATGGAATGATAAGAGGATAGAGAATATCCTTTCTAACAAGGAAAGTGCTGAGCGAATATACTATATTCTTGAAAAACAAGGATATATGATAGAAACAGGATTTCCTGTTTTTATGGAAATGGTTGAAAAAGAGTCTCTTATAAAAGTAATGAAAAAGTTTGGTGCTTATAAGACGGTTGGTAGGGGCGAGAACAGAAGAACTATGTGTAATCCTTATATATGGGTTCTTGTAGCTATGGAATTGAATCCTATGTTGTATGCCGAGGTTGTTACGTGGTTAACCGATAAGCTTATTCTTAATCGAATAGAGGCTGGTGATAGGTATAATGCTTTGTCTAGGGCGGCTTCTAGATTTAAGGATGTAGATTATGTTAAGATCGCCAAGGGTCTTAATTATATTGTTTTTAATATCCATGAAAGTATGATCAGGAATAAGGCCACGGAAGCTGAGCTAAAGGAATTGGAGCAAACACAGGGCAATCTTATATGGGCTATAGATATGGGTTATATAAAAAGCTTCGATGAACTTATTGATATGATGAGGAAGATGTATAAGAAAAAGTGGCTTAAATAATGTTTTTACAAAAAATGTAATTTATTTATATGCCTATACACTCGTGATCGTGTTTTATTGTCGTGAACTCGTTTATTATTATGTTTGCGTTAGTGAATGATTTTTAAACTAAAATATTAATTATATGTTGCACAGACCGCAAGACCGGGTACTTTTCGTATCCCCACACGCTAAGATGGTGGATGTTGATTCCATCTTCTTGAAGGAAGGACAGATCGGTATTTATGATACTAAAGATACTTCCGAGAACGGTTGTAAGGCCGTGACTGATTTTACCGGTAAGCCTCGTAACGACAAGCGTTATGAGATCCGTATCGGTCGTAATGAACAAGCGGCTTCCCGCTCTATCTATGACAAGGATTTTTCCACGCCGTTATTCTCCTTGAACGAGATCACGGAGATCTACGCTTCTTGGCCGAAGAAAGATCATGCTTATGTCGATGATGTTATCTTAGGATACAATGGTGTTTCTGATGACACGGCATTCTCCGTATCCAAGGGAGACCGTATCGCTATCCGCTTGGTTCTCGCTGGTCGTGCCTTTGAGCTTCTTGGCTATGAGGAGGGTCGTGTTGAGATCAATGACGCCATTCTTTTGGATGATTGTGATAATACGCCAAATCAATGCGAGGAGTGTGATCCTTGCGAGGAGGTTGATTTGTTGCCCGCCGTGCTGAAATGTATCGAGAGGATGAAGAACCAGCCTATTGCTGGTGGTGGAAAGGTATCTGATTATATCGATATTACTCCTGTTACAAGATGCACCAATGAGGCTACGGAGCCTGAGACGGAAGATGTCAACTTCTATTGTATGGAGGTATGTGATACTGGTGATGATCTGGCCTTGGCTGAGGTTCGTGCCCAGTATCCGGGATTGAAGATCGTTCGTGAGAGCATCAACGGCAGCATGTCACGTTATAAGGTTATGAAGAAAGGGGCTAAACCTGATGACTATACCCAACGTCTTATCTCTATCATGAAAGGATGCGAGGAATGCCCTCCTAGCTATACTGAGGTTAAGGGCGGATACCTGTATTCCGTTTCGTTGGAGGATGATGGCGTTGACATGTCTTCTACTATCGAGTCTCTTCCTAACGTGGTTTCCGATACGGTTAGTAAGATGAGCCAGATCAAGGGCACTGGTCTTTATATCGCCGCTACGTCAAAGAAATTGACCGATAATGAGATCAAGACATTCGTAGACGCTAATCCTACTACGGTTATCTATTATGTCGCCAAGACTTCTGATATGTGTGAGAATCCTACGGTTCGTACCGCTTCATGGTCAGCCTGTGGTTCTTGCAAGGTATCTAAGGAGAGGTATTATATCACGATCCCGGACAACGAGTGTGGTGAAAGTGCTTTGGAGGAAATCAAGCAGGCGTTCCCGGGACTGGAGATCACTGATTACGGTACTCCTGCTGCTTGCCAGCATAGCTTCCAGACAGAGGTATATACCAATATGTTGTGCGATGAGTGTGACAAGGTGTTTGAGGGATTCTTCACTAGCGAGGCCCCGGCGTCATACCGCAACAGGATGTGGAAGAAATTGGAGTCGGCTCAGGAACTTGGCTCTAACTGTAAGTGCGGTATCCGTTTCCGTGGCAAGGAAATGTTGTTATCTCCATCAGAGTGCTTGATGGATAAAATGACTTATATCGAGGATAGCGTGGAGATTGTAGGCGCTAGTGGCGGTTATCCCGATTCTTTGGATGAGGGTTCTCCTATCTGGTGGGATCAGCTTCATTTCGAGAGATTGTCCAGCAAAGCACCACGTACTCACGTAGGCGGCAATATGATGGATGATGAGCTTAAGGGGTACGCTCACTTCAATGGATTCCCGAAACATCAGGATTTCATGGGGCGGACGTTCATGAACGAATATAGTCGTGTAGAGCAAACGGCTCAGTATGTTGACTTCCAGATTACGCTCAATCCTCATAGATACGCTCAGGGATTCGGAAAGGTTATCGCTGATGACCCTATCAACTTGATCTTACGTGTACGTTACGGCGCTCATGAGGGTGTTCAGGAGATGATTAATATGATCGGTGCTGCTGCTGGTCTTGGTCCGGCTATCGTGACCGAACCTAAATAAGAACGACCTTTTTTGCGTTCATATAATTCCTAAAGGGGAGAGATTCAATTCTTTCCCCTTTTTTATTAACTTTGAGGCATAAGAACTTAAATATTGTAGTATGTCCGCTATTAATGAGTATTTAAAGAGACTGGCTTCTATATTCGGAAGCATGGGTTTCTCCGTTCCGCCAGATGACTTCTCAGGGGTTGTGATAGACGGAAAGACGTATCCGGTCATGATGAGGAATGACGGGTGTTACGTGTACTTCGATGATAAAGGAGTAAAGAGACTTGTAAGCGATGTCCCTAGAAAGGACTATCAGTTCATTAACATCAAGGACGCGCGTGTGTCGATTGTCAACCAATGCTATCGCACGCCGGGTGGTCAGGTAGAGGCTCGTATCCATACCTATATGAATAATAAGGGAGAGATACTGGCCGAGAAGATATTTATCATCAATTCATCAGATATCGATACTCCTATCGGTACGGAATTAGATAAGGTTCCTGCCGAATGGGTGGCTATAGATTGTAGTATAGCCGAGATGACCGATCGGGAGTTAATATTCGTAAGTAAATGTTATGCCACGGAAGGGGGCAAGGTTCAGATCGAGGGCGTAGAGTCAGTTGACCCCCGCCTGAATCCCGAGGTATCCCATTACGAGGTGGTGAATACAACCGACGATAGTAATCCTATCGGTACGGAGTATGACGCTATCCCCGACACATGGAGTCGTATAGTATGTGATTTCCCGGACATGACCCAAAGGGAGATAATACCGGTGCTTAAATGCTTTGATACCGGAACCGGAAGGGTGCAGATAGAGGGATATAAGATATTTGATTACGAGATGGGTACCAGAAAGGAATGGTATCGCGTCAAGCAAAGTACCGATCCTGAGAATCCGGTAGGTAAGTTTATCACCAGCATAAGCGATGACTGGGTTGAGGTCGTTTGTGACTTCACGGATATGGAGGACCGGGATATTGAGGTAACTGTAGAATGTTATAAGACACCGGCCGGTAAGGTGAAGCTGGAGGTTCTCACGTCATGGGACGGGAATATAGGGGTTAGGGATAAGAGTTATAAAGTCCTGGAGACTACCGATCCGTCACAGCCTGAGGGTGCCAGCTTCAGTTCCTTGCCAGATACGTGGGTAAGGACTGTCTGTGATTTCGACGATATGGAGGAGCGTGACATCAGGTCTTATGTCGAGTGTTATGACGGAGGCAATGGCAATGTCAAGCTTCGTAGGCTGGTTTCTTATGACTCCAAGATAAAGGCCAGATATGCCCGTTTCGAAGTCCTTGAGTCGGATGACGCTGGCTTCGTCCCGGGGACCGACTTAGCTACCCTTCCAGAGAGTTTCTCTTTGGTCCCATGTGATTTCACGGATATGGAGGATAGAAACGTTCAAGTATATCGTGAGTGTTATGCTTTCAAAGGACAGCGTATTGAGGTGGATAAGGTTGTCTCTTATGACGGTGATCTAGGTGATAGGAAAGCCAAGTATATTGTACGTGAGAGCGAGGACGGCACTATCTTAATAGATCAGGAATATGATGAGATCCCTGTTGGATGGAAGAAATCTCCTTGCGATCTTGAGAACCTTCGTGACAGGCATGTATCTTACTATGATCAGTGTTATGTCACGGAGAACGATAAACGGGTTAAGATCCATAATATCGTTATATATAACTCTTTAGGATATGAGTGGTATCATTTCTATGAGGTTACGCAGTCAGAGGATGATAAATATGAGGTAGGCGATATTAACTCCTTTATGATTGATAAATGGAGTAGGGTTGAGTGTGAGATGCCTGATATGGAGAATCGGTTCTTGGATACGACAGATACCTGCTATGATACAGGGAATGGTACGGTTAAGATAAGGCGTCAGGAGTCTATTGACTATAAGCTTAATGTCCGGGAGTTTGATTATAAGATCGTGGAGTCAACCGATCCTGATCATCCCACCGATACCACCCCTACCCAAGATACGGTTAGTGGTTGGACGGTAATAAGCTGTGACCTTAATATCATGGAGGTAGATGACTGTTATGAGGTTGGTGGTCATAAAATCCATTTAAAGGGATTCAGGACGGTCAATCCGGCATTACAGGACATTAAGTCTATATTGTATGTCGTATATTCCGACCATCCTGATTATAGTGCTGGTGATGAGCTTAATTCTATCCCAGAGGGAGCCAAGATCACGATATGCGATTATGCGGATAAGAGCCAAAGACATATGGTCTCGGTTCGTGAATGCTATGAGGTAGATGATGGCCGGTTCTATGTGGAGGGAAGTCGGTTGGTGGATAACAATATGGTCGTTGAGCGGATGTCGGTGATGGTTCTTGAGTCATCCTCCCAGACCTACCCTGTAGGAACTACGCTGACCTCTATTCCTGATGGCGCTACTATCGTGGCTTGTTTATGTCAAACCTGTTAATCTGAATGGCTATGGTTAAAGTATGTAATGATTATTTTATGATTGATGCCTTAGCTGGAGGTCAGGTCATAAGAAAAAGGAAATATCGTCGTGAGAATACGATGATAGGATATAAATGGTATGATTATAATGGGGTCGAGGTTTCCGACCCCACAGAAATATCTCGTCTTGACGGATTGGCTACTAAGCATCAACGTGTAGATGAGGCTTATGATGACCATGCTATTTTCATGTCGTCAACCAACTACGTTAACAGCGTTTCTGGTATACCTATGGACAAGCATATGGTTGTCGTTGAATGGAGACCGGATAGCGAGCAAGGTTTTGTCACTATGGCTCATGATGAGGGTCTTGACGGGGACAGTTATTATATAGTTGTTATCAATGCCGGGGATAAGCAGGCTACTATCTACACCCCCATAGATCCCGAGGATCCAAAGGACGGTACCTCTAGGGCGGATGATGGCGATAATATCTCCGTGGGAGGATCTTATGTTTCCATATCCCCCAAGCAGGTAGAGCGGATAAGGGTTACTTTTCGTGAGGGTAAATGGTATTATGAGTTAGTCACAAAGACATATCCCAGCAATACCGGAGGCATTAAGATCGGGGATGTTGATTATGTTACTTTCAGGTATTTATGGGAGTCAAGTTCCGGAAGGGACTTGGATACGATGACGGAAGCCCTTAATTCTAATGTTCCCACCATAGATAATCTTGCTGTAGGTTGGTCTGGCCCCGGAAATGGAGATAGCTCTGTTAGAGAAGTTCTTAAATGGGGTGGTGATAATACCGGTTCCGGTAAGGAATGTGTTTGGATGTCGGTTAAGGATTTAAGGGCTAAGTATTATGATATCCTACCTGAAGAGACGTATTTCATGGCCTACGCTACATGGTTTGGATCTAAAGGTACGGGTAAATGCTCTTTTGAGCTTGTCGGATACAAGGGAGGTACGATGAGCCAAGATGGATATAATTTTATAAATACCGGTGGATCTGTTGTATATCAGAATACATATGATTTTGTATGTAATACCCATAAAGGAGCTGGGTCGTATAAGACATCTTACGAGAAAGTAGCTCGTATTACTTACAATAAGCTAATTAATGAGGTGTATATGTCCATTGGTGAGGCTATAGATCAGGAGGATAATTATGATAAGTTAGAGCGGGAGATCAATAATATAAAGGAAAGACTTAGCGATGTCGAGAGCGAGTTGGCTGTCGTAAGACGTATAGCTGAGGGCAAGAACACGGCGTATATATTTGATACGGTCGATGCCATGAATGAGTGGCTGGCGGTTCAGGAGAACACGGCTAAGCTCCGTGTGGGGGATAGTTTCTGGATCAGGGAACAGGACGTGCCTGATTATTGGTGGGATGGAACTCAGGCTTTAGAGCAGGAAGGCCCGAAGGTTGATTTATCTCCTTATTATACGAAAGACGAGATTAATAATATTGTTAATGATATCAACCAGAAGATAGAGGATAAGAGTACGTCGATTATCTTCGACACCTATGTCCAGATGAAATCTTTCGTGGATGATCCTACCAATGCTGACAAGCTTAAGGAAGGTACCATCTTGTTGATACGAGAGAAAAACGTACCTGATTATTATTACGATGGAGCTGGGATAGTTAAGATGGAGGCTGACGTAGAACAATGTCTTTACGTTACTTTAGCCAATAAGCCTACGGAAAGCACCGTTAGTTATACCCAAGATCGGGAGGTGACTAATTTCGCTCCTGGAGCTATAGCTAGATGGGTTGACGCTGACGGTAATGACGTGTTCTATAAGCTTGTGGAGGTAGTAGGAGGCAAGGCTAAGTGGATTACTCTTATCGATACTAAATACGGTAATGTGACGCTACAGAGCACTTATGACAAGAACTATGAGATCGTGAATATCGTATCTGGATCACGTTTACAAGCTATAAATAGCGATAAGGATGAGATCAAGTTCGTTAATAGCGCTACCGGTAATGTTACTGTCGTGTTTAACGCCACGGTATCAGGAGGAGCCAAGAAACTTACGAGCCTGTTGGCCGTGAACGAGGTGGTCCTTACGCCCGGGGCGGCGGCGTCCTTCACCCGTACCGGCGAGACCTTCACCCTCTCCGATCTTTTTGGTGTTACGATCTTCCCGGATCTGGCTGATTCCAACCGTGAGGGAGAATGGGTGATGAGCGTAGGCGTAACCGGAAAACCGATCCTTATGGAGGTAAAGGAGATGAGGAAGTGGGATGAGAGTATTGTCAGGGAACTTACTATTGATGAGCTTAACGAGAAGTTCCCTAACGTGGATATTGGATTCGCTGTCGTATGCAAGACCATCAACAAAGTATATGAGATGGTTAATGGATATAAGGAATGGGTGTCTTATGATATAACCTCAATAAATTAATGGTATGGCTTTTTTGGCAGGATACGACACGGCAGCGTCCTATGTCACGTTTATAGTGAATGAGGACAGGTTCCCTTGTTATGATGGTAAGGGCGCTGATTATATACCCGATCCGATAATATCAGCGGATGCTTTTAATCGCAGTCTTAGGTTCTCGGCAAGAAAGCCAGGATTCGTGGACGTTGATTGGGGGGACGGGACAAAGGATCAATATCCTTTAGTTAAGGTATCTGATGGTAGTTATAGGATTGTATTCAGGTCTCTTGACATTGAGTATAAGAAGAATCCGGATGATACCGTATGGTGGTATAAGAAAGAGGATGGCTCACAATACATACCGGTTCCCCCACATAAGTATAGCGATATCAGGCGTAGGGAGGTTACGATGAGGTTCTCTAACGTAATTGATGGGGAATTTAATATGGATGGTATTGTCCTTTATAAGTTCCCTATAACTAATCTTCCCGATATAACTTATTTTGCTGTGGTTAGATCCGTTTTAAAAAATGGCGATATCCCATATGACAGGATAAGCAAGAGCGTTAATCTTCGTAATATACAGATGGGAGCTTTTTCTCATTCTGGTGTATGGAGTAATTGGCCAGAAGGTTTTTTAAATATGAAAAACCTGAGGTATTTCGGATGCAATAGCGTTTTTAATTTCGGGGATGATCCTGATTCTAATTGGAGAAGGTTCTCTGAATGGAAGAATCTTACCGAGTTTAATTTCAATTGGTGTAACATCCCTTCTTATGATCCGGCTTTTAATTCTATTCCGGCTGTGGGTATAAATATTATAAGCGATAGGAATAATATACCTGTATTTGATGAGGTGGATAAGGTAGGGGATGATAAGGCAAGCGTTGATTTTATGGGTAATGGTAGCTCATGGAAACAAGATCTGGTAGGAGGGAAGTTGAACAAGATTCATCGGGCATATTGTTATTCAAGTACGGTGCCGGTAGACGATCTTCCGGATTACTTGTATGAGATAAGGGAATTTAGGGTATGGAATTTGCGTGGTGGTGGTGGTAGATTTATAAATACGCAGGAGAGGGCTGATACGTTCGTTAACACGTTTTATGATAAGATAATGTCGTGGAGTTATATAACGATGTCACAGACGGCTTCTGACGGTAACAGGAATCAGTTTTATAAACTTACCTTAGATTTATATACTGCCTCAGCTCCTACTAATAAGAGACCGTCTGGCGTTTATCAGGCTCCTGATGGGTTCGTGAAGGGCGTTAGTAATGGTAATCCTACGACGCCTATGGAGAAGGTGTATGTGCTTACCAATAACTACGGGCAGACATGGGTCTTGGCCCCTGCCCCGGCTTCTAAGGCCGCCCTTACGAGGGCAAGGCGGGCTGGGAAGACCAGGATCACCCCGTTCGTCCTTGGCGTAAAGGACGGGCATGTATCCGTGTTCAGCGGAGACGTGTTAGATGAAAGCATGTCCAAGTACAGTTTTGTCGATAAATACGAGGCTATAGATATATGTAGTAATCTAGGGCTTGATAGTTCACCTGTTGTCGAGTATTTTAGAAGAATAGAGGAGGGAGAGGTATGAAGTTGATATGTAAGGATACGAATAAAGGGTCTATAACCTTTTTTACTAAAGGCAAATATGCTTTTAGGGGTGTTGGTAGGGATGATACCACCAATGACATACCTGATCCTATATTGGATGGTAATAATTACAATGAGAGTATACAGTTTTATTCCAAGACCCCAGGAATGTGTGAGGTCAATTGGGGTGACGGGAATAAAGAGCAATTCCCTTTCGTGAAGGATAGGAGCGAATCCATATACGGGCGATATAGGTTGATGTTCAGGAGAAGGGATATAAGTTATCGTAAGAATCCGGATAGCCATCCATGGTGGTTTTATAAGGAAGATGGAAGTGAGTATATCCCCGCGCCTAATCATGCTTACGCTGATGGGCTAGATAAAGATCGGGTCATTACCATGACTTTTACGAATGATATTACATACGTTCAAACAGTAAGGATAATGATGGTAGGATTCCCGATATTAGACGCCCCAAGTATTATCAACTTAATCTTATCCATTACCGGCGATGGTAATATAACCGATATTCCTAAAGATAGGATACGTAGATCGGTAAATATAGAGTATATAACACTTAACGAATTAGGTGTAGGGACATTGACATCCATACCAGACGATTGGGATAGGTTGACTAAGTTAAAAGGCATTAATTTAAGTAGAACGGCTGATTTTAATGATACGGAGTCTTCTAATATAAGGAAATTCCCCTCTATGTGGCCTAATCTTGTAACATTATCTTTGGCAGGTTGCAGGGTTAGGGTATATCCAAGGGAATGGCTGTCTTTTAGCAAGCTAAAAGAATTATATATATCCCCGGGAGTGGCTATGTCATCGTTTGACCCTAATACATGCCCGGCTATGGATGAGGTGGATAAGATAAATCCTAGCTTAAGGACCTTCGACCATATAAATAGATGGTATGGGTCTGTCGTGAGCTGGCATCCGTATATGATCGGCAAGGGGCTGGAAAATATCACTAGCCTTACCGCCTCATATAGCTATAGTAATATAGATGTAAGTAATCTACCGGATTATATATATGAGATGAGATCTATGAGTAGTTTTTATATGCATATCTCCTTGTTGACCCAAAGTCGATGTGATACGTTTATATCAACATTATATGAGAAGGTGATGGGGTTTGATTATCTCACTATGTCCTCCTCCGCTTCCGATGGCAAAAGAAATCAGTTTTATGGATTGTATTTAGGTATGTATTTGGCTGCCAATCCTGTTGATAAAAGGCCTAGTGGCGTATTACAGGCACCTTCTGGTTTTATAAAGGGTCAGTCTAATGGCTCTCCGTCGACTCCTATGGAGATGGTTTATGTGCTTATGAATAATTATGGATGGAGGTTTAGTATGGCGCCAGAGGCTTCGGTGTTAAGGTCAATACGATCTTCTGATATTGACACGAGGTCGTATAATCCATATAAGCTTATCGTATTTGACGATGGGCGTACCTTTGTAGGCAATGGAGATGTTTTAGCTCATGATACGGATAAGGTATTATCGTTTGGGGGTCAACCAGAAGGGGAGTATTTATGTGATTCTATGGGATTGGACAGGAATGTTATTGTAGAATATTTTAACAAGATAGGTAATGGCTAAGACATTATATAAATATGAGGCTTCATCAAATAAGTTCGTATGGTTCACTACATGGGACAGGGCACTTAGAAATTATTATACCGATGATTATAATTATGTACCCGATCCTGTCGTTGATAATCCTTATAATACGTTTGTTGAGTTTAGATCCAGAAAGCCCGGTATGGCTAATGTGGATTGGGGGGATGGAATAAAGGAACAGTTTCCTATGACCAAGGTACAAGGGCAGGATAATTATCGTATTATATTCCGTTCTTTGGCAATACAACACAGGAAAAATCCCAATACTACGTGGTGGTTCAGGAAGGAGGATGGATCGCAATACGTACCTGTGGATAATCATGCTTACGCTGATGGGAGGAGGGACGTACAACGGGCTGTATCGATAGATTTTACTTGTGATATTTATTATGCCAACATTCAAACTTGTAAGATGACGGCTTTCCCGATCGTAGATATTCCGGGTCTTGAATTTTTGGTCGTATCGCATACGATGTATGTTAATGATGGCATACCGGTAGATAAATTGTCGAGATCTAATAAATTAATTTATATAGAGCTTTCAAATGTAGGACAAAGAATGACTAAAATGCCTGAGGCTATAACTAGTAAGACTGAGGTGTATTATTTAAGTATGTTTAATATGCTTGATCTTAGGGATATAGAATCTAGCGGGATAAGGAATATAAAGAATATGAAAAATCTTCAAACCCTTGAATTGTCTTCATGTTATTTGGATAGGTATATAAAGGAGTTTAATGATCTTCCTAAATTAACTTCGTTGAGAATGCATCCTGGTCCTTCTGATATGTGGAATTATTTTGATATAAACACCCTTCCTTCTTTCGAGGTAGATAAGATAAATCCTAACATTAATGATTTTTATTTTTTAGATGACTGGGTAAGTGGAGAAAGGAGGACGGGTTGGAATGATGATAATATGTCTGGAAGGGGATTGGAACATCTTACTAGTTTCATTGCAGCTCATAGCAATAGTCTTAGAATGGATAAGCTTCCGGATTATATTTATGAGATGAGGTCTATTACATGGTTTATCGTGAATTGTTCCACTCATAGCCAGAAACGATCGGATGATTTCGTGGATTCTTTTTATAAGTTGGTTACGGAATGGGATCAGATAACTATGACATCCGTGGCTAGCGACAATAAACGGAATCAATTTTATGGTCTTCAGGTATCTATGTATTTAGCTATGTATCCAAACGAAAACCAGCGTCCTTCCGGCACGGAGCAGGCCCCGGAGGGATTCGTGAAAGGCTCGTCAAACGGGTCTCCCGCTACGCCTATGGAGAAGATATATGTATTAAAAAATAACTACGCCCAGAGATGGACGATAAAACCGGCTTGAAATGGATAGAAATAATATTATAAAAGAACTAGGTTCGTATTTTGACATAGTGGAATTGGTGTGTCCTCATACATACAATAAGTGGAAAGACCGGTCGTGGCAGTTTCTCGATACCGCCTTTCTCCATAATCTCCTTGTATTGCGTAGGGATATAATCAAGCAGCCTATGTATTGTAATAATTGGGATAAGCAGGGGAAGTTCTTTCAGCGTGGTCTTAGATGTAACCTATGCCAGATAGTTAAGGATAAGAAGGATGTTTATCTATCCGCTCATGTGCTGGGTAAGGCCGGGGATTTCGACATCAAGTCGATGACGGCGGAACAGGCTAGAGGCTTGATCTTAGATCATCAGGATATGTTACCATATCCTTTCCGGCTTGAGGGTAAGGTTGGTTGGTTGCATTTTGACAGCCTTGATACGAGGAACGGTATACATGCCGTGGTGTTTTAGGTACTTAATGCCATAGTGATTAACTTTGTAGATGACATTAGTAATGGATAATAAGGGTATGTTAGATAAGATTGGGGCTTTGTGGAATATCGCTATCGCTTATGGTACTTCATGTTGGGCTTATTTCCAGCCGGTTCATCATCTGCTGGAGGTTCTTCTTGTAGTGCTGTTGGCTAATTTTATAGCAAGGCTTATCCAGAGCGCCAGAAGGTGGAAAGTCCGTCGTAGCCGTAAACGCCGGTTCTCCCTATACCGGTGGTTCAGGGAGGTCAGGCTGGTAGGGATACTCAAGGAGTTTTTCCTGTCTTGTTTTATAGTCATGACATTATGCGTGATATACAAGACATTGAGTATTGAGGAGGATGACGCTTCCGCTATATTGGTAGTGACCAAATATGGTGTTTATGCCGCTCTTGTTGCTTATGTCATGTTGTTCCTTAACACGATAGGGGAGGCTTTCCCTGATACTTATATAGTGAAGGTGTTTAAGAGTATATTCAACAGGGTTAATATCTTGAAACTTTTCGGATCGGCTAAATCCTTACCGGATGACGCTTTTGACGATATAAAGAAGATCGCTGATGAAGAGGTTAAGGATAAGTCTTAAGGCTGTTTTTTGTTTAGGTCTGTCGCTGTCCCTGTCCTCTTGCGGAAGCAGGAGGCAGGTTAGCGAAACGTCTATTGATAGCCGGTTGATCAGCAGGATAGAGACGATGATAGATGAGGTCATGGATCGGAAGATCGTAGAGATCAAGACATCTGACCTTAATGCCGATATTGTTATAACGGAGAGAGAGTTCGATACGGACAAGGATGTTGATCCTGCCACGGGGGAGCGACCGGTGTCATCGCAGACAGATACCCATATCGTCATTGGCCGGCGGGACAGCACGGTGACGGCTGATTCCCTTGGCATTGATAAGACGATCACCGGTATTGAGGATATTGATAAGAAGACAGACATCAAGCATAAGGATATAGACGATAAGGAGGAATCAAGGTGGCCGATGGCTATCATCTTTATGTCGATCTTAGGTATATTGGTTGTATTATTCGTGTTGTTGAAAAGATTCGGATTGATAAAATAATAGGTGTACAAGAAACCCCATACACCTATTGGTTATCACCCCAGAAAAGAATTGCAAATATGAGGTCAGTCCCGGATTCGAACCGAGGTATATGGTTTTGCAGACCACCGACTAAACCGCTCATCCAACCGACCGCATCGCGAATATATAATTTTGTCTTTGACCAGACAACTTCTTTGACTAGATTTTTACCCAACCAGAAACTGCCTTGAAGAAAATCCCTTATCTAGTAGACACTAGGTGAGGCAATATCTCTTTGAGGTCTATCTATGTTGACACCAAAGGGAATGTGGCGGCTCCGTGAGGCAGGGCAGGAGGTATCCCCACACGGCCGGCCAGGAGCGGAGCGACTCGTAGCCCACCTCCCTTTTCCCCTTGGCATATTACGCTTAAGCGTTGGAAAGAAGTAAACATATCAATGCATTAACGTCTGATGTAGGTAGTTGTTTGTCGATTAAAGATCCATAGACAACATAAGTAGATGTCAAAAATACACTAAACTAAATCATTGATATACATTATTATTAAGATCTTAGATTTTCAATCTACTACAGATTATTAAGTTAATGTATTTAAGTTACATACTTTAGATAATAACAAAGCGTTAGCTAACGCTTTTTAATTAATCAACTTATGAGGTGAAGATAGTAAGTAATTAAATAAAGAAAGGATTTATAATGAGATTCCCTTCTTAAGGGGGCGAAGCTCCTTATATCACATGTCACAAAATAGACAACTGTGTTTTAGTTAGTTACGTTATTATTGAAATAATAGTAGCGGTATGACGATAAATTAATTCAATTTTCTCTTTACTATTCTCTATATTTTACGTATATTTGAAGTGGATAAGATATGATCGATATGAATTTTGACTTGGATTATATAAGGAAATGCTCTTCTATGATAAAGGAGTTCCCGGTATATACCGAGGCTGAGAAGAAGCAGGTAGCTGAGGGACGTACTTGTATTAAGTTGTCTAAAGGATAACCTATATACCCACGTAATTTCAAGAAACGTAGAGATACTTTCGCTGGTGCTGATTATACCACCGCTAATCCTAGGGATATTAATCCTGACGATATTTACATACCTCCTTACTTTAGGCTTAAGATCATCATGGCTATTATCATTAACTTCGATAGGGCTATCGTGTTTAACAGGATATCTGATAATGATTTTAAGTTAGGTATGACATATAGGTTTATTTACGAGCATGTCGGTTCTTTTAGATGTTTTGAGAAGGTTTATAATATGATATCATTGGTAGTTGATGGAGAGCTGTCGATCATGAGGTCAATCGGTGATTATAATTATAAGTGGAATATGCGTAAGGTATATCCATCATGCTTCGTGAATAAGGCTAAGTTCAGATATATTGGTGGTGAGGATAACGCCCCTGTAAGCTCAAAGGGAAGAGCTAATAAGGCTAGAAGGGCTGCTGTTGATTATAAGGTTATGATTATGGTTAATATCATAAATACAAGATCCGCTGATAAGATAAGGAAGATGGTTAAATCTGATGGTAGCCTTAAAAATAATGGGGAAAGAGTTGATGGAAGGAATAATAAAGTCCTTTTTGATATATATAACAGTCGTTTGATTCACGAGGGGTTTAAAGAAATGAAAACCTCTACCTTGTATAAGTATCTGAAGGCTGCGTTAGATTTTTTAGGTGTAAGTCTATTAGAGTTAAGATCTTTAGCTGATAGCGCTATTTCTGATATAGAGAATGGTAAGAAAGGGTATGAGCCTGATTTGTATTCTTTTGATGATTGTTTTGATATCAATTCTTTTGTGGAGGATTCATGATGGATAACTTAAGTGTCATAAGAAGCGGTGATATATCTATTGTTTTTAACCATGATAATGATATGTTTAACATCCAAGAGCTATCGGATTCCATTGGATGTAAGAATATACTGTCATCTGTCGTAAAAGATCCTTTGAATGGGTCGATGTATGTTATTAAAGAGATATCCGATCAGAAGTGGGGAGATATAGTGGCTTTGGTGAGATTCGGATGTTTGTTGAATAAGTCCCTTGTAAAGGAGATAGTCGTCAAATCTATAAGATTGTGGGTAGATATTTGTGGTATGTCTTACAGCGATATCAAATCATCTACATCCGATCCTATATACAATACGTTTCTTTTTAGCGGCTATATGTCTCTGGCTGGGGATAATCTTGACCTCAAAAAGTTTATCGTATCTCTTAGGAGTAGAATGCTTAGATATGATCTCACATGCTTATGTCTTTATCTAGCTATGTCTATGGCTATCAATGGAGGTATAATTCTAAGCGAGCAGGATCTTCTTGATGCTCTTATCTTATAGCCTCGTTTGTTTTATCGATCAAATTAGTATCTTTGTGAAAAAGATACTAAGATGAATCAGATCAATATCATACCGAAGATAATTCATGATAAGTTCGCCGCAAGGATTATCATGGATGATTACGATATAGAGAAACCTATCGTTATTACTGTCGTGGCTAGACGTAACGATGGTGAGTATAATACCCAGATATTGACATACCCGACATTGGGCGTTGATTATGAGGGTAATGTAAGGATGGTGTTTTTCGATGTCGCTAGGTCTCATGTTTGCCAGATAACATCGGTGTTTATCAACGGTCATGAGATCAAGACATATTATACCGATATCCCGGATCTTGATATGCAAGCCCGTTATGACGATAGCTTATGCCGGTACGACAAGAAGGTTAGTATGAATGATATTCGGCTGTCATTTCAGGTGCTAGAGACACGTGACCCCAAAGTGATTCAGGTATTGGATGAGTCTGAGTGGGGGCTACTGGAGGACAGGAAGGCGATTATCGAGATCACTACGCCGGGCATGTCCGACCCCGTTACGTTGTTCCTTGGCAAGAATCAGGTCAATACCTTTACTAGCCTAACATTAGGCCTCAATTGCTTTAATTACGATGATTGTAATGTCAAGTACCTTGATCTACCTGATGGTATATATGATATCAAGATCATAGGTAGCCCTTCTACTTACAACTTCAGTCGCAAGTATCTTAAGACGGATCTTATACGCAGACGTCTTGATCGGCTATGGATTAAGACTGATATCCTATGCGAGGATAAGGATAAGGATCTTATAAATAAGATACAGGAGATGGAGACGCTTATGGTTGTAGCAGAGGCTAACGTCAGGTTGGATAACATAGAGGCGGCTCATGAGATCATTGATCGTGTTGGCGAGCTTCTTGATATGGCTACTAATTGTGTGGATTGTTAAACATAAAAATATTTAGTCGTGGGTTGTAATACTTGTAAGGAAAAGGCGTTAAAGGCCGAGAGGGAAAGAATTGAGAGAAGCATGATGAATCGTGTTTCTTCCACCGTTATTAGTGATAGGGAATATGCTTCTAGGAGCACCGCCGGTTGTATGGTCATGCTCGATCCGTTGAAGACCATGGAGCGTGACGTGGTGAGCATATACAAACAGACCCGTACCATAGGTGACGTGGGTATCGTCTATCTCAACATGCAGAAGAAGATCCGTGAGTGGATCAAGAACCTGCCATATGGATGCCCGCCTGATGAGGAGGTACAAGAAATGAGAAAGGAGATACTTGATGGGCGCTCAATCTATATCAAACCTTGATAGGATAGATCTATGTAAGGTCGTAGACGAATGGTTATCTTGCCAATGGGGTAGATACATGAGGTTTCACAGGTACAGGATCGGGGACAAGCCCGATGTATCCTATTGGGGCAAGATAATTCGTTTACAAAGATCCTTGTGTGATAATGATTGCGGGTTATGCCCGGATGAGATAAGATCGTTAAAGGAACGTGTTAATAAGTTGCTGGCATGAGAAAGTATAATTGTTCACATATAACTCCGTCCATTTGCGTACCTTATGAGGGTGATCTACCAGAGTGGTCAAAGTATAAGGACTCTGATGAGTGCGTTATGATCTCTGACGTGATAGAGGAGATATATGACGAGCTTACCCGTATCAGGGAGGCTATAGATGTCCGGGATCTTGGTGAGTCTTGCGTGAAGGTAAGTGGCGATAAGACTGTAGCTAAAATCCTTTACGCTATTGAGGATAAGATTTGCAATGGGTAATTAATGTCCTGATTTTAGGATATTAAAAATAGCCAATCGGTTTGTGTTTATCATCCCGATTGGCTATTTTTGTATGTCCGCCGACTCTCACGAGGGAGCGGACATAAAGTATTTAATTATTAATCTCAAAATTAGACTAAAAAATGAAGACGGTTAATGTTTTGACGAGAAAAATGGGTGATTTTAACGTTTTTCAAAGAACTAGTGATGGTTATTTTGATGCCAACAGTTTACTTAAGCAATGGAATGATAATCCCGATAGCACGAGAAGACGGCTTGATGATTTTATGAATAGTGGTAGAACTAAGGAATTTATTAGTGCTTTATCTGAAGATGAAAGCCATAGGAGAAAAATCGACATTGGTGATAATCAATTAGTTATAAAAGTAAAAGGTAAGACAACTAAGCATGGTAAAACTCCTGATAAGGTGTGGATGCATCCTCTGTTGTTTATAAAATTTGCCATGTGGATAAATCCTAGATTCGAAGTTCAGGTGTTGAGATTTGTACATGATCAACTTATAGATTACAGGGATAAGGCTGGTGATGCTTACAAGAGGATGTCTTCCGCTTTATCTAAAATAATTGAATCTTCAAGACTAAGAGATAAAATACAAGATTTGGCCAGATCCGTAAATATTATTGTCTATGGCCTTCATGAGACTATGATAAGAAATTCTGTTGGAGAGGAGGCTAAGGCTAAGGAGTTGATGGAGCTGGAGATTGATATAGCCAAGATGATTGAGTTTGGATATATAACCACAGAAGAACAGTTAAGGGATTATTTGTATAAGGTTTTGAGAAGCAAAAAGGCTCTTCCTTTGTAATTTGATTTTAAATTGTATCTTTGTGACAAAGTGAATCACAATGGTATACGGTAATAAAGAAATAGTTCGGACGTTCACCAGAAACAACCCGCCTGCCGGGTATGTGGGCGGCTCTGTTGACTACCGGGTCCCGGCCAACGTCTATTTTGGCGATACGCAGGAGGAGGCTGACAGCAAGGCTGAGGATGATATCAAAGCTAACGGTCAGGACTATGCCAACACATATGCCGACATAATACCGTCCGTATGGTATAATGATCAGGTATGCGATGAGTTTATCAAGAACGATTGCGTAAGTGGTAAGGGGTCCAAGGAACAAATATGCGTAGAGGAAGGCAGGTTTGTGTCATACGTATCCAAGAAAGACGCCAATGATAAGGCTAGGGCGGAGCTGGGACGGATCGGGCAGGGTGAGGCCAACGCCGTCGGGGCTTGCTGCGAGGACTGGGCCTCACAGCCTCTTCGTGGCTTGTTTTACAAGAACGATTGTGAGACCGGGACATCAGGTAAAGAAGGTATTGTGTATGAATTGCCAGCCGGAGCCGTCATATCCGATATATCCCAAATTGATGCTGATACGTTAGCTTATAGGAAGTTTATGAAAGAAGGACAGGAGAAGGCTAACTCCGAAGGTAGTTGCTCCCCTGTATTCTATAATACTACGATCGGTGATTGGTTTGAGAAGGTATGCCCGTTTGGATATAAATCAGGTAGGGTATATTATTCTATCAAAGCCAATAGGTTTAGATCATGGATATCAGTAGAGGATGCCAACGCCAAAGCCCGTGAGGTTTTGATGGTAGAGGGGCAGGAGTACGCTGATCTTAATCTTGAGTGCGAGAAATGGATTGAGAATATTGATCAAGAGGATCAATGTTATTGGTGATGATGCGCGTTTAGTTTTCCATAATAGTTGATTTAGTGTTTGGAGGAGATTGCATGTCTCCTCCATTTTTTTTGTATATATATCAAGGGTGATAAGTTTATATACTGTAATACACTTGCTTATATGTTGAATATATTTTATATTTGCATACCTATCTATTCATCTCGAACCGATAGGTATTATGTTTAATTTAAAATATTGTTCAAAGTTATGAAAAGTCGGGTTGAAATCAAATCTTCTGACAGGAGATTGATGGGCGTTGTTATACCTGCGCTCAGTGATAATGGTTTTGTTAACATCACTTTAGCTATGAAAGTCTTGTCTGATGATAGGCTTAAAAAAGGTTTATCTCCTAAGAAACTTAATGATATTATTAAGTATAATGGTTTCCAGGAGAAATGCAGGGAAATAATAAGTAGGCTAGAAAATAGGAATTTATGTAAGCAGACAAAAATCGGCTTACAAAATAAGACATTGAATCTTAGTGATTTAAATAAAATAGGGTTGGCATGCCGAAAGGGTAAGGGAGATGGTCAAACGTGGTATATGAACCCCTACCTTTTCCTTGTGGTGGCCATGGAAATGAGTCCTGAGGTTTGCGCCGATGTTGTGATGTGGTTTGTTGATAATATCGTAGGGGTAAGAAATGCAGCTGGTGATGCTTATATAGAGATGTGCAGCAGCGTATCTTCGCTTATAAGCGACAAAAGTAACTTAAAGGAATCGTTATCAAGAATTGCTAAGGGTATAAATTTTGTTGTTTTTGGCGTACATGAGGAAGGGATAAGAAATAGGGCTTCCTTCGAGGAGCTAGATATGATAGTATCAATAGAAAGAAATATATCTTACGCTATTAAGGCTGGATATATAAAAGACTATAATGGCGTTATAAACGATTTGGGAAGGCAATGGAAAGATAGATGGGGTAATCCTGTTCTTAAATTGAAGTCCTGATCTTATCTTGTTGTTATGGTTTATGGGTATAGGGGATGCGAATGACGTGTCCCTTATATTGTTTAATAACGTATGTTGTCTTGTTTCCAAACCAAATAAGTATCTTTGCTAAAAACATTAATATTATTAATATGTGTAATACAGGTGGTTGTTGTCATGATCATTCACGGGAACGTCCCGAAGAGTGTTGTCATGGCGTTAAGATAGATAGGTTTCTTAACAAATGCCCTGAGGATCCTTGTGATCCTTGCGATAGGGATTGTCAGGACGAGCCTTGTGTTGGCTATGGATGTCCTATAGTTTTATATGATAAATGCGTCTTATACTCAGGTGATGAGTTGGTGGTGGACGGTATAGAGAAAGGCACTGATATCTCTGTCGTTGTAGACTCATTGAGGCGTATTATAGCGTCTAGGGATAAGCAGATAGATTTATACCATCGCGAGGTTCTGGATTTGAAGAAGATTATAAACGAGCTTGTCAACGCCGGTAATGGCGGTGGCGATAGCGGAACTGAAGAGGAGGTATGGTAACAATGAATGGTTGTAACAAGAAACAATACAGGCCTACTGTAGACGATACGAAAGTACCGTGCTCTACGTACATGAGCACCGACTGTGTTTATCCAGGAGACAAGGTATGTGTGGAGTCATTGGGATTATCTCCCAGCTGCGATATGTCTGATGTCCTTAACGCTATGATAAAGGCTATACGGGACAGGGATGCTGAGATACTTGAATTAAGGAGAATGATTAATAAATTGATTTGATATGAGGAATAACTGTAATCCATGTAAGCCGGAATATAGACCGGGGAATGAATGTAGTATCTACAGTTCCCGGATCATATATGATGGTCAGTCTTTTCCTGAGGCAGATATCAGGAACGGAGATGGCATGAATAGCGTAATCGAGTCTCTGGTAAGGAAGCTGGTTGCCGTATCTGGAGCAACGGCGTCCATCCAAAGGGATTCGTTTAAGGGAGTGCAGGCCGTAAGGTTAAGATACGAGCCTCTGAATGTTCTTAGCGTGACCTACTGCGGTACTATCGTACCTAACGACGGGTATGTCGTTTCTGGTAGATCCATTAAGTTCAAGAAAAGGTATTGCATGGGCGATGAGTTCGCTGATGTTAATATCGTATATACTACATTGAATAGTAATATTTTAAATACTTCATGCTATGGCTAAGAGAGTGTATGATACGGTCTTGGCTTCCGAGTGTGACGGTTGGGTATGTGGTGAGACACTTAAGAAAGGGTCTGTCCCAGCAGACAGGTTGGAGCTTGATTCTTTTTCAGAGGCCGTCAGGGAGCTTATAGAGCGTTTTTTCGAGGAGGGATGGTTGCCGGACATGATCTGCGATCTTGGTTGTGGTGGCGCCAGCGTGTTTGAGATTAAGCCTACTAACTTCGAGTATCCTCCTGAGGGCGGTGAGCAGATTCTGGAGATTATCGTAGGCAAGAGTGATAAATGGACTATAACTCAAGCGGAATGATATGAATAATTTAAAAGATATTCTTGCTAAGATCGAGCAAGGCTCCTCATGGGTGTCCTACGACAAGATTTCCGGTACCGGTCCCGACAAGGTGGCGATCAAGGTAGAGCCGGGATGGATGGGTAGGTTGCCTAGGGAGACTTACGTAGCGGTCGAGAAAGGCAAGGTAACGAAACTCGCTACCATAACCCAGAAGGGTATGGAGCGGGTGAGCGTGGATCCGGCCAATATCATGTTTGACATGGAGGGCGGGACGGCGGTCATCAACGCCAAGCTTAACTCCGCCTCGGTCAAGGCCTCCTGCCTTACTCTTGGTGGTTCGGTAAGTAAATGCTATATGGTGTCTATGAACGTCAACGGGTTATCCGTTAAGATACCTGACGAGGATAGCAGATACGTGGTGTACGCCGATCCTGAGGATCCGGGAGTCACTGACCTGTATGACGCTAGCTTCGTTATAGCCATGCCTAAGAACATGGATAACGAGGAGCATCATGAGATGTTTGTCTTGAATGGCAAGGTTGTTAATATCAATCAACAGCCTAATGATATACCTTATATTATACTTGATCATGACTTTGATAACGTGACTAGTGAGAACGGTCAGGTCGTTATCGATATCAAGTCCAATACCGAGTATGATATTGAACTGGTATGTTGCACTTGTGGCGATGGCAGCGAGGAGCCGGAACCGGAACCACCCTTTAACGTGGATCTGCAAAGGTTGACGCTTAATAAGGATGGTGATACCCAGATCGTGAGGGTAGAGGCCGGAGATAATGTTTCATGGAGAATAGAGGAGGATTGACATGGCAAGGGAAGTAGATAAGAATTGCGTTGAGGGTAATTGCTTTGCCATTAACGACAAGAGCCATGGGGTAGGCGATAATAAGCTTAACATCGTATACAAGGCTAATTACACCGGTCAGATCTGTACGGCTAAGTTCCGTATAACGTCAAAGGACGGTAGTGTTGTTAAGGAGTATATGATAGCCCAAGATGCCAAGCCCGTTTATTATAATATCAAGATGGTTCAGCCGTTTACCAAGGATGACTGTCTAGCCAACCAGCACGGTTCGGTTGTCTTGTATGTGGTTGAGGAACGGACGTACAAGTCGTTTATCTCACAGGAGGACGCTGACGCTAAGGCTATGGAGGATATAGCTCTTAACGGACAGAAGTACGCTAATGAGCATGGTGAGTGTATAACTGACATCTGGTATAACGAGGAGCAAAGGAAAACCTTTATCCGTAACAATTGTGATAAGTTTAGTGACGGTCAGGAATATGTTTACATCGTTCCTGAGGGTAAGTACGTGTCTTCTATCTCTCAAGAGGACGCCGACAGGAAGGCTCTTGAGGATATTGAAAAGAATGGTCAACAACAAGCTAATCTGGAAGGTGAGTGTAAGCCTAAGGAGAATATTTATTATGGTAAGTTTAGCAAGACCTTTACCCGTAACAATTGCGACTCCACTCAATACGGAACGGATGTGGTTGTTAATGAGACGATGGTTACAGGAGACTTTAGATCCATCGTATCTCAGGAGGAGGCTAATAAGTTAGCACAAGCCGCTGTAGAGGCTCAGGGTCAGGATATAGCTAATATCAAGGGTAATTGCGAGAAGATACCGGTATTTACCGGATCGTATTCTAAGGTATTCCAGAGAACCAATTGTCCTGAAGGTTCTACGCCTGTTGACTTTACCGTGGATGAGAAGATGTGTACCGGCTATCCGTTCACTTCTACAGTATCACAGGATGCCGCCAATAAGCTGGCTCAGGACGCTGTGGAGGCGCAAGGTCAGGCTATCACCAACGAGCGTGGCGATTGTCAGACTAACGTCTACTATAACGTTAGGATGGAGAAGACAGTCACTAGAAACAATTGCGATGAGTTCCATATCGGCCAACCTTATACTTATGTTGTAGCCGCTGGTAAGTACTTCTCTATTATCTCTCAGGAGGATGCTGACAATAAGGCTAAGGCCGATCTTGAGGCTAACGCCCAACAACAAGCTAACTTGGAGGGCGAGTGTAAGGAGAAGACCGTATATCATGGTAAATACAGTAAGGAATTTACCCGTAATAATTGCGATGAGACCCAGTACGGCACCAAGGTTGTCGTGGATGAGACTATGGTGACAGGAGATTTCAGGTCTACCGTGTCTCAGGAGGATGCTAATAACAAGGCTAAGGCCGCTGTTGAGGCTCAAGGTCAGGACGTGGCTAACGTGAAAGGTAAGTGTGAGAAGGTTCCTGTATATACCGGTACTTATACACGTACATTTACCCGTAACAATTGTGGTACTGGTACTGGTGGCACTTATACGGTAAACGATAGGATGGTTGATGGTTATCCATTTACTTCGACTATATCTCAGGAGGACGCCAACAACAAGGCCAAGGCCGCCGTTGACGCCCAAGGACAGGCTCTTGCCAATATCCACGCCCTTTGTACGTATACCGGCCGTGCTTCCTTGGAGTTCACGAGAAACAACTGTGGTGAGTGCAAGATCGGATCTAAGGTGACGATCACTCAAGATATGGTAGAAGGACGCCCATTCCAGTCCAACGACTCCCAGACCGCTGCTGACGCTATGGCTATGACCGCAGTACAAGCTCAAGGGCAGGCTTTGGCTAATACCAAGGGTACTTGCTCTAACGCTACTATGTATACCGGTAAGGCCAGCTTCGAGTTTACGAAGAGCAATTGTGGCGCTAATCAGATAGGAGATCCGTTCACCGTGACACAGGACATGGTAGATGGTCATCCGTTCCAGTCCTGTGTATCTCAAGATGAGGCTAATTTAGTGGCTATGGCCGCTGTAATGAATCAAGGTCAGAAGATCGCCGATGAGCGTGGTACTTGCCATGAGGCTCCTAAATATACCGGTCATTATAGCGAGGCGTTCGAGAAGAATAACTGTCCGTCAGGTCTTATCCCGTCTTCGGTTACCGTTACTGAGGCTGATGTAACCGGAGGTCCATTCTACTCATACGAGAGTCAATATGCCGCCGATGAGCTTGCTAAGGCCGCTGTCAAGGCACAAGGTCAGGCTATAGCTAACGATCGTGGTACTTGTGATGAGTTGAAGATATATGTCGGTAATTATAGTAAGGAGTTCACTCCTAAGTGTCCTACTTGCCAGTATGCTGATCCTATTACCGTAACCCCGGATCTTATGGGACAGTTCTTCACCTCTACCCGTTCACAAGAGGAGGCTGACGCTTTGGCTAAGGCCTACATTGATAGGATGGGTCAGGCATTTGTTAACAAGAATTATGATGACACGTGCCATACTAAGACTGAGCAACCGGTATGGGAGACTATCGAGACCGTATGTAAGGATTGTATCTCTAAATTACATCAACGTAATACCAATACCTGCTATACTGATCCTGAGAATCAAGAGCGGTATATAGCTGGTGGTAATAAGACATGCTTCTGGTTTGGTACGGCATCTAAGGCCTTCACCCGTCAATGTGAGGATGGTGGGGTTGGAAGCTCTGTTACCGTGACTCAGAATGATGTTACGGATCCGGCTCCTAGCTCTGACGGCAAGTTCAAATCATGTGTATCTCAGGCTGACGCTAACGCCAAGGCATTGGCGGCTGTTACGGCTCAGGGGCAGAGCGTGGCTAACTCGAAGGGTACTTGTACGTGGACAGGAAGCTATACCGGTCAGGTCCAGAGGAACAATTGCGCTGATGGCGGCGTAGGAGACATGGTATCCGTAAGCAGCAGCAAGCTTCCGGGACACCCGTACACCTCCAACATATCTTTGGCTGACGCCAATAAGAAAGCTGAGAATGCCGTTCGTGGAGCTGAGGGTCAGGCTTACGCCAATAAGAACGGAGGATGTACATGGACTTACGTGGCAAGCCGTGACTTCTATAAGAACAACTGCGTCGAAGGCGGGGTAGGCCAGAGGATAACGGTGACCTCCACACAAGCCAACGGCGGCACGGCTATCACCAGCAAGGTTTCTTTGGCGGATGCCAGAAGCAAGGCAGAGCAGATCCTAGATCAGAAAGGACAAGATTACGCTAACCAGCATGGCACTTGTGTATGGACCGGTACTGGAAGCGCTACTTTCTACAAGGATAATTGCGGCTCTTGTAAACAAGGTGTGGCTATATCAGTTCCTTATAGCTCGTTAGGATTAGATCCTATAACATCAACGGTCTCTCAGGCTGACGCCAATAACAAGGTTCAAGAGGCATTCAGAAGCAATTCAGCTACCAGAGCCGCCGCTCAAGCTTACGCTAATAAGAACGGAGATTGCGAGGATACTCCTCCTAATTGGAGTGGTTGGAGCTATGATGGCGGAAACTATTGCTCAGGTGGTGATGTTTGGGCTAGATATAGAAGGACTGATAGCACTGGATGTCACTCTGACGAGACTGAGAACAGGTTGCATGAGTCTTGCGATTGTGGATGTTCAGGTGGTTCTTGTGATAGCTGTTGTGATCCTAATTCTTGGAGTAGAATAGGAGAGGCTGAGTGTAGATCTGGCGAAAGTGTAGCTTTATATAGAAATGATTGTGGAAGAGAGGAATATCTAAGCTATGGATCTGCTTGCTGTAATACGATCGGTTTCCAAGGAGGATCTGCTACTAGTAGGAATTGTCCATCTGATAGACCTTGTGGAGTAACGATCTCCTATCTGGGTGTACCTTCTGAATCTATATGCGCTTCTAGCACGTCTTCTGCCAACGCTCAGGCTAGCGATAAGATAGAGAGTCTTAGATCTCAAGCTCAGGCATTAGCGGATGCGGGTTGCAGTGGAAGGGTATGTAATGATTATGTAGAGGCTACTGCTACCAAGCAAGGTTGTCCGTCAGGATGTACGGCTCCGAAGGCTTCCGCTTACTGGGTTTCTGGCGGAAACAATGGCGCTTGGTGTGAGTGTAACGGTGATAAGGCCGCACTTACCGCCGCGGCACAGGCTGACGCACAGAGACTAGCGCAGGAAAAAGCCAACGCTATGGAATGCGATTGCCCCAAAACATGGAGCGCCAACGCTATGCTGAGCGGTGATCCTTGTAATGGCCTGTCTGGTTCTACATCCACCTTAGGGTGCTCCTATGAAGTGTCTTACAATAATCAATGTGGATCATCTAAATCAATAACTGTAACTGTTACTGGTAGGAATGATCATGGACAAACCGTTACGGCTGGAAGTACTACCGTAAGTATACCTACTGGGTCTGGTAAAAAAACCGGTGTCATAGGTTTTGATTCAGGAGTACAATGTGGATCCATAAGTGTTTCTGGGGGAGGATCTGGGAGCTGTTAAGATTCTGATGTATAACAAAAAAAGGAGAGGCTAATAAGTCTCTCCTTTTTATTAAAAAACCATTACAGCAGTGATTGTCAACAATTACCTGAATCATGACCAGAGATTGTTACATCTCCACATACCACTTCTCGGCTAAAATACACACTTCCACTCTTGCTTCCAGATCCCGGGGGAATTGTGAAGCTAGCGCTATTGACCTGCTCTTCTCCGTTTTGTGTATATCCTACACCACTCACAGAGCCAGATATAAATCTACCACATTGATTATTATACGTAATCGTAAATCCTCTTGATGTGACAAGTTGCTCATGACTCATGCAATCATTATTCATAGATACAGACCATGACCACGTCTTCTGCTCCGGGCAATCGCATTCCATAGCGTTGGCTTTTTCCTGCGCTAGTCTCTGTGCGTCAGCCTGTGCCGCGGCGGTAAGTTGGTAGTTTCATCAACCTCGTTTATTCTATTTTCGATAGAAATGACTAATATTGTATCACTAACATTAAAAAAGTAAGACTATGGCATGTGCTAAGAAAAAGAAGATGGCAGAAGGAGGCAAAGTCTCCGAGAAAAAGAAACCTCAAATGAAATGTGGAGGCAAGGTTAAGAAAAAGAAGTAATAACCGGAGGGGTATATCCCCTCCTTAGTATTTCATGCATGAAAAATTCAGAATTTGTATCTAGGATCATAAATGATATGAACTCCATCAATAAGGACGCTCATGTCAGTAGGAGGTGGATATTATCTATAGGAAGGCAGAAAGCCAGATCGTATATAGCCCAGAAATACGCTGACGGTACTTTGTTCGGCGAGGAATCGCTATATACCCATATCAATTGTCTGGAGATGGAGAGAGTCCGGAAGGTTGATTGCTGTTTTGATGAGTTTAAGTTATGCCGGATACTTATGAGATCCAAGAAAAGGCTTCCCGATATGATATATACCCGTATAGGACCGGCTATTATAAAGGTATCGAACATCATGGATGATATTATATTTACTCCTATATCGTTAAGGAAATACGCTAATAACAAGGAACGTAAATATGGTAATATAGATCAATACTATTATTACGTCAATGATGGATATATCTATATACCTGATATAAATATAGAGGCTATAAACGTGGATCTTATAACCCTTGACAGAAAAGCTGCGTTAGAGCTAGGGGGATGTGGAACGAAAAAAGATGATCCATGTATATCTCAATGGGATTATGATTTCATATGCCCTGATAAGTTACTGGAATATGTGGTATCTGAGACGTTAAGGGAGACGATAACCAAACTACAGATACCTACGGATGAGAATCCGGATATGGATATTAATAAGAAAACGCAAAAAATTCAATAAGCATGAACATAATAAGATCTATAATCAATTTCTTCGGTGCTGAGGATGTCGTTGATGGTATCGGGGGAAAGAGGAATGAGAGATAGCTCAATCATAAAATATAATGAGATACATGATATGTATGATGAGATTATAAAGGATCTTGGAGAGATGTCAGCATACGTATCAAAGAACTATATCTATGATAAGATAAAAGACAAAACAGGTTTTAGTACAAGACATATCAGTAGGATATTGAATCATACAAAGAAAAAGGATCTTAGATTTATATAAACATAGATAATTATATACCATAATGTATATACAATAAAAAGGAGAGGCCAACTAACCCCTCCTTTTTTATTGTCAACAAGATCCACTTCCTTGACCATCCTCGTAATAAGCGTAAGCTCCAGATGATATCCCGTAGTTGGTTGTTGTAGATTCAGAGAAAGTCCCTGATCCGGAAGGAATAGGGACTATTCTCGTCTCGTATTCCCATTGACCATTCGTTTTCTTGTATCCTATAGTCATCCTAGACGTCTTTCCCGATCCACATGGATTATTATACTGTATGGTGTAATTTATCGTTTTCCCGCTTCCGCTAGACGTCGTTACACTAGCGCTCCATGTTTTGGGGCAATCGCATTCCATAGCGTTGGCTTTTTCCTGCGCTAGTCTCTGTGCGTCAGCCTGTGCCGCGGCGGTAAGTGCGGCCTTATCACCGTTACACTCACACCAAAAGTCATCTAAATATTACTCGAATTAGGATAGAATTGTTATATTTGTGGCATGAAAGTTAAGTCGTTTAAAATACTTGATCAATACTTTCTTCGGTTCTACAGGTCTATTATGTCTAAGAACGGAAAGAGGAGGAAGCATACGATCGTGGAGAAGAATGATATTCTCGAATGTCAGTCGTTGATCTGGAAAGTCATACGTGATAAGTACTTAGATAATGAGGGCGGGGTTTATATAAATAACATCGGTTATCTATGTCATAAGATTAATCCCAACCGTAAGATATATCTGAATAAACTTACCGGGACTATAAACAGGCGTGGGACAGGTGGATATTCTTACGTCCATACGTGTATGGATTTTATGCCGAGGAATAAGTATTTTCATTTATATATCTCTCCAGCATTAAACAAGGAGTGTAGGATGGCTATGGAGTCTGGAAGGAGATATAAGTTCTTGTACCGGGAAGTTGAATCGGAAAGTAAGGTATTTGGAGTTAAATGGGTTTATAAACTGTAGAAGTTTTTGTGATCCAGTTAGCCCGTGAGGGTAGACTGGATTTTTTTTGTATCACGGATTCAAATACATATCTTTGTGCAAAAGACTTAAATATGACGATAAAGGGCTTATTGGCCGAGATCAAGGCCGATTTACATAAATACGATGATAGCGGGGCTATAGATACCTCATCTGTTTATAGGTGGGCTGAGATCGCTTTAAAAAGGTTTGGGGGTGTTATAGCCATCATGTCTGAGGCGGTTATCAAGACCAGTAACAAGCAGGCGGTATTACCATCCGATTTCTTCGACATGCTTGACGCTTACAGGTGTGAGCCTCTTGTTTGCGAGATCCCTGGCGGCGATAAGGCTAAGGCTGACCTCCAACACGAGATCGGCTGGGTTGAGCGCACGGAGCGCGGGTTTCGTTGGAACTCCTGCACCGAGTGTTGTAAGGAAGAGTTTGAGAAGACGATCACGGAGAAGATTTATATCGGATCCCATGAGGTTCGTTTCCATTACCATCACCCAGTAAGGTTATCTATAGGTCGTGGATTGAGGCGTGATTGCGCCGCTGATAAGTATCGGGATAAATACGCTTGGGATAATTATGATATAACTATATCCGGCAATACTATGTATACCGGCTTTGACGGATTTATTTATATCGTATACAGGGCTACTCCTAAGGATGAGGATGGTCTACCATATATACCTGAGACGGATTTAGGTTATCTTGAGGATTATGTCGAGACGTATATCAAGATGAAGATCTTCGAGAACGCTGCCGTGAATGGCTTGATACAAGGCGCTGGTGAAGCTTATAAGCTATACGCCCAACAAGAGCCGGGTAAGTTCGCTAGGGCTATGAAGGAGCTTAAGATGTCGATGATCACGTTAAATGATTATCGGGAACTGGCTGAGGATAATAGGAGAAGGATGCTGTCTCATGAGCGTATGTGGCCCAACGCTTTTGATAAGTATATTAAACTTATTTAACAAAATACGATGATATGGCTGATTGGATACATTTAGATAAGACAAGTGGTACCGGCCCTGCTGAGGTTAGGGTTACCGCTGATATCAATGAGACTGGCGAAATACGTCAGGCTACGTACAAGGTTATAAAAGAAGGCACCAAGGAGGAGAAGACGTTCGTGTGCAGGCAGGAGTCGGTTCCGGTGGTAATCATCCCTGAGTTTGATTTCCTTGTGCTTAGGTATATCTGGGCTGACGAGGACGGCATTGACTTCGACACGGCAACCGGCTTCGACAACACCGGCCTCCCGGACGTGGACGGCAAGCTGGTTGGTTGGAGTAAACAGTACCAGACCACGCAGGAGCGGGTAGGTGATTATCTTATCCACGGTGGTGATAACATGGAATCAGGTAATGAGGCAGCTTTGATCCAGATGGGGCCGTTATTGGATGGCGATAATTACGATAAATTACCTCTTGAGATCAGATGTGGTATATACGGCAACTGGTATGGCGGTCGAGAAAGAGGGAATGTAACTATCAAATTTACAGCTTATAAGGGCGGAACGATGGAGAAACGTGGATATGATTTTGTCAACATAGGAGGTGAGGAGGTTTATACCGGTGATGCCCCTACTAACGTATCCGCTCACGGCGAGGATAATTGGCAAAATATAAAGACCTTGTATTCTAAGGTAGGTACGATGATTTATAACAAGGAGTCTCGTGACTGTATTGTAAGAATAGGTGAGTGATTATTCTTTTTCATAATACAAATATCTATCAGCTCTCTCGTCCGTGAGGATGGGGGAGTTTTTATTTTTTTTTAGTCCTTCGCTTATGACATATTTGATCTTTTATTGCACAGAAATAATCTAGCTTTGCCAAAAACTAGTATTATGATTACATTGAATGATGTCAATAACGAACTCCATGTCCGGTTATATATACTGGAGGTGCTTAAGGATTATATAAGAGATGATGATTTCGATGGTCTTGTAGATAAGGCGTTGGATTTTGTCATGGAAGGCGTTTCTATACCTAAGGCTCCGGCCAAGGATACCACCATGAGTGACATATCAAAGAGCGTTTTGGCCTTGGTAGCGGGTGCTGGATTAGATGAGAGGCTAAGCAAAAGCTCTTTAGAGTTAGCTTACGATAGGTGTAAGATGAGGTACGTATTCGATCCTCGAAATCGGGATATGCACGGTGTAGTCGTAGGTTATTCCAATGACTTTAATAGTCTGGTCGCTGTGTGTGATGAGGGATCGAAGAAAGGGGTGGACAAAGGATCTACTGATTTTGTGGACGTCAATGAGAGATACGTGACTAACGGGTTCTTCTACATATCCGTAGAGGACGCCGACAAGCAATCAAGCTACATGGGGAAAAATCCATAATTATTATGTTTTTGTATTTTCATTAGGGGTAAACGTTGCAAAGTGTTTAGATTTTCCTTCTGGCTTGTAAGAGTCAGAAGGATTTTCTATTTTTGTGCGATTTGAATGTTTTGCATAATACGTACAGTTTATTAGAATCCGCCACATAAGTGATTATCTGGCGGATTTGCTATATTTGCGAAAAACATAACATCGTGCAAAATAATTCTAATATAGCGGTTCCCGATTCCGGGATGAACAGGGATAAGCATCCACAGGACCTATCCCCGTCTGAGTACAGTTTCGCCTTGAACGCTACCATAGAGGGTGACGATGGGAGTCAGCTTAAGATCCAGAACGAGCCTAGTACCCTTTTATGTAAGCGATTTGATGGCTATAAGGTTATTGGGTATAAGAATGATATAGCTGGTGATAACACTTATTTCTTTCTGGTGAATCCTGATAACAACACCTCTAAGATCACGTTCATGAGGTCATTGGATTATGTCAAGACCGTAGAGGATCAATTAGCGGGATCAGGGAAAGATATTCATCGTATCCTTGGCGAGAGGCTTGAGGAGTCGGATGGTCGTTTCGATGAGATATGTGATTTGATGGAGGTGTTGATAGAGGATGGGACCGATGACCCTTGTCTTAACTTTTCCATTCATCACCCGATCTTTGATATAGAGATCAAGGATGAGAAGTGTGGTAAGGTGATATACTGGACTGATGGATATAACCCCCAGCGATATGTTATGGTTGACAAGGCACTTAATCCGGATGATGATGGTGACTTCTGGTATCATTATCATGGATATAAGACATGTGGGGATGATAAGCCAATAGAGAGGTGTAGGCTGGCTTGCGAGAAGCTACTGGTATTCCCGCTGCTGACGGCCCCGTGCGTGGAGCCTGAGGTCGTGGAGTTCGGGGGAAGCCTGCGTGCCGGGACCTACCAGTTCTGCGTGGCGTTGTGCGATGAGTTCGGGATAGAGAAGACCGGATATTGCTCATTGACCAACCCTATCATGATATTCGATCGTCAGAATATAGTCATTCGTGATGGCTTATGGGGCAAATCAACCAACATGGGTATCCGGCTTACTGTATCCAATATAGATAAGCAGGTATCTCATTATAAGATAGGTGTTATACAGAACACGGTTGGGTTTAATGGTGAGCAAAGCCCGGTTCTTGAGTATTTCATAGAAGGTATACATCCGATAACGGAAAGGACCATCTATTACCTTACGGATCAGTATAGCGAGCGTACGACCATGGAGAAGTTATCCAAGGAAATACCGGTATATAAGACAGCCAGAGGCATGACGTCTGTCGGGAATCGTCTTCTTCAATACGGCTTGACCGTGGAGAATGAATGGAATCTTCAACCGGTCGTTAATTTCTTGGGTCATTTCGTTAAATGGCAGACATCGATAGCCACGGAGAATCTATATAAAGACGGTGTGGCTTGCTCTAAATACGCCTCTTTCATGCGTGACGAGGTATATCCGTTGGGTATAAGATTCTTTACCAATACAGGATACAGGACGGCTAGATTCCCGCTTATCCCTCGTCCGGCCACAAGGGAGGAGATGGAGGTTATCGTTGATGAGGACGGCAACTCTGAAGACCTATCAGCGGCTTCGGTATTGGAGAACAACCCGCAGTGCGCCGGGAACAGCCGCCGTTATCTTTGGCAGTTTAAGAATACGGCAAAGATCATAAACGACCCGTCTTGGGGATTTGATGATTTTGGGGGAGAATGCAAGAATCAGCTAGATGTTAAGCAACTCAGATATGTAGAGCAGGAATATGCCACGGTAGGAGAGACCCAATTCGTTATCAACACGATGGGGGAAGATGTTACGGTAGATGATGCTATTGATTATATCGCTGATAATATAGAGAACTTGTGTGATATCATAGAATCTAATGTAGGTATTACTGACGAGTTATGCGCGGCTATATCATTGCCAGAGGATCAAGACGGTATAAAGGCTCCCGATTTCCCTAGTGGATGTGATGATATCGAGAGGATAGAGACCAGGACTATATTGGATAAAAACTCTTTGGTGGATTCTAGGATTGATTTTACATATAAGTTGGCTAGTGATTATACGGAGACAGAGCCTACCACCTTAATACAAAGTAACGCCGAGTCACAAAGGAAATTTTCTGTATTGTGTGATTTCGATAATTACTCCAGTGGAGGTAAGAATATCATAGATCTGGTTCAAGAATGGCTGGATGGTCAGGATGAGGACAAATTCCCGTCTGATATAGATTCTTCCGCCTTGGTCTTGTGTCAGGATATGTCTAATGTCCGGCAGTTATATGATGAGGGTATATGTACTAATGGGTGTTCGGTAGGTGATCCTTACGTGAATCCTACTATTAATGATGTTCAACTACCCACGTTCCAAGGAGGTAGGTCATTGGGTAAATGTACGTTCTTATTCCAAGGCGATGGGTGGGAAGGCAAGAAGCATACCGAGACTATGCTTGATATATTGATGGATTCAATGAAAAAGTACTTCCCTCAATATGAGAGTCAGTTTGGTATTGAGAACGCCATGTGTCTTTTTGGTGATGGTGATAACTCTAAGTTCAATACCGGCATATCTACTGATTGGGAAGATCGTGTGTCTGTGCAGAATGATATTGACGCCAAGACCAATTGGTTCGGTAGAAGCAACTTGACTTATTTCAAGTTCTATCCACATGTATCCTCATACGCCAGATGGGTGGAGTTGGATTACGAAAAATACGTAAGCGGTTTATCCGATCCTGATAACGGTATTATGTATATAGAGATGATGGGTAACTATAATTATCCGATCGGTGACTCATCATCATACAACAAGGTTCGTATAACATTTTTCTCGGATAAGGAAGGTACCGTGGCTCCTAATCCTTTGGCTAATGATGCCAAGAAAGGTGTTATAGTGAATTACGTGGATCATAAGATATTTATGATGCCAAAGTACTTGTTCTGGAATGATGACAAGACTACTTTCCATAAGATATATGTTTGTATTGAGCCAGCGGTATGTGTGTTCTTCACCGGTTTCGCCATGAGGCAGGACATGAAGGAACTTGCAGGATTCTATACGGCCGGCACCGCCATTTTCCCTGCCCCGTTCTGTTTTGGCATTCGGCCACTGGAGGTGAAATACGTATTCTTCTTTACGAAAGAACTGAAATTAAGGAGATTTGTCACATATGAGGCGAAATGCATCTCATGTGGAGATAAACCCGCTGATTGTGCTCCTAGACCTTATCAGTATGGTGATTTTGGTTATTGGGAATCTATCAATAAGTATCCGGCTAATTTTGAGTTGTATGATTCAAGTAAGATCGGGATATCGTCGGGAGGATCGAAGAGGAAGGATATAATAGATTCTTTGACGAAATACTATGGGTCTCCTAAATCCGTTGAGGGTAAGTCTTACTTCACTGGTAATGGGGATAACGCTGAGTACCCCAATACGTCAACCACATTTTGTCAGAAACCTATACGTCATTACAAGTTCCCGGATAACTCTGTCGCTCCTTTTATGGGTAATCCGTCTCAACTGACCGGTCAATATGGAGTTGACTCCTATATTTATCCTATGGGGGTGATGCTTGATGACGATATCGTTAATGAGTTTCTGGATATAGCGGTAGAGAATGGCCTTATAGATAAGGATAGAAGGGATTCCATAATAGGATATGAGTTGTATAGGGGCGATAGGACATTGGATAAGAGCGTTATCGGTACCGGTCTGGCTTATGATATGTTTAAGTACGATGATCCCGACGGATCGGCTAACCTTTATCCTAATTATCCTTACAATGATTTGTCTGATGATATGTATATCTATAAGGATATTAATCGTGAGAATTTTATAACGCATCCGTTTAACAGGAAGGGTAATATCTGGTATTCATTCTTAAGCCCTGATATTGCCTTCAACAAGCCTGATGCTCCCACTGAGTGCCTTGTTGATGGTTATCAATTAGGTAAATCCTCCGGTATATTCAGGGAGGTGGAGGATCACCCTAAATGGACGATATTAGGAAGTAAGGCTTATAGTATGGCAACGTCATTGGCTACGGTGGAGGCTATGGCTAATTTAATATCCGCTATAGCTGAATATACATATCAATCGGCGTCCCAACAATATGTCGGTGGAGGCGTGTTTTTTTTAGCCAACCCTGTCGGCATAGCGCTGACGGCTATCCGTCTGGCTACAGGTATCGCCAAGGCTACCTCCCAGTCTGTCGTGGATATAGGGAAGTACAGGTATCAGTGGTTAACGGCCTTGATAGATAGGGGACCTAGATGGAATTACGCTTATTATTATACTTCTGTCGCTCATTATAATCTATTTTACCAAAAAACAGGGGCATCAGAGTTGCGTGGATTATCTACGGCTAAGTATATTAAAAGCGGATTGTATCCGGTAACGGATATCTCATCACAAGGGAAAGTAGTAGGCGGTAAGCCTATAGTTGTAAATAATCTCGATCGTGAGCATTCGTTGTTCATGTCATTTGGTATGGATAAGTATATGCTTGAATATCCGGAGTTGGTTTCAAGTTATGATACCAGCCGTATTCAGGATGAGTGTAATATTCGTAACGATGAGGTGGCTGGTATGACGCCTCATTTTATGACACGTGAATCTTTCGTATCCTGCCCCTATATGAGGATAAAGAAATATTCTCCAGCTCAATACGGACAGATAGAGGATATCAGGTGGGTGTCGTTAGGCGGGTGCGGGTTGATGGATGAGGATAAGCGTAAACCTGTTTTTGGAGGTGATGTGTTTATATCCAGATTCTCGCTTAAAAGAAAAATGCCTATGTTTTACTTGACCCAGTTTGGTCAGGGAGATATGATACCATTCCCTTACTACGACTATAGGAATATCGGGTATCCACGTTATTTTGTTAATTATGATACCGGGGAGGATTATCTTAATAAGACTGACACGGATACTGGATCGCTATATTCGTTCCCTAGCCGTAAGAGTGCTTATGAGATGGCTTGCAAGACCGGGGATATGTATCTTAGTGGTCGTTTCTTTCTGTATTTTTACGGCATACCTCAGTTTTTAGTGGAGTCTGAGATTAATTGTAATTTCCGTATAGCTGGACCTGAGCCTTATGAGGGATTCTATCCAGAAGTAGGGGATTATATATCATGGACCCAAGAGCGTAATGTCCCTATATCAAGGGATAATGTGTTTAAGATGAGTCCTGTGTACAAGAATCGTTTTACGCTAGGCGGAAGGTCATTACCAGAGACGTATGATAGCAATTTTTGGGACTGCGCCTACCAAAGACCCAACGGCGTCATATGGAGCACCGCCGACGTTTCAGAGAACGGCATGACCGATCCTTGGCTGTCGTACAAGCCTATGGATTACCATGAGTTCAAGACCTCATTTGGGAAACTCATAAGCATGAAGGGGATAGAGTCGGATCAGATATTAGCCCGCTTCGAGAATCAGGTAGGGTTGTACAACGCCATAGACGTGTTGGCGGAGAGAATATCCCCGGAGAATAGCGAACTAGGGACAGGTGGTCTTTTCGCCTCTCGTGGTATCGAGTATAATAATACGACGTTAGGATATTCCGGGACCCAGAGCCGGGATATGATCAGTTGTGAATTTGGGCATTTTTGGGTCGATTTAAGGCGTGGTCAGGTATTCAAGGTAGATTCTAATGGCAGGAATCTTACGGAGGTCACACCGGGGCTTAGAAACTGGTTTAAGGAGCATCTTCAGATGAAGATCATCCGTAGCCGGATATATAACGCCGATACGGATGCTGAGCTGTCTTATTATGATATCGATAACAAGTTCTTTGGTATAGGTCTGTCCATGGGTTGGGATAATCGTTTCAAGAGGGTATTGATAACCAAGAGGGATTACATACCGGTAGGGAATCCAAGCGAGTACCAATTCAGGGGAGGCCGGTTCTACAGGAACGGGCAGGCGGTGGAGCTTTCGGACACCAGCCATTTCACGGACGTCTCTTTTACCGTTGGATATAATTGTTTGAAGGGTGAGTGGAAATCATATTTATCGTACACCCCGGATTATTATATCGAGCATCAACATTATTTCCAGTCCGGTAAGAATTACTCTAACGATAGTCGGGAAGTGGGATTGTGGTCTCATGGCTTAACCAATCAATCGTATCAGGTATTTTATGGTAAGCTATATCCGTTTGTTGTAGAAGTCCCGGTACGTGAGCAGTATGTGAATAAGATCCTCACGAACTACCAATATAGGATGGATGCCAGAAGGTATCAGGATGAGGTTAATTATCAGGTTAGAAGAACAACTGGATTTAATAAGGCATGGTTCTATAACGATACCAACAACAGTGGAGAGCTTAGGATGACCATCGCCGATAAGAACGACATGAGCCAGCGCCTAAGATATCCTATAACTAACGACGATAGCCGTGATATACTGGTGACGGAAGTGGACCAGAAGATCAATATCAACGACTACTTCAACGAGGTTAAAGACGATACTAATAACCTACCGGTATGGGTTAAGGACGTGAACGATATTGGCCGGGAGATCGACCCCAGGGCTGTCGATTATCACCGGAGGTGGCGTGATCGTCTTCGTGGCGATTGGTTCTTGGCAAGGTTCGTGAATGACATTGAGAGCCGGTTCAAGATGATAGTAAGATGGTTTAGTAATGATGAGAAAATTTATTGATTTATTAACATATGGGGGGGGGTATTTGCCGCCTCTTCTTATATATTGAAATGATATGGAAGATTTTATTGGTAAGTACGATGGTAATCAAATAGACAGCAGGCTTGATAAGGTCAAGGATATGGTTGGTGCCACGGCGTCCGGGGTTGGCGCTGCGGGATTGGTGCCGGCTCCCGCCGCGGAGAAGCGTACAGCCTTTCTTCGTGGTGACGGCACATGGCAGGATATAGATGTTCATGAGCCGGGCTTCTTGGGCGATAATCTCGATAGCGAGGATGATTTTAGAACTATATTATTTAATTTGGGCTTTGATAAGGAATTTACCCTTACCAAAGCGAAATATGATATAATAGCTTCTAAATGTGAGGTTGATATACCAATTCAATATCTTTTATCCGGAGCATCATCGACGTATGGGGTTGGGGACTTGATATTAATTAAGGATTCATCCGGGAATATTCAAGCCATGTTGCGCTCTGGATGCAATACGGGAGCTGGGGTCATTGTATCTTATCATGTAATGATCAATATATCCAGCGACCTTACCCATACGTCCATTGTCACCAGTCATACCGTACAATCGGTATCTAACCAAACCAAGGACATATCCTTAACGATTGGTGGTGACCCAGTCGGAGATAACAGGGGGCATCAACTTCTCTACGGCCGGTACAGGGACCAAGGCTTTGATGGATAATGGGAAATATAAGGAGGTGCAAGCTAGGGGTGATATTGAGAATGCGTTTTTAGATACTGTTTTTCATCTAGCGTCCAATCAACCTTCTACTTTAACCCAAGATCAGTATAATACTATAAAATCGTTGTTTGGTAGTAACCCTACGTCTAATATCAGGATGATAAAACCTAGCGATTCTTTTGTGGAATTGGTAGGTGAATTTCTTATCAATGATTTGATGGTTTTTAATGATCAAAGGAATGATTGTATCACTATTTACATCAGCGGTTCAAATATCATTCTTGGTATGGGACTTATGGATATATCTATTTCTGTTTATCCTAATCTAAGTGTTGGATATATTCATTCTAATTCAAATGTTGCTGCATCAGATGGTTCCGAGATAGTTCTTGTAAATTCTTTGAAAAATACTGAAGATGATATAGATTTTGATAATCAACTTCATCTTAAGATGAAAGGTAAGGGTGATAAGGCCTTGATGGATGATGGGACTTATAAGGAGATAGGTTCTTCTGGAGTGGATATCTCAAGTTATATTTTAGAAGGAATTGATTTTAAGAAAAATACTACCAAGGAAGGTTTCGATAAGATAAAAAGCTGTATTATTAATAAACAGCATATGTATGTGTATTATAAAGTCGAAATGGGTGGCGATGTAGCCGCTTTTACAAGTGATGTTATAACTAATTTTTTGTATGGTAATATATCCTTGGTTATGGTTGATTTTTCGAATATTGAGTTGAAACAAGTAGTAATAAATTCGAGTGATTATAATATAACCGTAACAAAAATTTAATGTTATGATTCAAAAAAGGAAGGTTACCAAGAACTCAGGCAAGTGCCCTAAATCGGGGTGCATCAAGAAAGTAGGAAGTGATTGGAGGGTGGTTAGTAACAAAACTGGAAAGTTATGGCCGGCGAAGTATAAGTCGAGGGATTTGGCCAAGAAAGCTCTGGCGGCTTATCATATGCATTGAGGGTGTAGGAGGGTAGGTGATATGAATCATGTACCCGCCTATTGTTTTATCCTGCATCCGATTATGTATATCTTTGTAGAAAACGTGATTTATGGCTAAGAAAGATAAGAAAGAGGAAATCCCTTCATGGATAAAGGATTTGTATAAGGAAGATCTTGATCGTGTTGTAAGAGGTGAGCGTCCCATGTATTTTAGGGGTATGAATGATGATCCTTTAAAGAACGTATCCCCGGAGTTTGATATCCTTAGTGGAGGAGCTGCTGTTAAGGGTATGAATGGGATAAGAGGTGCGTTGTCTCCGTTGAATAATGGCATGGGTAATTATAATTTCAGCATTAGGGGTATAAATAAGAAGATAGGCGAGCTGGTTGATGAGGCGGGATTGTATTTGCCTGAGAAATTAAGACCTATATATCAGACTGTGGTGGACGCTATGTCGAGATCCAAAGATAAGGGATTGGGTTATATCACGCAGCCGTTGGCCAACGCCCTGTACCCTGCGGACGAGCGACGGAACCGGCGTCTAGACGGGGAGCATCCCGTTGGTTATGTGGATGCCATAGACGGCATATGGCCTAGGGAGAAATATGGGTTATGGGGAGAGAAAATTGAGCGGAAAGCCGAAGGAGGTCCTACTGGTAATGATCCTATGTATGTAAGACAAGATGTATCTGATAGAGCTTCGTATTTAAAAGACATCATAGGTAACGCCGTAAGAAGGAGGTTGTATAAGAATGTAACGCCTGATGTGGTAGCCTCAAATGCCAGTCTTCCCGATAAGGTTAAGGAATTTATATACGGAAGAAATGGCAAAGCTAATGTTGATGAATATAGCGAACAGCTATGGGGTAGATTCTTATCCCAGCCTAATAGTCTTGATGGAAATAGCAAGGAGATAAGGATTCCTGATAATGTCATTACTGATATTGAGAAGATGTTCAATCGTGACACTAAGGATGAGATAAAGAGGTTAGATAAAAAGATTCGTGATACGGAGCAAGAAATATATGGCTCTGATAAGCCGGCTACAGATGATGCTTATGGTAGGCTGAAGCTTTTGAAAAAGTCTAGAGAATGGGTAGATATATTTGAGAAGAATCGTAATTCGGTAAGATCCGGAAAGCCTACGGTTTTTTCTGAGTATGATTTTTACCCCGAAGCTGCTGGTGATCTTACCCCGTTATCAGGGTTTGGTAATTTTACTATTTATAGACGTCCGGATGGAAGGTTAGGTGTTTACGATGTATATGATTTTTATAGTAATGATCAAGAGTTCCCGGTCAATATAGTCACTAAGACATTAGACGCTATAGGTGATAAGTTTGAGGAGAGAGGATCGTTTAAGGACTATAGCCCTATCCAAGAGAGTGGAAGGGATGCTCTTATCCGTAATGCTATCATGTCCAAGAATAAGTTAGAGAAGAAATATGATGGTGGGTATATAGCTTCAAAGGATAATACGAGTGTAGGAGGCTCCGGAATAAATATGAATACAATGTATGACACAAAGCCTTATCAAGATCCTTTAACGCCTGTTATAAGTGGATTTGTCCCAGGGCTGGATGTAGCTTCCGATGTATCAGACATGGCTACCGCTATAGAGGATAAGGATAAGATAGGGCTGATATTGGCTTCTTTGGGTTTTCTTCCTGTTGTTGGAGGGGCGGCCTCGTATGCAAGCAAGGCAAGGAAGCTTGATGGGAGGGTAAAGGCTATACGTATATCGGAGCCTCCCGAAAAACCTGTATATTATCATAACAAATTATCTGATGGTGTTACGCATGGTGATGTGGTTGATGCGGATAAAAATGACTTTAAATTGACATCTAACTTATTTTTCGAAAGAGGCTTTTATCCTAGGTTTGAGAGGATGATGGATGAGTTGGGTAAAAATGTTAGGCGTCCTTATAAAAGCGGGATGTTGCTTGAAGAGGATAAAGATTTTATCAAAAAAATGAAGGGGAAGGACGGGAGTGTAGTTATTCCTGAAAAGAATACCCCTTTAAGGTTTGAGTTGGATAGAATGTTATCTGATTATGGTATAGAGGATCAGGAAGCGGCGTGGAATAGGTGGATAAATTATGCTAATTCAAAGAAATCTTATGATAATAGGGAATCTATACTTGATGGGGTTAAGAATATGATAAAGAAACCTGATACATATGATTTTGATTTTGTTGATGGTTTAAGCATGAACGGCCATGTTATTAGTGGTGTTCACATGAAAGATGGCGACAAGATGTTGATAGATGCCAATCTTCCTTACAACCAGAAATTAACTACTATGATTCATGAGACTAGGCATAGGATAGGACAGTATATAGATAATACTTTTGGAAAGACATTTAGACATGGATTGACAAAACCTGCTGATAAGACTATAGATTCGATCTATAAGACATTGAATTATGATGATTTTATGGATAATGCTAATCATATATGGGAAAAGTCGGCCACTAATACGGAGTTGCAATTCTTGATGGAGAAACTTAGAGGTTATGAATCTACAATGGATGACATAGAGAAAGTCTATGGAGATGATAAAATGAGAGATATAATCAAGAATATTTCTGATGATGACATAAAGAGTCTTTTAGGGGAGATAAATAGTGATTATTCAGGTGAGTATATAAATGCCTTAAACAAGGGTGAGATGAGCTATGATGATGTAAGAAAAGCTTTGATGTACCCTATCATATCAGGTCTTATGTATAAAAGTTATGATGCGATATCATCTGGTGATGAGGATAAGAATAAAATGAATAAGGGGGGTTCAGTAAACACAGGTAGAGCTTATGGGGATGGGAAATATGTTGTTGACCCTCGTAGATCAGAGGATAGTAAGATGGCTGTATATGATGAGATATGGGACTATCTGACAGAAAAGAAGGGGATACCACAAACGCAAGCTATCGGCATCCTGTCGAACATCGCCGCCGAGTCCGGAGGGGACACCGAAGCCCTAGGAGCCGCTGGTGACTTTGGTATCCAGCAATGGCTTGGACCGAGGAAGAAAGAGCTACAGCGTAGGTATGGTAAAAAACCGACATTGACCCAACAACTGGATTATCTTGTGGATGAGTATCAAGGTCGTGTACCGGGGCTAGGCTGGAACTACATGAACCAAGGCAAGTTCTTTGATAAGGACGCTCAAGGCAATATATATAATTACTATATGTATTCGAAGGCTGATTTTGATAACGCCACGAATTATAAGGACGCTACCGTGGCATGGAATCAAGGATACGGAAGACCCCTTGGATCGACATTAAGAAACGAGAAGCGGTTTGAGTTCGCCGATATGTTCTCCAACAGATACGGTGTCCCGGAGAACGAGCCAATGAGATACGAGTTCGGGCAGCGGGATTCTGGTACGGGAGACGGAGGCCAGCAGCCCGTGCCTGAGACGGTAGCCCCCGCCGCTCCTTCTTTGGCTTCCCATTCTGCCATGGATAGCTGGTGGGAGAAGGAAGGTCAAGACCTGTTATATAAGATGCTAGCTCAATCCGGCGCTAATAAGAAAGCTATAGAGGACATCGCTAATAATATTAAGAATGATCCTCAATCAGAGGCGCAGATAGCGGAGGCCGAGCGTATGCGTAAGGAACAGGCGAAAAGGCAGTTGGTGCTTAACATGATACCGGGGTTGATGCTGAATATAAAAGGTATGAGCAGAACCCAGAATTAATGCTATATTTGTTAAATTATTAAACGTTTTAGATATGAAAAGATTGTTGTTTTTATTTGCTATGTTATTGACGCCATTCGCTTTGATGGCGCAAGAGGTAATCCCATCAGAAGGGCCTATTACTATTGATCTGACTACCTTTACCGGTATTATGGCTTTCGTCACGATGTCAGCCACTCAGCTAGCTAAGGTAGTGCCGTATATCGACACCCATAAGTGGGCTAAGATTTTATCGGCTGTGGCTATTGGGATGTTGACATGTATCTTGGCTTGGTTCCTTCAGGTATCCCCGTTGTTGGTAGGTAGTGAATGGTGGGAAGCTCTGTTGTATGGGGTGGCAGTCGGGCTTAGCGCTGCTGGATTCTATGACCTAGTGAAAGCAATAGGTTCGTTATTTGTAAAAAGGATCTAGTTGCTGTAACTATCTTGCGATGAATTAAAATTACAAGGTATTATTATCTGTAATATAGTTAATTATATTTTGTAATTATATTAGTATTATTTATATTTGTGCGCCTATCTACTCATCACGAGCGGATAGGCGCATTTATTAATTTAAAACTTTTAGTAAAGGTATGAAAAGTAATTTGATTTTATCATCAGAGAGTAGGGAATTATTAGGTAGGAACATTTCTGTTATGTCCAAGGACGGGTTTGTATGCATAACGGAAGTTATGGAAGCCTTGAATGAAAAACGTAAATCTATGGGGTTGGAGTCTAGAAGGCTTGATCATTTGTTTGCTACTAATGGATTTCAGGAAAAGATGAAAGCTCTTGTTAGGGAGCTGAGTATTAATGATATATGTACTGTAAGAAATCTTACGGTACAAAACCATGAATTGAAAATCAATAAGATAACCGATCTCAAAAAATACGGAATGGCTTACCGAAGAGGAAAGGGGGAGGGTCAGAAATGGTATGTAAATCCGTATTTTTTTGTTATGGTAGCATTGGAATTGGATCCAGAGATATACGCCAAGGTGATAATATGGTTGCACGATGGATTCATAGAAGACAGGAATGCCGCTGGTGAGGCTTATATCAAGATGAGTTCGGCTGTCGCCAGGTTGGTTAGTGACAAGGGTCAGTTGTCTGATAAGATATCAAGGGTAGCTAAGGCTATTAATTTTATCGTCTTTAACAAGCATGAGAGTGGGATAAGGAATACGGCTACAAAGAATCAGTTAAACGACATAGTAGCTGTAGAGAATGTTATCACCGGGGTTATAGATGGTGGTTTTATAGATACTTATGATAAACTCATAGATTATCTTGGTCATGAGTGGAAAAAGAAATGGGGTAATCCTGTTATGTCTTTAAAGGATTAGTATTAAAGAGACTCATCATTGTCAAATGGTGAGTCTGCATTTTTTAAACTATCTTTGTATCAGAACGAAATAATTTGATATATGGGAAAGTATGTAATTAAAAGGAAGATACCTAAATATCAAGATGCTGGGGAAGTTGATCCTGTCATGCCTGGTAATATTGTTGGTCTTCAGGGTCTTGGAGTGGAACCTCTGGTTTCGTCTACCCGGATAGGATTTGATATTCAGCAGCCTGATATTAATACCATTGATACAAGTGATTTGAACGCTATCGTTGACAGCAATAAGAAGGTTGACGAGTCTGGCAGTACGGATGTTTTTGACTTTACCACCATACCTTATTATGGCGCTGATGATATAGGATCTAGGTTTACCCAGATGGGTCGTGGTATAGGGCGTATGAGAAGCGAGGGATACGGTGATTTATCCACCGGGGTTAAGACAGCTAATATCGTGGGTACTGTAATGTCAGGCATCGGCGGTGTCTTAGGGTTGGCAAGGAACGTATTCTCGGGGATGGCGTCAGAGCAAGGCACTCGTACTAATATCAGGTTAGCTCAAGAGCGAGAGGCTAGGCAGAGACGGCAATCTCAGATGCGGTATAAGGATGGAGGTGGTGTTTATCTAGGACCTAATAATAGGTTCGATAGCGGTAGCCTTACCGGTGAGTATCTATATCCGTTACCTAAGTCGATGGAAGATCAAGCCAACGTAGAGGTCGAGAAGGGCGAGTACGTGACGCAGCCCGGAGAGGCGCCGATGGAGGCCATGGGGCAGAAGCACGCCGATGGGGGAACCCCCGTTTCCTTGGAGGAAGGTACGAAGGTTATTACCGATGATACCACCATAGAGTCGGATTTCGCCAAATATATCAGGGATACGTATGGGATCAAGGCTACGCCTAAGGATACGTATGCTACGTTAATGGACAGGTATAAGGCTAAGATAGGTCTTAAATCAGCTTATGATGATCAGAAGAAGGCTTTGGATAAGTTGAAGAAGAACGATAAGATAGATGACGAGAATACGAGGCGTTTAAACGCTTCTGTATTATCCATGGCTATAAATGACAGTAACGAGACGGTTAATGGCTTAGAAGGAAGATTTACGGACTTCGCTAATGTTATATACAAGGAGCAGGAAGACCGGAAGATGAAGAAGGATGAGGATACGTATTTCGCTAAGGGTGGTGAGATAGATAACATCATATCCAGATCTATGAAAGAATACGGTCTTACGGAGGAGGATATAGCTGAGGCTAAGAAAGAGCTGCTTAAGAAAGTGGCTGGTATTCGTCAGAAGATGGAGAAAGGTGGTAGTTCTTTATTCGATTACCTACTTACTTTCCGTCCCGTAGAGAACAAGTACAATAATAAGGATAACACGTTTGGGTATCAGCGTCAGGGTCAGGATGGCTCTTATGGCGGTATTAATACCGATGAGAGACTGGAGTATTATAAGACGTTCATGCCTTTGGCTTACGATGCTTATATGAGCGCTCCGAAGGCTACTGCTGCCAAGGCTCTTCAGGATGCTATATACAACACTACTGGTGGGTGGATGGGCTTGGCTACGGCGGAAAACCCGATCATCGCCAACGCAGAGGCACTTCGGGATTACACGACGCTCGTTTCTTTTGGCGGTGAGGATAGCCAAGGTAATTACCCGGAAGACAAGAAGGCCGCATATCATGATAGAATGAGAGATAATAAGTTTGGTCAATATTCGTCATCTCGTCCTATGATTGGTTTGGATGTAGTTACAGAGGATCAACATAAAGCTCTTAATGACGCTGGTATCACTCATTTCAGTCAACTGTTTTCTGACAAGAATAAAGATATTGTTAATAAGATCCTTGGGGAGGATATGCTTAAGATGCAGGCGTTAAGATCCATGAAAGGCATGGAAGGTCTTGACTTCATACTCGATCCCCACAAGGTGGCTCCCGGTTCTATGGATATAGGTGATGTGGAGGATCCTGATGTTAAACTGGATATGCCTGAGCTGATTGATCCCAATACACTTCCTAAGACCAACACAAGTGCCGGTAAGTCGAACAGCGGCAATGGAGGCAGGAATATAGTAGGTGGTGGTCTTGACTTTCCTGAGGTGTTCAGGATGACTCCGGGAGCCGTGACAACGGAAGGTCTAGAAAGACATTACGCTCCTACTGTGGACCCGGTGTTGAGATCGGCTGATCAGTATATGGTTGAGGCTAATCGCGCTTTCCAATCACAATTGGATCAGATGGGTAATGCCCCGGATTCCCAGAGAGGGGCTTTATCTTCCAATTTACAGGCTATCATGAGTTCCAATATAGGTAAGTACATTAATGATGTAGAGCAAGGTAACGTGGCTCAAAGAACTTGGGCTGATAATATAAACGCTCGTACTTGGGCTGACACGTATGATAAGAATATAGCCCAACGTCAGGCTTATCAACAACGGATATTGCAGGGATTGGCTATTAATGACGAGAACTGGGCTAGATATTTTGATAGCGTGAATGACGAGATCCAGCAGAAGTGGAATACGGCTACGACCATGAATACATTAAGGTCTATATTCGGGGATGTCAAGATCGGCCCTAATGGACAGTTGATCGCTGATCCTCAAGGAGATATATTGAGTTATAGGAGATTATATCCCGCTCAGGAAGTAACTAAAGGCAAGAAAGGATAAAGGATGGCTTCACAATATAGTATATTAAGGAATTACGGCAAGTACGTATCACCCTACAACATGGATGTCATGATGCAGGGGATGGGGTACATGCAGCAGAAGATAGATACCAATCGGCAGGCTATAAACGAGTATGCTGATTATATTATCAATTCTGACATTATAAAACCTCAGGATAGGGAATATCTTCAGAATAGGTTAAATGGGCTGATACAGGACGTGAATAACGTGTATCGTAAATCTAATTTGGCTTCCGACGGTATAGCCAGAAGCATACAGGCTCGTCTTGGAGAAGCTCTGGATACCCGTGTGTTGAATGCTATTGCCGGTACTAGGGAGATCCGGGCTTTTAGCGAGAAGATGGAGGATATGAAGCTGAACAATCCCAAGATGTATAATCCTATAAACGAGACTGAGGCTTTCGCGGATGCCGTGGCTTGGATGAATGACGGTCAGGTAGGGACACGTCTTAATCCTATACATTATACCCCTTATACGGATTATCACGCTGAGATTGATGAGAAGATGAAGAACTTCATCTCCCTTAACAAGGGGAAGAAAGTCAATGTGCCGGTAGTTGACGCCAATGGTAACAGGACGGGGGAGATGCGTGAGATGTACATAGATGAAATGAGCTACGCTCAGGCCAGGGATATAGCTATGGCTTCCATATCTGAGAACGGTAAGGCCCAGATGCAGTTAGAGGGAAGATATATGGCTAGGACAAACCCTGATTTATTTAACGTCCAAAGCACCTCTGATTTTCTTAAAGGATATATTGATGATTTTAGCACCAAGGAAGAATCTATACGTGCCAAACTAAAAGGGGTAGGTAATGATAAGATAAAGAAAGCTAAATTGGAGTCGGAACTGGCAGATATCACCAAGCAGAAAAATGATTTCGTGGAGGAGGCTGAGGGCGTTATCGGCGACAACTACAGTCCAGAGCGGGCCGGCATGTTTATGGTGCGGCAGCAGTTCCTTCGTGGTGTCGGATTGAGATGGTCTTATAATAACTCATATGAGACGTTGGGCGTTGATGATTATTATTTCAAGGCTAATCAACAGATGATGGAGAGGGCTAAGTTCAATGAGACAAAGAGACATAATTTGGCTATGGAGAAAGCTGCGTTGATGAGAGCTGGCAAATCGGGTAAATCAGAGAATGGTGGTGGAGACGATGATATGACAGGACCTACCGTGGTTACTAAGAGCGCTAACCTTGAGGACGTAAATATAAGCGATGAGTTCATGAACGGGTTCATAGCTAACGAGAGGGCGGTGACTACTGGCATGGATAATTTCGTTAAATCACTATCAGATGACGCTAGAAAGAAGATCGACGCATGGGCGTCTGATCCTGAGAATAGTAACGTGGTCAAGGATATGGATAAAGACCAGATCATCATGACATATTTCAAGGCTAATGGTGGATCTACGAATACGCTTCTTGATTATAATGGCAAGGATAGTTATATAAAGCTTCTTGGGCTAAATACTCAAAGAGATAAGTATAATAAGATCAATGATGGATTCAATAAGGCGAGCAATGCTGTTTTGGATGGTATTGATACTATAATTCAGAGAGAAGCTAGATCGGATAGTGGATCAGGTATAGATATTAGTTATGGATTCGGCACATTCAATCTTGGAGATATTAATAACAATGGCGATAAGGTTTTTGATATAAATGGTATAAACGATATAACGTTAAACGATTGGGCTAAACTGTCAGCTTATAGTTCTTTATTGAATGATAATATAAATGTTGTTAATAGTCCCGTTAAAGGGGAAGCGCCATCTATATCGGTAGATTCAGGTCAATCTAGTGTCCTACTGGATAAGATAAATAATCTTATGGGAACATCCTTCTCGCTTGATGATATTGAATCTATAATGTCTCTTGTTGTGTCTGGTGCTAATAGGAATATACACGTCAAGGCGATAGAGGATAGATTTGCTGGAGATAATAGAGCGATTGGTGTCGCTACCGCTTTATATAATGGAGCGTATAGGGAAAGAAACGATTTGTTAAGACATAAATGGAGTCGTGGTGATCTAGGTAGGATCGCTGATGACGCTAAACGTGCTGGCGAGGATTATCTAAGACAATATCGTCATGAATATGCCGAGCGTGAGTATATCTTCTCTGGTGATTATCCGTCTAAAAGCAAAGCTGAGTATGATTATATAAAGATTAGTGATCTATTCACTCGTGGTGGTGGTTTTATCCCCAAGGATGAGGATAATGCCAATAAGAAGATAACGTTTACTATATCTCCTATAGGTGATGGCAATTATCAGATCATTGGTAATAATGGAGGTGATGGAAGATCTGTTGTTGAGGTAAGTGAGGCAGATCTAGCCGCCAATGACCTTACTTTTTATAAGGAGGATGTAAGTATCCCATCCGAGACCTACGACTCTGGTGTTGTATCTATATCGTTTGCCAATTCAAGCGATAACGCTTATGGGAAGATGGCCAAGGCATTGCAGGTAGCTCCTGTGGCTTATGCCAGCGGAGCTAAGGATATGACAATGCCTTATATAGATATGTTCACGAATATAAATGACGGTAATATCAGGAAGAATCAGATGATGATCGCTACCGATGTGTTATTTGATAACGCTTCTATGTATGAGTTAAGGGCTTCCGGATATAAGTATAATAATGGTTCCTCTGGGATAAATGTTGATATATACAGCAAGGGAGGAGCAAGGGATGGCGGTACTCCATTATACTCAATTGATCTGGATGGCGTTAATTATGCTGATGAGGTAGCTAGAAAAATTGATTTCAGCCCTCAATATTATTTGGTCATGGCATGGCAACAGATACTTAGCAAGGAGAATGAGGTATATTGGAGAAGTGAAGGTAGATCTACTACTGATGATTTTGAAAGCTTCATCTCGCCTATAGCTAGTATGATCGATCAGGAGATAAGAAACAGGAATAACGGAAATAGTGGAAATAATGGAAATAGTGGAAACCAATAATAGCGCTCTCAGTGGAAGGGATCTTGCCAACAAATACGGGTATCCTACTATGAGCGTGGATAATATAAAGGCTGTTGGATCGGATCCCTATAATATACCGGATCGTGACTTACCTCCGGTATTGGATCCGTATTCTGCTTCCGAGAGATCAAAGTCCCAGATACCGTCATTATCAGAGAGGATCAAGAATACGGTAAAGACTAATTATTATGATAACATGAAGCATATGTCCCCTTTGGGGTATATGGCGTCTGATCAGAGCTATAAGGGTAGGTTTAATCTTACTGGACCGGAGATATCGTTAGAGGATTCAAGGTATCGATTAAGTAGTGGAACGTGGATACCCAAATACGAGTCTTATATACCCGGTGTAGATAATGATACACGTCTATCAAAAACCCAGAGTAGGACTGAGAAGTGGATGAGAGGATTGGGTAAGCTTGCCGGAAAAACCGCCTTGTACGGATTAGGAGGCGTTATCCAGCCTTTTTATGGTATTTATGCCGGAGTATCCAAAGGTAATTTCAATGCTGTTTTTGATAATGATTTCACTAGATGGTTAGATGATCAGGATAAGAAGATGGATTATGGTCTAGCTCATTATTATAATCGAGAGGAGCGGGACATGAACTTTCTTCAAAGTATGACTACGGCTAACTTCTGGTCTAATGACTTTCTGTCGGGTCTGGCTTTTACCGCTGGCGCCATGTTATCATCCGCCGTATATTCCGGGGCCGGTCTGATGAACCTTGCTCGTACCGGAGCTAGGGCTGGGGTGGCTTTAGCTAGGATAGGCAAGGCCGCTTCGGACACCAAGAAAGCATTCGGAGCTTACCTTAGGGCCGCCCGTATAGGGCAGAGGGTAGGCAAGGGGCTGGATGCCGCCCTATTTCTTGGTGCGTCTACCTCATGGGAAGCTTCAGTGGAAGCCAGAAGTATGTTGATGGAGGCCGAGGAGAATTTCAGGCAATCTTATCGTAACGCTTACGGGAGGGAAGTCCCGTATGAGGAGCTTATGAGGTTCAGGGCTGACAATGCCAATGCCGCTAACGCCGTATTCGCCGCAAACGTCGGCATATTGTCATTATCCAACATAGTTATGTTCGGTGATATGTTTGGCATGGATCTGGGCGTGGATAAGTTCATAAAACGCAATATATTTGGCGTAGGAGCCGAGAGAATGGATAACGGTGCACTAAGGGCTATAACACCAAAGAAATGGCAGAAAATAGCTGGTAATACGTTTAATATCATCAAGCGACCGGTATCTGAGGGTTTGTTCGAGGAAGGTCTTCAAGGTGTGTCCAGCAAGTCCGCGGAGGATTGGGTGGAATCAAGATACAATCCCATGGCTATTCGCCAGAATATAGGTTATATGGAGGCTATAAAGAACGGGTTCAAGGAGACTTACGGATCTAATCAGGGCTGGAAGGAGATCGGCATCGGTATGATTATCGGATCGGTTATGGGTGGAAGAAGCCTTGGAGGTATAAAGGAATGGAGTCAAGATATGTCCCGTAACAAGGGAATGGTGGAGGCCTATAACACCAATGCTGGCGCCTTGACCTCGGCGGCTGTCCAAGCTATTCGTGGCAGCATGGCCCTGAACGCTCAATTATCAGGCTTGAGTACGGATAATAACGCTGACGATATACCTAATTCTAGAATCGTAGATAAGACTTTTAGTGACGCTGTATTCAATCGTCTTCGTTATGATCAGGAAATGGGGATGTTAGATGATACTAAGGAGAATTTCAAGACAGTCATCGAGTCTATACCTAATAGCGATATAGCCTCCGATATGAATATGACAGATGAGCAGGTAAATGAGTATAAGTCCAACCTTATCAGTGAGTTCAATAAGAAGGTTGATAATTTTACTATGGCCAGCAGATTTGCCGACTCCCTTACCGATGGTATATCCAATAGATCATTTAACACCTATATCTCCAACATGGCTTATAACGGTCTTGAGGCTAAGGATAATTTGGATGATATCGCTAATCAGTTAGGAAGGATATACAATACGGATATAGGACCTGCTTTAGATATATATTCTCGTCTTAATCCTGATTCGAGCAGGGATCTTGAAGAACTCAGGAAGCTTACGGATGATATACAGAGGATGGAGAAGAATATCTTGAGGCTTCAACAAGGTGTTGCGTCGAAGGACGCTCTTGAATCTGATAAGGTCAAGTTAGCCAAGGAGAATGATAGACTTCTTAAATTGACGGAGGATAGAATTGCTTTGGAGAGGAGATTAGCTACGTTAGTTAACTCAGAGACAGATATATCTAAGCTGTTATTAAACAGGAATGAATCAAGGATCAGTGCCGCCGATCTTATGGCAGCTTATGAGACTATAGTTGGTTTTGAGAATGCTGTATCTATCCGTGGGGTTGATAATTATAAAGAGGCTATGGCGTTACTTAGCGAGTATCGTCATAATCTTGTGACTTATAAGAATATAAATGAGTCTCTTCGCCGTATGCGTGATAGGAGATTCATACGGTCGCAGGAACGTGGGTTTATGAAGGTCTTGTCAAACATATGGGGAAAGACTTATGAGGAGGATAATAGTAGATATGATTTCAGGAATACCGATGATCCTGATGCTAATTCCCTTTATGCCAATGATCAGGCCATAGATAAGGCTTATCAAGATGGTCTTATAGGGGAGGATGAGGCATTTATGTTTAAGACATATAATCATATGATAGCCAGATCCATGGAGAACGATATTAAGGCTGATGAAGGTAATATAGTTGAGAGAGTTCCTGATGATGAGGATATTATAAATCCTTCAGATGATAGAGCCAATGATATAGCCATAAAGATCTGGAACGGTAATGAGGATATTTTATCCCCTAGGGAGAAGCAGATATATGATAACAATAAGGATCGTATTGATAATCTCGTAAAAGGATTTGGCGATAACCCTATAGCTAGGATAAATAGGGCTAAGTCGATAATAGATAGATTGAAGATCCATGATAATATTTATGATAATATCAAGGACGCTGTTGATGATATTATAGATATGAATATTAATGGTCTTGATCAGGATCGGGTTAAGGAGGCTATAAAGACCTATAACGATCTTATGAATGAGGCTGACAATGGCAATGAGGTTGACCAGGATAAGCTTAATGAGGCTATTGATATTATCAATAATTATTCCGATGGACCTCTCCTTCAGTTTGTGGAATGGATGAGGTTGTATGATAATGGAAGTATAGCTGTCAAGGATTACGATAAATCCATACCTATGGGTGATATCCTTACAGAGAGCGAACCCGGGACATCCACCGGCAGGACGGAGGTCAACGCCGCCCAGAATCCGGTGGTGTTGATGGCTCAGAAGAGGGAGATCGGTGGGGTCATGTACTATGAGGTTGGTGGAATGAGGCTTGACAGGTTTATGGCGGGGTCCGGGCTTAAAAGGTCTGATGCCACTGATACTGATAATGGAAGGGTGATGGATTTCGCCAACGGAACCGACATATTTACTGTTATAGAGTCAGATAACCACTCAAGATGGATGATTAGCGAGGATGACGCTCAGGCTTTCGAGAACGCTACCGGTGTCATACTGGGGAGGCAGACCGCCTTATCGACCTCCAACTGGTTCATGGTGTATCGCAAGGGGCAGGATGGATCTGTTGTTCCTTATTATACAGGAGATGCATTTGGCTCTAATAATGAGTCGATAAATCAAGAAGCTGCGGCTAGTCTTCGTAAGAACGATATCGTGAGGTTCAAGGTAGATATGTTAGATCCTTATACCAAGGAATTGTATGATAAATACAATAGCCTTTATGCCGTTGATCCTAATTCTGACGAGACCAAGTCTGCCCGTAGTGATTTGGTTAATAATATGGTTATTAAGATCGTGGATGGTGACGGTAATTTTGTCTCGGTGCTTAAGGCCAATGATCCAGACTCAAAAGGTAGTAACGCTGATTTAAGGAGTATGGCCTTTGAGTTATATAGGGATAATGTAGGATCTGTCGCTGGCGAGATTGATATACCGTTCGTAGGCGCAGTCACCAGTGTTTTGCCGGGAAGACCTAATTTTAGCATAAGTGATGATAATGGTACGTTGATGGTATCCGAAAATGACTTTACCAACGAGACGGTTGGCAAGGTAGAGAGCGTAGGATATATAGAGAATGGGGAGGTTACGATGAGGGATAATATCAAGTATAACATATTCCCGTTCTGCACGGCTATTGTTAGGGATAAGTATGGTGATTATAAAAATTCACGTATCCCGGTTGTAGCTATAAAGACAGGAAATGGAAGAAATTACCTGTACCCTGTAAGATTGAAAAATCAGGATATATCATCATTCTCATCTATGATCGGATCGATGGCTGATAGGATTATAGAGGGTCTAGGTGGTGGAGTAAGTATTGATGATATAATGGATCTTAACAACGCTATAGCCAGATCCGGGCTGGATAACAAGACATATATGATTCCGCTGGCGGGAGACGTGGATGTTATCAAGGGACGGCTAGAGGCTGTCAAGGAAGCCGCTAACCGGATGCCTATGACTACTGACGTAAGAGGATGGATAGGTGATTCTAGGACCAAGGAGGATATTTTGATGAATGACGTTACGATCAACATCGATCTTAATAACGATCCTTTCATAGCCCCTAAGTTCAGGATGAGTATCAGGAGGGATGAGACGTTCTTCGAGGATACGGAGACCCCGTTCGTCAACCCGCCCGGTTCCCAATCGGAGTTCGCCTCGCCTACGAAGGCGGCCGAGGATAAGTCTTTGGCTTCCGAAGGTAATATAGTATCGGGAGAAAAAGAAGCCGATGATCCTTGCTAAATAAATTATCTTGATTTATCTTTGCGGTGTCAGTCCATCACCTGACGAGTAAGATATTTAAAAGTTGGTCCCTGTCGGGTGTGTGATGGCCCCGGTGGGGACTCTTTATATTATGCAATTAGATGCTTTTTTACACCGAAAGATTATGCAAGACTTACGCCTCCAGCGAGTGAAGGTCTTGATGATGTTATACACCAGTCATTATTTTGTCAATAACAGACAAAGGCAGTTACTTGACCATACATACGCTTTAAGCAGAAGTCAGGCTTTCGATTATATGACGGAGTTCAATAAAAGACTTAGTGATAAGATAGGTATAGAATGTACGATGGATATTCTTCTGCCTACCGATGATGATAACGCTAATATCATAATCGAGTACAATGGCATCATTAAGAAGTTGATGAGGGAAGCCGAGAAGCTGGAACTTGACACTGACGCTATTAAGGATATGATGCGCGATCTACTTAATGAGTTGAAAGATGATGTTGATCTTAATATCTTGATATTTGACGTAACCCAGTTACTTATAAAATACAATCTATTTAGGTTGGATGCCATAACCGAGCAGGAGTTCAAGGACTCTTTCGTCAGGATGGATAGTAGGAATATGGAGATAAAGAAATTAACTTTATCTGATATTAAGAAGGTGGTGATGATGATGGAGGATAGATATAGTTATATTTCGTCTATATGATAGACAAATATAATTGATTACGTTTTTTGTAAAAATATCTCCTATTTGTTTGTTGTTTTAAAATAAGTGTCTATATTTGCGGTGTCTATCCGTTGCTAGACCAGAAGAAGATATTAATATCGCTTAGGCGTAGGCGATAAATGAGAGCTATCAGTGGAGTAACGGACGCTGGTGGCTCTCGTTGTTTTATATTATGGATGATAATTTAAAATTGTTTGAGAATCCTGATTTTGGGGATGTAAGAGTATTATTAGACGAGAAAAGCAATCCATGGTTTGTTGGTAATAACATAGCCAGATGTCTTGGTTATGAAAACTTAGGGAACGCTGTAAAAAGGTTTGTTGATGATGAGGATTCTATCATTCTTACAAGTGATTGTAAATCAATGGGGTTTAAAATAAACCCCCTTATAAATCAGGCTGTTAGGGAGATCAAATTAATCAATGAATCAGGGATGTATTCTTTGATTATGTCATCTAAGATGGAATCTGCCAAGAAATTCAAAAAATGGGTAACATCGGAGGTTCTTCCTTCTATTAGAAAAACAGGCTCCTATTCTATGCCATCAAAGAATGAACTTCCATCTGATTATATAGAGGCATTAGAGACTTTACTTAAATCGGAAAAGGAGAAGCGTGCGTTAGCTGAGGCGAAAAAAGCGGCAGAGGAAGCCAAAAGGATATCTGATAATATCATCAAAGAACAGGTTCCTATGGTTGAGTTTGCTAAGACAGCCGAAATAGCCCAAGAGACAGATATGTTGATCAGAGAGGTTCGGGAAAGGCTGGAGGCTCATGGGTATGATATAGCGGAGAAGAATCTTCGTATATTGCTTGAGGATAATAAGTTCTTCGCCAAAACCGGTAAGAGATGGTTGCTTTCCCAAAGGATGATAGATCGTGGTTACGCTCGTTACAGGTATCGTGATGACGATGAGTTCTATGGGACTAACACCGTCTATGTGACTCCTAAGGGATTCCAGTGGATCGTGTCTAAGATATCTAGGGAATGGATGCCTAGGTTCTTGGAGTTGAAAGGTAGGGTTCTCAGTAGATCGGATAAAAATATTTTTGCTAAACAATAAGTTTCGTTTTTATAGTTTTAGGATTGAGTTTTTTGTTTGTCCGTGAGGATCGGCAAAATGATTTGTACTTTTCAATAGAAACATAAGGTTTGTTATTATTGTTATTTGGCTCCCGTCCGCTCGTGAGAGTAGGCGGGATTTTCATATCTTTGTAACAAAACGATTTAGCTATGGGTAGATCTTGTTATGTTATAAAAAATAAGGAGGGTGGGGTAGATAATGTCCTTGCCCCGAACGACCAACCATCCGGATTATACCAAAGGGCGATGGAGGTGCTTGGTGACCAGAAGCAGGCCTTATCGGTCTGGGGTACGGCCTACTCCCCCGACTTCGTGTCTTTCTTTGGCGATTGGATGTCCATGCCATCAGAATACGGCTTAGATAGCAATGGGGAGCCTAGGTATGATGATGTCATGTCCTTTATCAAACAAAAGAATTATGCTGTGGGTAATTTCATGGCTGACGAGGTTAAGGATATCAATAATACCATTACTTCCCTGGGCGTTGATAATATCAATGATCTTAACGATATGATCGTATCTAACTTCCTTTCCGGCGGTGATATATTCATCAACAGATATAATCTTGAACGATCCGGGATGTATGATGCTGATGAGATTGATAATATCATGACTAACCGATTGGAGTATGAGCGGGTAAGGGATATGATGAGGAGGATTGTCGATTTTATGTCTGAGGGGGATCTCAATGAGAAGGATACATATTTCTTGTCCTCCGAATCAGGCCTTGGTGATGATTATATGATATATGAGGATGTGTATGATTCATTGGGAAAGAGAAGAGCCTTGAATCCAATAGAGGTAAGGGATACGATCATGAGGGCGGTAGGCGGTATCAGCGACCGCCGGGAGTTTGACCGGGCTTTCACCTCCGTCCCCTACCCTTCCTTGGCGCTCCGGTATCAGGAGGATCAGGATTACGCAGATCGGATGTATGACATGTATCGTAATATGACCCGTATGGAGGTTCGGAGTCAGGACGGAAATACGATTACCGACTCATATTCCAATAGCACCATACCGTATATCAGTATGCCTAAGGACATGAAAGGTCTAAGGGATAAGGTTGGGGAAATGATCAATATGGACGATTTTAAGGACATCAAGGATGTTGCCGGACGTCTATATGACATAGCCATGGATCTTTCCGATATGGGCGTTGATATAAGCGAGGCGATTAGCGATGAGATGGTTATATCTAGGCCGGAGGATATCCGTGACCTTATGGCATCGTTGGATGTCATGTTATCTTCTATACAGAATGGTGATCCGGTATATGATGACTTTATTTCCGATCTTGATAGGATAACAGGGAAAGGGAATCCGATATATGAGGTTCAGGATACTTACTTTACCGGGGATAGGATGGTGTATGTAAGGTCCGGGAAAACATCTCCTTCCGATATGTATGACAGGAACATGTTGTATGTAGGTAGAAATATATACCATAACACGACCCCGATAACCGACACCGATCAGGCCTATGAGGTGCTGGCTGATATCGGGATAGCCCAGCCCTCGTACTTACCTACAGGCGTGGTTCCCCATGGGGCTTCTCGATCTGATATTGGCGTGGTCAAGGATAATATCAAGAAGTTGGTTATGGATAACATCTCATCCTCCAATACGGAGAGTATGATCCTTGCCAGATTGATATATCAACATCCCGTTACCTCTAAGGTGGATGATGTCGATATTGATCGGGAGTTCAGGAGATACGAGGCTAGACAGGGGAAGGATCGGGATTTTATCAAATCCTGTATCTCGTTGAGGAAAATCCAGATCAAGGAAAGGTTAAAAAAATCGGATTTATATAATAATGTCTTGCGTTTCCTTGATTTTAATGGATTTTATAACGTATCTTTGAACCACCATGACAGAGGTACGTTAAAAAACATAGAGATATCGTTGCCGGATGGTCAGGTAAGAGATCTGTTGTTTGATGTGGCTATCGAGTCCAGCGACAGCAGCATGAGGGATCTTTTCTATCTGGATAGACAGGATAGGATGATGGATGTCGGGTTTTACAGGTATCTGTACCAAAGGAATCCGGGCCTGCTCCGGGAGGTCAACGGCGGTGTCGAGGCGAGACCGGACGGCTTGTTCTTGGCTCGTGGAAGGTATGATGATTTCGTGTCTTTCCAATCTGGTCTATATGAGAAGGTGGGTGAGACGGTTAATGGCGGGATATATAGCTTCGTGGATAATTTTATATATTCGGACCCATCATCATATCAGGATAGTATGGTACGAAAGATAGGTGACGTTACGGTAAGAAGTGACGATAACCGTCTATCAAGGGTAGAGGATAATCCCTCATCCAGTAAGATAATTAATGAATACACTGCTAATACAAATAAGTTGATGCGAGATTTTTCGTGTAATTAATCTCTCTTTGACGTCGTGAGACGTTTTCTTTCGAGCATTGAAACATTGAATTTATAGATTTGCATGAATCCGGGCCGTAGTGATACGTTCCGGATTTTTTGTCTTATACCGGTTATTATTAATGCTATTTACATGACATGACGTGCTTTGATGATGACATATATCACGATCCTAGGGTTATTAATTTTTGAACTTTGTAACGCCCGCTATCAGGTGGGGTTATTATTAATTCAAAAATAAATAGACATGGGTACAAGTGGAGACAAAATCGTGCTGTTAGACGGCATGGGTTCCGGGAGCGGTAGCGCCGCTAACGGTTTATTATCTATGATTCCGGGTATGTTTACCAGCCTTTTGGGTGGAAATAAGATGGATCCGAATCTAGTCGCGGCGTTGATGAACGGCCGTAACAACCAAGACCAGTTCGGAGGAGCCAACGGCTGGTGGTTATGGATCATCGTCCTGTTCTGGTTGTGGGGCGGACGTGGCTTCGGAAATGGCCTTGGCAATGGCAATGAATGTTGCGCTAACGGTCTTCCGGCTCAATTGAACAACGACTATGGTCGTGAGTTACTGATGCAGGCTATCCAAGGTAACAGAAGCGCTATCGACCAGATCTCTAACGCCCTTAACTGTTCTACCTCTCAATTACAAAACGCTATCTGTAACGTACAAGGCGCTATTGATAAGGTGGCCGGTCAGGTAGGTATGACTTCTCAGGCCGTTATCAACGCCGTACAGCAACAAGGATGTGAGATCGGTAACCAGATTAGCGCATGTTGCTGCAACTTACAAAGCGCTATGGCTAGTGGATTTAACAACATCCAACATTCGTTAGACACCGTAGGATGTAATATCCAGAACGCTATCACCCGTCAGGGATATGAGAATCAGTTGGCTATTACCGGTCAGACGAACGTATTGCAGAACAACTTGACTAACGGCTTCAATAACGTTATTCAATCCAACCAAGCCCAGACTCAGGCGTTGGCTGCTAAGATAGATCTTCAAACTCAAATCATCAATGACAAGTTCTGTCAACTTGAGATGCGTGAGATGCAGAATACTATCCAACAGCTTCGTGAGGAGAAACAGGCTTTGGCTACTTCCGCCATCACCCAACAACAGACACAGAACATCGTTAGCCAGTTAGCTCCAAAGGCTCCGGTTCCAGCCTACGTTGTACAGAACCCGGGTTGCTGCTATACTCCTACCGTAAGGGTGGCTAACGAATGTGGATGCGCTTGCGGCACTACTAACGCCGTATTATAAGAAAGGGGGACAATATGGCTGATTTCAGAGGATATATGATCGGTTCATTCGCCTCCTCTCGTCTTGACAGGGGAGGCATCCCGGTAGTAGCCACTACTGGAAAGGTATCTGACGCTTCTGCGGCCGAACCTACGGTTGATTTTGGCATCAATCCGTGTCAGTGGAACTCACTACCTCCGGAAGGAATATTGTTATGGAAAGTCCGTCATCCGGTGACGGAGACAGAGGCTAGTTATCCCGCCACGATCGTTCTTCCGTCTGGCTTATCCACTACCACTCCTGTTACGGTATCCAACGCCGGGGTTATCGTCAACAAGACACCTATAGTGGATAAGGTTGGGGCACATATGACAGGGCAGGATATTACGACTCCCGTGGCTTCTAGTGATCCTATAGTAGGGGCCTACACCGAGCATCTTGTGTATTATAACAAATGCACCGGCGTGTTCAGGATGTTGGGTCATACGGCTACGGCGGCTACCGCCCCTAGCGCATGAATTTACTAAGAAAGAACAGGGAGGGTAACCTCCCTCCCATTTAAAAAGATCGTTATTATGTTTAAGGATTTAAAGAAAGGATATCAGGTTTATACGTTGGATACCTCAGGGGTTCCTAAATTCTTTATGGGTACGGTGGTTAACGTCTCGGAGCCTAGGTTCGCCCAGTCCCAGTTAGGTCAGTATCAGCAGTTGCAAGATCGGGTTATGGATCTTACTATAGAGGTGGACGGGAAGTCCATGACATACGTAGTTCCAGAGAACCAGAACGTGGCTATGGCCAACGGCATTACGCTAGCCTGCTCCGTGGATCCGATAATGAACCACCTGAACGCCATGAAACGAACCAGTACGGATATCGTGAATAGCGTGGATAAGAATAAGGAGATCATAGAGGCATGCGACAGTATCTTGGAGGATATCAATCCTACTTTTAAGCAGACTAAGGATCAAGACCGAAAGATTAAGAATCTTGAGGAGAAGGTCGATAGGATGGGGTCTTCTTTCGATGAGTTAAAAGAGTTGTTAATTAAAAAATTAGGTTAAGATGAGAGTTATAGATTTAGGCAACGGCCAAGAGGAATATGATGATGAGATCTACGACCGCAGAGGCGGTAGGGGACGCTCACGCCGCTCCGACGGCACTTATATGGGTTACGATGGTGGCGTATATGATCATTACGGTAAGGAACGTGACGGGATGATGGAGGAGCTTGAGCGCCGTGAGCGTGATCTCGAAAGACGCGAGAGGGAACTGGAGCGTAACGAGCGGGAGCTTGAGAAACGTCAAAGACATCATGAGCGGGAGGATGAGATGTACCGTAAGGGATGGTTTGGCGAGCGTGACATCCGTGACGAGTACGATGGTACGGAACCTTATATGCGTAGAGGTAGGAGAAGTCGTTACTACTGAGGAGCAGACGCTGATGACCCGGATTATAAGCGGTATATAGACACCCATGGATATCACTTTTCCAAGGAGTTGGCTAGGGAGGCCGCCGATAAGATGCTTAACGCCGACGGATCCAAGAGAAGATGGACGATGGAGGATGCTAAGCAGATGTTCGATAAATGCGGGGCCAAGAAACCTGATAACGCCACTTGGGGAGATGTCCAATATCTGTTCGCTATGTTCTATAGCGACTACTTTCCTAAGGTATTGGACTGCGACCAGAAAATAGTCAAGGCTGTCTTGGCTTATCTGGAAGACCCTGACGCCCCTGAAGGGACGGCGTTTGTAAGGTATCTGGCGGTGCGGTGCTTCGTCGGTGACACAATCAAATGGAGTGAGATGATATAAGACTGATACAACGTTGGAGAACCCTGTCGGCGATAGAATACCGATGGGGTTTCTTTTTGCCCGTAACTTTATTATGGCTACATTTGTTCGAGGTAGATCTTTTGTTCATAGGTAGGGCGGGCGGGAATGAAAAAAGGATATCCTCACGGACACCCTTCCCCTTGGTTGAAAATCACTTAAAACATTATGAGTTACTACTACACCGCAAATATAGATAAATAAACGTGAATAGCAATGGGTAAGGGGTATTATTGGATAGAACCTGTGGATCGGACGTTAAATGATTTTCAGTTTTATAAGGCACGTATCGTGGGTGATCCTGAATATGACGAAAAACATCATCGTGTTATATTGAGGACTGATAAGTACTTCCCTGTAGGGAGTATCTTCCATGTCTTGAAAGACTCGGAGATGTTCGTTATAGAGAGGAAATTCAAGACATGGGGGAATAAGTATGTCATTAAGCCTTGCGAGGGTGAATGGGAATGGGGGTCTGTCCAGAAGCTGAAAGACAAGGCTATTATATTCCGTAGCGGATTCCTGCGTGGGGACGGTAGCTTCTAACACTACCCGTATCTCCCCCCCCCTATATTTCTTGGTGTGTATGTATATAGCTATATTTGAGCAAAAATAATTATGATATGGAAGATTTTCAAGGTAAATATAATGGCGAGCAGATAGAGCAGCTTTTGGATAAGGCTAATGATATTGATCTTTCCAAATACGCTCTTAAGACGGATAACGCCCCTACCGCCACAAAATTACAGGCAGCTAGGGCCATAGCGCTGTCCGGTGCTGTTAGCGGTAGTGTCTCATCGGACTTTGGGAGTAATGTTACTATCTCCACGACATTGGCGAACTTTGACGCCTCTAAGATCACGTCCGGTACTATCGATATAGATAGGTTGCCTAAGGCGGCCTTAGAGAGAATGGTCGTGGTGGCTGACGATACGGCAAGGTTTAAGCTTACTACAGCCACGGCTCAGGTTGGGGACACGGTTAAGGTGACGGCCACGAATAAGATGTATCTGGTCAAGGATGATAGTAAGTTGAATACTGAGGCCGGTTACGAGCCTTATACGGCAAGTTCGGCGTCATCTGTGCCATGGTCTGGAGTGACCGGCAAACCTAGCACCTTCGCTCCACCTACGGCGGCGGCCTCCACCTTAGGTGGCGTAAAGGTAGGATACACGACTTCTGGCAAGAACTATAAGTTACAGGTTGACGCTTCTGGTAACGCTTTTGTTAATGTCCCATGGACAGATAATAATACGACCTATAATCAGGCCACGGCTGATACTTTAGGATTGGTTAAGATCGGTTATTCCTCTAGTGGGAAGAACTACGCCGTATCCTTGGACTCTAATGGGAAGATGTATGTGAATGTCCCTTGGACTGATAATAACACGACTTATGCTCAAGCCACGAGCGATAATCTAGGTCTTGTTAAGATTGGATACTCTGCCAATGGCAAGAACTATCCCGTTGCTCTTGACGGTAGTGGTAAGATGTACGTGAACGTCCCGTGGACGGATACCAACACTACATATTCCAATATGGGGGCGGCAACCTCCTCTACTGCGGGAAAGGCCGGTTTGGTTCCCGCCCCAGCCGCAGGTAAACAAGCCTCTTTTTTACGTGGTGATGGCACGTGGGTTGTCCCTACTAATACTACATACGCCAAGGCCAATACATCGACCCTTGGGCTGGTAATGATTGGATATGCGGAGAATGACAAGAATTATCCGGTAGAACTGGACGGTAGCGGAAAGATGTATGTCAATGTGCCTTGGACAGACACTAATACGACGTATGGTGTTGTAGGAGCTAACGGGTCTACAGGTCTGGTAAAGAACGGGAGTACGGTAACCAGCGCTTCTGGCTATACCGCCTGTCCTATTGTCAGTGGTGTCCCTTATTATAAAGACACTAATACCACTTACGCCAATATGAAGGCAGCTACGGCTTCAGCGGCTGGTGCTGCGGGATTGGTCCCGGCTCCCGCAGCGGGGAAACAGACGTCTTTTCTTCGTGGCGATGGAACATGGGTCGTGCCTACCAATACCACGTACGGGTTGGCCTCCACTTCCGCCAACGGCTTATTGAGACAGCTTAATGGTAGCACCTCTAATTTTATGCGTGGAGATGGTACATGGGCTACCCCTCCTAACACGACATATGCCGTGGCCAACGAATCCACTAATGGATTGATGGCGGCCGCCGATAAGAAGACCGTGAACAGGCTTATAGGAGTTAATACGGTCACGACATTAGCCAACCTGCCTATCACCAAGAGAAGTATCACGGCCACGCTATCAGCGGCTACCACCCTATCCGTGGCGTCAGGTATGCAGATAGGAGAGGAGCTGATGATCAGGTGTGTCCCGTCTGCGGCCTTTACTCAAGCCATACCAAATTCAGGAGCTTATGTAAGCATGAGTGGTACTTCTATAACCACTACAGCTAACAAGCCTTTCGAGATAAATATCTGGTGTTACGCTTCAGGCAAGTATAGCATCGCCGTTAAAGAACAAGATTAAAGAATAGATTATGGCATATACATATATAAACAGGGAAATATATCCCAATATGTTGGTTTTAGACGAACCTCTTGATGATAATTACGCTAAGGGTAATAGCTATGATGATTATATTAATGGCAATCCGATTCCATGGATAGAGCTGGGAGAGGAGCAATTGGCGTTCAAGGAAGCTAATCCTAAAGCCACGGTTAAGGAGATCATTGAGGCTAGGTTAGATGAGTCGAGGATTCTTAACGAGGAGAAATCGGCTAAATATGAGGAGCTGAGATCTTATGAGACTGAAAATCTCCATGAGTTTTTCTTGGATGATCAAGATATTTATATTCCTGAATATGACAGACGTAACGCTTTGGCTGATGGGGCTATAGTCGGTAAGATAACGATTATGGGCCTGGAGTTCGATATGACGGAAGGCAAGATCTTGATCGGGATGATGGATAAGTACGATAACGATCTGACAACGGCGTTAGGGGACAAGCAAAAGCAGATCAGTATAGCCACTACCGTAGAACAGGTGAGAGCTGTCGATGTTCAGTCCGGCTATCCTGATAAGGTAAGTGTTACCACGGCGTACATCCAGCAACAGGCGAAGGAGAAGGATGCTCTCGATCCTCAAAAAGTAGCTGTCGAGTTTTCTAGGATGTTGGTTAATGACAAATCTTTATCCTTATCATCCAACGAGAAATTGGATGTTAAGGTCCTATTTCCTATATGGGGACAAGAAGGAGCGGAGTTCGGGCTATCCGTGGATACCGGATTTTGTCTTAGGGTAGTTAAGGAGGATACGGATATCCTTTACGAGGTTATCCAGCCTCATACGTTATCGTCAGAATGGGAGCCTGGACTCAGTACGGCCTCCTTATATAAGGTTGTTGACAAGGAGCATGCCGGGACTATAGGTGATCCTATCCCTTATTTCCCTCCTATGGAGATATTTAAGGATAAATATTACATTCAGAACGCTGACGTGTATAAATGCACAAGGGATAGTGGAACTCCTCTTAGTCATAATTTAAAGGACTTAGTAGGGTTGTATGTTGAGGTTGTACAGGGCTAGTCGTATCTACCCCCCCCCCTATATTTGGCTTGTGATATGATACAAGTTATTTTTGGCATAATAAAATGGCATTTATAAATAAATAGATTATGGCTTCACAAAAATTTGGTTTCGTAACCGTCGACCCGGTATCAGGATCAGGAGATCAGGCGGTTAATTTCTCCGGTGAGAAACACACCGGTCGTCTTCAACGCACTATCAACCTTACGGTCACCACGAACGGCGGGGCTAAGAAGGCGTTGGTAGTTAATCAGGCAGCGGCTGCTGAGGTGGTAAGATCAGACAGCCCTAACGCTTCCGTACAAAAGACAGGTGGTAATGTTACCATCACCGGTAAGTCTAACAGTACTAAGCTTACATTTTCGGTCACGCCGGCTAAGGAGAACGGGCTTACGTTACAGCTCCCGGATGACTACACGGCGGCTGGAAAGACTACGGCTAACGGAGCGGTTATCGCCGACGACCCCGGAGCCGCTGGCGAGTTCGTTTGGAGCATCACGATCTCGGACGTACCGGCCAACGTCACGATCGATGAACTGACGGCTACATTGAAAGTAATCGCCGCTGATGATCGGACAGCCAACGTGACGGTAACTCAAGCCGTTGGAGACTCTACTATCGAGCTTGACAATGAGACTATTAACTTGGATGTAAATGGTACTCAACAGACGGTTAACGTAACATCTAATGACAGCTGGACATGGGCGCAAGCTGCGGCTAGGACCGTATTGAAGATGATGAGACGATAATCGTATTAATATCATGTGCTAGAACCCCGATCGACTAAAGCCGGTTGGGGTTCTCTTGTTTTATTATCTTTGTGGGTAGATGATAATTAAAAGACATAATTATGAGTGATTTGAATATTAATTGGAAGGACGGGGTAGGCGAGGTAACGGACCAGCCTCTGACCGTCAGCCCGGGGTCCGGGACCGGTAACGCCGCCGTTTCTTTTGGCTCGGTAATGAACAAAGGTCTTGACCGTACCCTTGAGTTGGAGATAACAACCCCCAAAGGCGTTAAAAAGACGCTTGCGGTGAATCAGGAGGGATGTAGGCAAGCTTATATCACGAGCGACGGGAAACGGTGGCTGACTAGCGACAATCGGGTGTATGGGGTGTTGAAGAGTGACGCTCCGTGTCAGTGCAACGGTACTTGCCTTATTTCTTATGTCCGTCCTGATGGAAGCATAACGGACGCACCTTCCGATAATTGTATAGGCGTTGTCCTTAACGCTCAAGGTAAGAGATTTATGATTGAGAAATATGAGGATCTTAATGAAAGCTATGTAACAGCCGGAGCCGGGAAGGACAGCACTTCCATTTTTTATTGGGGTGGATATGGTACGGATCAGACCGGCATTACAAATTATGACAAAGTAGATGGAAGTGATATTAGAGGTTACCTAAAACCGGAGTCGGGTTCATACAATGGTACCCCTAACCTTTCGGCAAATATTACTGCCTGGACAAGCGGGGCTTTATCTGATTGGAATAGAAAATCCAATTCAGAGATATTAAAAGGAATAACTACCGGTGGTGGGTCTTATACTTCCTATGCGACAATTGGCCATGTGCTTAATACGTTCTTAGCTAGTGCTGACGCTAAAGGATATGATGATTGGTATATCCCATCATGCGCTCAACTTGCGTTAATATTTATGAACTTGACGAGTGTCAATAACGCATTATCGGCTATTGGTGGACAACAACTCAGTCCATCCAAAGCCTATTGGGTTAGCTCAGAGTTTGACTCCAACAGTGGGCATCGCGTGTACTTCAAAGATGGCAGCGTGAACGGCAGCAGTAAGGGCAGCCGTTATAGTGTGCGGTTCATCAGGGACATTTAACCATGGAACTGCTTTGTTTTTACAAAATTTGTAATTACATTTGTGGCGCATGTCCATCACCATGCTTTTCATCGCTAATTTATTATAAAGGGATACAGGTCTGTGATGGGATCGGTATCCCTCTATTTTTTAATATGGAGAAGATAAATGTTTTCGATGTTCAGATTCCTGATGGAAGACAAATCCGTTGTATGTCGTATAATAAGGTTACTTATTTTGATCTTGACGATATATGTAAGTTATGTTTCAGTTCATACGATTTACATGATGTGGCTGATACCAAGGTTATGAGTGAGTTCCTGCACCGTGATGGTGATCGTTATTGGGTTACGGTAGATGGCGTAAGGCAGTTGTATCGTAGAGTTGAGTGTAAGATGTGTTTTGAGGTTATAGAAAAATTAAGGGGATTATGAGAGAAAAGAAATTTGATTTCGTGATATATCCGTTGGATTTGATTATCACGGTTGGATTAGATTATAAGACGTTGTGTGATCGTTTCGAGGATATGGAACCTGAGCATAATGGGGAATGGGGAAATAAGGAGGATATGGACAAGGAAGCGTCTTTTGTGAATTTGGTAAAGGATAGGGATGATGATGGTCGATTCGCTATACTTTGGAACTTTTCGAGCGATGATGATATAACGATAAAAAAATACCTGCCATGAGTCATTTCATGTAGCCATGAGTGTATGTCAGTTTTGTAATATGTCGCTTGGATTTAAGGTTGGAGAGGATGAGCACGCAGCGTATATAGCTGGTTTCGCTGGTGGTTGTGCTTATGATTTTCTCTATAGTAATAGTACAGAATAGATATAGATTCATTTGTGAAATATAAGAATATCAGCCTCCGCTTATTTGTGGGGGCTTTTTGTTTATCTTTGTCAAAAACATGAAGTTATGTCAAGTTGCGTAATTAAAAGAAATAGTAAGGGTAAGATAACCCGTGTCTTGACCCCTTCCGGAGAGGTATCTACCTTGTTCGACAAGATAGCGGGTATAGCCGCCGTAAGTGACCTTAATAAGGCCGCTGAAGCTTATATGACTATTTATAACGATAAGTTCAGGTCTAAGTTCGGAGACTGGACGAGATCCGTGCCAAGAAATAAGGAGGCCGCCAGATCCATAAGCGCCAGACTTAGCGCCAGCGAGTGGGGTCAACTTATGTCAGCCAAGGTCTTGTCCGCCATAAGCGATATGGATGCCCCGGCGTTGGCCAGAAGCCTTGGGAATAGCGACAATGTCGTGGCTTATCTTACCTCCGGGGAGGCAGGTGATGTCAATGATATGGCGGTGGTAGATACATCCACGGTACAGGAGGTGGATCTGGATTCCATAAACGAGAATAATGTTGGCGATACGATACTGAAAGAGGCGTCATGGGATGATATAAGGGCTATCAGGGAGAATATAGATATTAGGGAGACAGCCCGTATGTTATGGAAGGCCGTGGAAAGCGCTTTTACCGGGCAACGACCTAATATCAGGGTGAAGGGTGGAAATATAGATGGTGAGATCATATTTTCTGGTAATGTCTTGCCGTTAAATAATATTGAGAATTATACTCCTCCATCTTCAAGACTGGTATATGATTCCGGTGAGCCTCGCCTGTTCTTTAGATCGGATGACGGCAAGATACACGACTCTTACGCCAACGCCATAAAAGGATCGTCCGGTGGGCGGGTCGAGGCCGGGTTCTTGGCCGGCAGTGTCGAGGAGAGCGACGTCCCGTCCGGTACGGCTGACATCTCCTTTGGCTCTTCCTCCATAACCCTCAATAACAGTGAGTCATTTATCCCGGTCCTTGGTATTAGCTCAAACTCAGATATAAGTACTCGTGGAGGGTTTATTAATTACCTTATCAAGAAAGGTATGTTGAGTGGGGAACGTATAAGACTAGGGGATAGATATTATCTTACTGGAGCCGGCAATTCTGATGGTCTTAAGATCTATAACGCTATGAATGCCTTATCCAGCCTCAGGAATAGGTTTGGAAGTCAATCCTCTGAGATGAACGTATTGGGTTCTATAGGTTTTGATACGGAGGTAAGTAATGATCTTGATCTTATCACTACGTCCGGGGAGAAGGTTACGGTAAGCAGACCGGAGATCAAGGGTATGTTAAGGCAAGGTAAGTTCGAGGAGCTTAATAATAAGTATGATGGATTCATGGAGCTAGCCTTGTCGTTGATGATGGAGGATAACGCTTTGTACGGGAGTAACGTCCGTGGGGTTATCGAGAATGAGAAGGCGGAAGATCTCCAGAATAGGACTGATATCACCAATATCTTATCCACGTTAGGCATCCGTGTGATGGGTATGTCTGAGTATATGGATAAGTATAAGATGCGTAATGGCGTGGATCCTTCGGCTAGGGCCTTATCTGACATGGCCAATGGGGTTATCGCCTTGGCTGAGGGGGCTACGGTAGAGGATCTCAATGAGGAGGTGGCTCATTTCTTGGTCGATACTTATCGTAACCAACAGGAGATTGACGAGGTGCTGGATTCTGTTGTCGGCACGTTGTTATGGAATCAGTTCGCTGGTCGTTACTATGAGGTGTATGGGAAGGAATACCAAGGAGAGGAGCTGGATCGGATGGTGAAGCGGGAGATCCTAGGTAAGACGTTGGCCCAGCGGTTCGTGCCGGGCATGGAACAGGCGGTAGAGGATCTGACCTCGTCCGAGGACGCCCAGCTCTCATTGTTTGGCAGGATGGTACGAGCTATACGTAATTTCTTCTCCAGCCAAAGATCGGATTTAAATAAGGTACTTGACAGGATAAAGGAGTCGGCGTTAGCTGATGATCCAAGCGCCTTTGACGTGCTTCTGCTAAAGGATAGCGATCATCTCATGTACTCGTTATCGGACGTTGACGTGGCTAATAAGTTGATCAAGAACGGTAGGTCATTGGAAAGGCTATACACCAGATTGCAGAGGATGAGATCAAGCCAAAGCCAGAGGATCGGTGAGAGTATCTCCCTTCTACGTGATATAGGCGAGAAGGTAAGACAAGTCGGGGGCGAGCTTAATAAAAACAACAACCTGTTATCCACCAAGAGCGTTATAGCTACAGCCAAGGCCGAGGTAGAGTATTTGGTTACGGTTGCCAGTAGCTTGCGTAAGAGCGACAAGGGATTGGATTATGAGACGATACAGGTTATCGATAACGTATATGGGGAGATAGTACCGTTAATCAGGAATCTTCGTGGATTCGTCAATAATCAGGCGGCGGATTATTATAGCAACGATAAGGTTGGTATGGTAGAGGATATGGATGATATATTGCGGATGGCTGAGACATCTATGTCTGATATAAACGCCCTTCGTAGCGATCGTAACGAGGATTGGCTGGATGGACAGCTCCGGATGTTTAATATCCCGGAAAGATATTGGAATGGGATAAAGAAGTTGATAAATAACATCCATAAGGATATCAATGTCATGTCCCGGTTTTTCGGGACGTTAGAACATAGCGGGAACGCTATCTTAGGCATGTTAGGGCAACGTCTTGCCAAGGCTTATAACGACGCTCATGTTGAGGGCGTGGCTAATATCAATAAGATGACGAAGATGATGAAAGAGCGTGGATGGGGGATAAAGGATAATGAGGATCTTATACAGAAGATAAACGGTAAGAACTCTGATTACCTTGATTCGTCCCGTGATTTCGCCAAATACGATTTACTGTATCGGACAGAGCAGGCGAAAGCTATTATTGATATATATGATCTTAAGAATGTTATGGGTAAGACCGAGAAACAGCTTATTGATCTTCTTCTATCCGATAGAGGTCTTAAGGTGAAGACTCGTGACGATATCGTAGGATATGATGGGGATAAACCTATTACGAAGGAAGTATATCATATATTCAAGCCTACCATTCAGAATTTCGATATCTCGGACATGACGTTCGAAGATCAGCAACGATATCTCGATGCGATAAATAGGTGGTTGGATGAGAATCGTGAGAAACCTATGGTGCAGGCTTATTACGATAAGATCGAGAATGTGAACAAGAAGGTAGAGGAAAGGCTGGGTCGCAGGGTATCACAAGCTACATCCGATTTCATGTCTCGTATCCGCAGGAGTAGATATGTGGCTATGGATAAATTCGTGAAAGACGGGAAAGTGGATTGGTCGGCATTCCAATCCGATCCTATAGCATGGAGATCTTATCTGGATATCCTTCGTGATAGGGCTATAGCCAAGAGCGAGTGGTATTCCGACGGTACACCAAAGGAAGCGGGGTCCGAGGCGTTGATGATGTCCGAGGAGATCAAGGCATGGGACGAGGCATGGACAGAGGAGTTCGGGAATACCAACGAGGGTCGTAAGGCTTCCGCGGAGTTCAAGGAGATACTTCGCGGGATAGAGCGGTCAGAGGGCGGTAAGGCGGCGTTCGAGTTCCTGATGGCTGGCGGTCATCTTGGTTTCTCTAAGGATATGTGGGGATCCGAGGAGGGTGATTATTACGAGAATCTGGTTGATAAGATCACGGAGCAATCTGTATCATCATCAAGGATAGAGAAGGTAGAGGAGGCGATGGCAACAATAAATGAGATCAACGATCAGTTAAGACCTTTGCTTATTCAGTACCGTGACAGTACCAGATATGGCGAGTATGATTTCGATCGTCTTCGTGGGTCATCGTCATTAAGGAAGATAAACGAGCTATACGACCGTTTGGCCGAGGCCAAGAGCGTTATTAACGCCGCCGCTTCCGCTGAGGATATTGAGATGGATATGCCTGATACGGTGGAGAGTGGAGTCACGGATTCCTACCGTAACGCTCTAAGGGACGCCATGGCGTACGACAAGGGCATGGATGAAATTAAATTCGCCAAGGAGCATATGTCCGCCCGCTCCCGGAGTCAGGTGGATAGGATGGCCGCCAAGCTGTCCCGGAAGAACCCGTCATGGACAACCGTGGAGGTGGCGTTCTTTAGAAAGAAATACGGTCCTGATTTCGGTGATAAGCTGGCTAATGATATAGCTATGGGTAAGGCTAATAGTATACTTATCGAGTACGCCAGAACTCGGCTATATCCTTATATGAGAAAATACTCTCCCAAGGGATATTCTGATTTCGTTAGGAAGATAAATAACGGTACGTATAAAGTATCCGAGTTCTTTGATGCCATGGAAAATGGTATATCAAAGGAAGAGAGCGTATCCCGTTTCGGGTTCGATATTAATATGATTGACTTATCGATCAATAACCAGTGGCTAGAAGAGACCGATGCCGAGAGTTCTTTCCGTAATCCTAATTATAATCCCGATCTGGGCTATGGATATCATACGCCTAGGTTTGATAAGTACAAGAACGAGGCTTTTTTCAAGAAATACGGTATTACCAACGAAGGGGAGGAAGCTACGATCAATAAGGATAAGTGGGAGATGAGGAAGGAGCTGCTTAACATAAGCCGTAAGGCTATGGAGGATTATGACGAGCGGTTCAGGAACATCTACCAGATACCACAAATATCCAAGGGCGGCGTGGAGAGGATGGTGCAGGCCGGGGTTGACCCGAAGGCGGCCATCGGCAACGCCGTGCGTGATATTGTTGGCGAGAGGGTGGATGACCCTATACACGGTCAAGGGCAAGACCTAGGAGAGCTTGATGAGAACGATAACAAATATCGCATGATCCCCAAGTACTATCTGAGTAAGCTAGAGAATGCCGATGACGTATCTCATGATTTCGCGTACTCCTATTCCATGTTATCCTTACAAGCAGCCGCTTACAAGCATAAGAGAGCGGCTTTGGATGATGTCATGGGATACAGGAACATGATGCTGGAGACACAATACGACGGCGGTAAGAATCCGGAGGCAACGCATGCCTATAGGATGTTTCAAGATTGGGTTAACGCCAGTATCTATGACGTTAGGATAAATAACAAGCGTATAGAATGGAACGTAGGAAGCTATAAGGTGGACCTTAATAAGCTAGCTTTTATGTTTACTAAGTTCGTATCCAAATCCAACTTAGGCTTCTCCCCGTTCGTCGCGGCTACCGGCGCCCTTACCGGGCAGGCCAACTTCCTTTTGGAGGGTATGGTGGGGCAGTATATAAGCAAGGACTCCATGAAATACGCCTATGGGGAAGCCCAGAAACAGTTAAGTACGTACGTGTCTGAGATCGGGGACATAAACCGTACCAACAAGCTATATGTCGTCGGAGAGGCCCTAGGTGTGTTTAATGTCCGCAACCGTGTACGATCGGCGGCGTACAACAAGATCTGGAGAACCTTATTCCGGAACCTGCCGTTTAAGATGATGGAGGTTCTTAACTCCCCGTTGGATCCGCAGGTTATTATTTCGGTCATGGATGATACCCGCCTATACGAGGGTCAGTTCTGGTCATACTCCAATTTCAAGGAGATGATGATGAAGGACAGGAATATGTCCGCTAACGAGGCTAAACGCGATTGGGAGCGTTTAAGGGATTATTCTATGTGGAACATGGTAGACGTCAAGGATGGAAAGATCGTGGCTAAGAACGAGACTAACAAGGATATTATAGATCGATACATACCTACATTATCTAGTAGAGTCAGAAGTATGGTACAGATCTGCGACGGCGCCTTGAACGAGCAGAACCGGGTGGGGGCTAGCCGGAACGCTATCCTTAACATGGTGCTGCCTCATCGTGGATGGTTTATATTGGCCGTGCAGCGGGCGTATAAGAAAGCCGGTTTCAATTTCCAGACCAACCAGTTCGAGGAAGGATATATGAGGACATTATGGAGACTGGCCGGGGATGTTTACAATACTATGTCCGAAGGAAGGATGGGAGAGATATATGATGTGATGAAGGAGGAGTATAATAAGCTTAATCCTTATGAACAGACTAATATTAAGAGATCTATTATTAATATGGCGGTATTCGCTACCATGATAGCCATAGGACGGGCGTTGATGGGATACAGGGAGGATAATGAGGATAGTTGGTTCGGGCAGTTCATTACCTATATAGGATTCAGGACGATCAATGAGATCGCTTCCCAGACATCCCCGTTCATGGAGCTTAACGCTATAGATATGTTACAAGACCCGCTGGTTACGGCCCGGAAGTTAGGTGATCTCACCGATCCTCGAAACTGGGATCCTTTCGCTACCGTCCAGACCGGAGTGTATAAGGGCGAGAGCAAGCTATGGAGGCAGCTCATGAAGTTCTCATTTGGTAAGCAATGGTATAATATCAAGACGGCTAGGGATATTAAGCAGACATCCGACTACTGGTTGATGACCAACGGCATGACGATGGGATTCTTCTTAGGAGGCAGGGATAAGGACGAGTCCGGGGAGGACGCTAATTGGTACTTTGATAGAGGAAGATAGCCGATATAGTATGACAATAAAAAAAATAGCCAGTCAATTGTTTAAGACAATTTGATTGGCTATTTTTGCATTCCCATCTATCCATCCCGGACGGATGGGAATAAACATTCTATTCATGAATGCAAATGTAGATCTTTTTCATGATTCCACGAAGAATAGTAGTGGAATTTTGACGTCCGAATCCAACGAAATGGATTTAAACATATTAATACCGGTAGTAGATAATAACAACCACAAGGTTGTAGACGCAAGATTCCTTCATGCGTTTCTTCAAGTAAGGAGGGATTTTACGTCATGGATAAAAGATCGTATATCTAAATATGATTTTATTGAAAATCAAGACTTTGTGTTGATAAAATATGATTATTTAGGTAACTTACTGAATGACAGACTCCCCGAAACGGGGGAGTCTGATACACAGATAGTTGCTAAAACGGATTATCTTCTATTAATAGATATGGCTAAAGAGCTATGCATGGTAGAAAATAATGATAAAGGAAAGATAGCCAGAAGGTATTTTATAGAGAAAGAAAAAGAACTGAGAGCCTTAAAAGAGTTAGAGGATAATCGAAAGCATTGTTTGCGCATCCCCGACTTTTCTGATCCGGCTAAAGCCGCAAGAGCATGGGCTGATGAGTATGAGGCCAAGGTGAAGGCCGAGAAGGAAGCTATGTTGGCACTAGAAGCCAAGAACAAGGTCGAGGAGGAAAAGAAGATTGTCCAAGCCGAATTAAATACGGCTATAGATACGATAAAGGAGAATGAACCGGTAATTGATATGTTTAAAAGGTCTATTCCAAGAGAAGGTGTTCTTATCCGTGAATCATCAAAATATTTTGAGCAGTTCGGATATTATATCGGGATAAAGAATATGTATCCGTTATTACAGGAATTAAAATATGTTTTTAGGAACGAGAGAGGTAGGATAGAAGCGTATCAATCCGCCCGTAATTCCGGATTGGTTATATATGGATCTGATCCCGGTGATGAATATTGGGAAGCTAAGGCCGTGACTGTTATGATAACATTAAAGGGATTTGTTAAACTGGAAGAATTGTCAAGAAAGAAAAGGAGCGTTTTTGAGAAATATGGTAGGTTTACGATATGATGCCCCTCACTGTAATCATTCTGATAAAGGCAAGGCTATTAGAGCGCTTACTGGTGATAATAGATATTGATTATAAAGTTTTTGCCCAAAATGGTAAAAACCCTACTGAGGGAAGATCGACAATTGTATGTATGATAACTGAGTTTTGCATGGAATGTTTGATAACAAGGAAAGAAAGATGGGTATAAATAAATAGTTATACTATTGATGCTTAATGTAATCCAAAAATGGATTTACATAATAATAGAAGGATAGGAGATTGTCACCCTATCCTTCTACTGTTATCAACCCTTATATTTATCTACAAAATCATCCACATCTATATACTCACATCCGAAGTTTTCAGCCGTCTTCTTATCGGAGTCGGAGAACTGTCCTTCTTTCCCGGAAGCATCCCCGATCATCAAGATAGTATCGTATACGATCTTTTCTTCCTCATCTTCATCATCGTTCATGTATTCGATGAAATCCATATACTCTTTTATCATCCCTATATTCGGCTTCCTATTGACGTTGCGTTTATTATTGCTTTCGCAGTAATAAGCACTTACGGATATATCCGTGTAATCTTCCAAGGCGCTAATCTATTTAATGAGTCAATCAGCTTACATTCTTCTGGGGTGCATTCGACTCCCGCTTCAGTATAATATTTCATTCCCATATTATTGATTTGTTTAATTTACGAGCCTCTGATAAGGCTCGTGTTAGTATATCCTTTTTTCTTATAATCTCCTTATATCTTTTGATATTCATTTTTATTATCTTCATAATAAGTTCTTTTGTTTTAATAACACCAACATCTTATTCCAATCAACATATCCTTTATCCGTGAGCGGAGTGCCGATATTCCTGTCATCTATATAATAATCACAATACAATTTTGGTGATGATGATACTGGTTCAGGATTATAATTTACTGAGTATAGATTAATATGGTTATATTTGAACCAATCCACCGCATCCTGTAGATATCTACCATCTCTCACTGTATACAATATCAGTAGATTCCTATCAGCTAATTTCCTCAATACGCTAGCAGCCCCGATATTGTCTCCTACATAAGGGTATAAGTCTGTCACGCATGTCCCATCGAAATATATCCCTATTATTTTCTTCATATTATATATCTTATAATAAATACTCTTCTATTTTCTTAGCCATATCAATAAGCATCTCACATCTAAGGTCGTTAAGATCCTTACAAAACCTCATCTCCTCCTCATGCTTTTCCTCCGGCGATCTGTTATCACTTATACTGTAGCATGGTGATGAGCATATCGGTATGGGCTTCATGGCATCTATGGCTAATTTGATAGCCTTTTCTTTGATATCGCTTATATTAATTTCTTTTTGCATCCAGATCATACCGCTATTATGGCAATCAGGGAAATCGATATGATCAAAGTCACGTATTGAACAACATCCCTCGTTATAAAAACAACATCCTGTACAATGATCTTCTTTTATCTCCGGAATAGCCACGTATGTCTTTCCTTCGTATATTCTAACTTCTCCCTTTCTTACCTTATTCGTCTTATTCATCTTATCAAATTTTTATATCCTATTTTCTTTAACTGCTCTTCGGTAGCTTTCTCCTTCGGGAACTTCCCGTGCCATTTTCCGGGCACCACGACATCACGGCCGTCTGGGCTGGTAGCCAGCCTCCCGCATTCGCTGCACAGCCCCATGCCCTTGTACGGCTGTAGTTCCTTGGCATACTCGAATTTGTCCACCATATACTCGTTTGTCAACATCCAGTAACTAGACGTAGCGGTATTATCAACGCAACCGCATTTAGCGCACACAAATAAGCTCATAGTAAATTATCTAATATCATTATTCTTCTTATCATCGTCGATCCTCTCCACTTTAATTGCTCCCATATCACCTGAAGGTAACGTGATATCACTATACACATTATTCCAGCTCTCGTCAATGGCCAACTGATGTAATATCGACCTATATATCTGGTAGGTGTTGCCGATAAGTCTCTTCCTGTTTATCTTATCCTTACTGCCTCCATCATACCCTATATGCTCAAAATCCGCAAGATCTGGGAACAACCTTCTTCTTATCGCTCGTGAGTTATTGACTATAAAGCTTCTTATCCCCAGCGATTCCGTCCTATCCATATCATCTATCAACGTATCTGTTGTATGCTGTAGATCCATGTCACCCGCCGCAAATCTACTGATGTCTTCCACGCATTGTGAGATCAACATCAGTTGCTCCCTTGTTAAGGTTATTTTGTAAAGTTGTTTATTATCCATGATTATCTGATATTAATTTTTCTTTTATGTGTTTAGATATATCAATTATCTCATCTTTTATATTGCAGTCATCTTTTGATAATGAACCAAATATACATGATATAGCACCCTTTAGGCCTAGCGCTATCCCTATCTCCAACATTTTTTTATCGGTGTTAGAGATTTCTACAGGTTCATATAATATTGATGATATGTTGTTAACGACGTATATTATATCATCTTCATTCATTGATGTAGATCTATCGACAATAGCTATAAAATCTTTTATAATCATAATATAAGCTATTTTTATTTCTTTTATCGTATCATCGCTTAGATGTCTATCTCTTATATGCCTTTCAACATACTTGTTTGCTAGATTCTCTATTTTGTTTGATTTGTCCATTTGTACTATCAATTATTTAGTTAATAATAGATCATAGTCCTCTTCGTCTATACTCCCATTATTGTTGATGTATATAATGAAATCATTTAAAAGCACGGACTTATCCTTGGATAAGGCTTTTATAATAAGCTCTCCATCATCTTTCAACATCACATGCACAGTATCCCAGATAACATATTTTTGACATTCTTTCTCAATCTTCTTGATTGTTTTAAGTATTGTCTCCTCATATCTTTTTACTATTCCGCACAGTTCAGTCGTATTATATTTACGTATAGCCGTGAATATATATTCCTTTTTACAATCCCAGCATTTTATCAGTCTTTCTGATCCGCACGCCTTATCCTCGTAGAAGAAGCAACCCTTACATGGTTCATTATGGTCGTAGCTTAATACTACAAGCAGCTCCACACCATTCTTGTATATCACGTCTCCTTGTTTCATCTTGTCTATTTTATTAATCTCATTATCAATATAGTAAAGTTGGATATTATCCATACTATAGATATCCAGAACGTTGTACTTAACATAAGACCTATATTCTTAGGTATAGGATCTACTCTCCTGAATGTCAGGATCATGTATATAAATGTTTTTATATTCATAATTTACGATATTTTTCTATATAGTTAACTATCAAGTCTTTAACTCCTTTTGGGACATCTACCAGTTTGAGATTACCTTGGAATATGTCCTTGCCGTACTCATCCATAATCTCCCCGAATGAAGGATTCATGACTCTTGTTGACATAGATATCGGTTGATCAGTGTCAAATTTGATAACGATCTTCTTTCCGCCGTTTATCGCCTTTTTAAAAGCCACGTAAAGCTTTCGACCTTTTATTATATCACAATTCCCTTTCAGGATATTAGACATATGTATGACATATTCTTTCTTCGCATCTCGTGGGTTGTTCATAAGCTTAAGATCTCCTCCGGTATCTCTCCATTTCCTGAAGCATGGGAAACATAGACCGTGATTTGCCTTAGCGTGTCTAGGTATCATCCTACTGCTGCCGGCTGGGATCGTATCGCCACAGCAGATACACGTCCTATCCTTGTTGGTGCGCATCGGCACATAGCTCTTTATTGGGTATTCTTTTCTTTTGTACATCTTCTTCTGTTTTCAAAATTATCATCACCATACTCATAATTAGGACAAGCTTTGTTGCTTGGTCGTCTAACATAAGTCTTTTGCTTCCTGTTATATTTACTGTTAGGATTTATATAATGGTCACACACTTGCCAAATAGAGCAACATACTTTCCCGTATCTTTTCGCCCACTCCTGATCATGTAGATGTATACAAGTGGCGCAAGTCGGATTCTTAAGCTTATCCTTATTCTCATCTATAATCTTATTGACCCGATCAAGAATAACGGACATATGCTCAGTATACATAACATTGAATACGTCCGGTTCTGGAAGATATGTCATCGAGCTTATATCTATGTCCATTTCCTTAGACTTATCGTAAGCCGATTTGTATTTCCTTATCATCAAATCCTTTAATTGATTTACTTTTCTCTCGTAAGTCCCCATATTTCATTCAGTTTTCCATCCTTGTTTCTTCAATAGATCCACCATCATCCCCTTTATCTTAGGACTGATAGCCTCGGTAAGTATATCAGCGGCTAAGTTGATAGAGAAGTTTGTCATTCTAGATTCCCCTATATACTTCTCGCTGGTAACTTCCTTTACATAGTCATGGATATCCTTGATCATCTCATTTTGAGATTTCAGGAGATCCAGTATCTCATCAATCTTATCATCCATTTTTCTCAAATACACCTGACAATAACCAGACAATCACTATCAGAAAGAAAAATAGCCCAAGCGCCTCATCCGGGTAATCATGTATAGCTTCTAAAATTTCCCTCATAACTTAACATCCATTCTGTTGATTATCTTATAAAATATATCCCTAGTCAGCTCAATATCATAAGTAGCGTCATGGAGTTTATCCTCATTAATCTCAATACCCATAGTTCTGGCCACGGTCATCAACTTAAAGTTCTCCATATCGTTCCTTACGCCCATCAGGAATGGTGTTACCATAACATACACATCCATGCAATTAGGATAGAACCATGATCCAAAATACTTATCCCCACATTGCTGGAATAAAGCCCGTAGGAAGCTGTTATCGAATCCAGCGTTGTTATACCCCACTAAATACATTTTATCCCTCTTATCGAACTTATTCACGTATTTGGATAATATACCAACTAACTGCCTGTATCCGTCTTCCATAGGCTGATAAGACTGCACTTGCTCCAAGGTAACGCCGGCCACGTCCAGCGCCTCCTGCTCTATCGTGGCGGCAGGATTCGGGGCTAGACGGATGTCAAACCTCTCGACCTCCTGCCCGTCGATATCCACGATCCCTCCTATTTGGTGTATCCCGTTTCTCCAGAACTTAACCCCGGTTGTCTCTAAATCGAAAAATAGTAATTTCATATCTATTGATTTTTAAAATGTTCCTTAATCTTCTCCAATGCCTAAACAATTAAACGCCAACCATCCACTTACAACTCCCATCGCAAAAATAAACAAAACCATAAGCGAGAACAGCGCCCAATCTTTTGTATTTAGTTTATTGCTCTCCTTCTTTGCTTTTATTTTTTCAAGAATATTCTTGTCAACATTGAAATCGAAATCAAATGTCGTATTATTAGCTATCTTCACATCAATGCCTTTGTTATTAATAAATATCTGTCTCTTAACACTCATATCCCTAATATTTCTGCTACATAAACAAATCCATAACATATATAATTATCAGCATCATGCTCCCCATAATCAACATGCCAAATAACAGCGCATGGGAAATAGAGTGGCATATCCTCAGCCATAGGATCCTCTTTGAGGTCATCAATGTTTATCTTCTCCCTCCACCTCCACAGGTCTTGGATGTCGTTCAAAATTAATTTCTCCATAATTATGACGGATATTAGATGTTATTAATTCAATAGCCAAGCTGATCATAGCTCCCGCTTCCGTAAGTTTATTCATTTGGGCGTACACCCTGTGCTCTGCGCTACGATAAGTCTCCTTACTGCTTATGGTATCCAGTAAATCATCTATAGCGTTTCTAAGAAGATCGGTCATCCCATGTCCTCCTATGCCCTTGAAATAATAAATATCACGACCAGCGTAAAACATGTCCTGATAGTTGTAAATTTTATAGTAAAACATAGTAAACTACTTAATTTTAAACGCTTCACCGGGACTCGTAACCTCATCCCTCGACGTCCGATTATAAAGGATGTCAACTCCCATCCTCTTGATATTTATGGCGGCATTTAAATCCCTATCAATCTTGATGCCGCAATTCCCACAGGCAAAAGTTCTGTCCGACAAAGATAAGTCATCTTTCTTCCAACCGCAATTACTACAGGTCTTGGAAGAAGGGTAAAATCTATCTATGACAGACAGAGTCTTACCATACCACTCACACTTATACTCAAGCAAAGTCCTGAATAGGCTGAAGCTAGCATCGGATATAGAACTAGCCAGTTTATGGTTCTTAACCATACCTGACACGTTCAAATCCTCGATACATATAGTATCGTAGTTATTAACAAGATATGTAGTCAGATTATGCAAGAACCATAATCTCCTGTTAGAGACCTTGTTATGTAACCTCGCTATTTTAAGCCTGTTCTTATGCCATCTATTACTGCCTTTGGTCTTCCTTGACATATATTTCTGTATCCTAGATATCTTGGATTGGTTTTCTCTAAGATACTTAGGATTATCAATAACAATTCCATCTGATAAGGTGGCGAACTCCTTTATTCCTAAGTCTATACCTACTTCCTTACCAGTTTTAGGCTTCTTGGTAATCTCACAATCTACGGTTATAGATACGAAATATTGGTTAGCCGGGTTCTTGGATATAGTACAAGAAAGGATCTTACCGTTTTCAGGTATATTCCTGTCAATAACAACCTTAACCCAACCTATCTTTTCTAATCTAATCCTATCTCCTTCTATCCTGAATTTCTGGTTAGGAAGCCTATATGACTGTGTATTACCTTTCTTCTTGAACGAAGGTCTACCTATCTTCTTTCCCCTGTTCTTGGAGAAATACTGTTTTACGGTCTCCTTGAAATCTGCAACCTTTTGTTGGATAGCGGCAGCGGATACCTCTGATAGCCAAGGTCTATCTTCTATAAGATCAGACTTTTGGATAATACTAGGCTTAGGATTGTCTTCCTTATCATAGGAATTAAAAGAAGCTACATTGGCATTCCAGATAAGGCGTACACATCCGAAGGTCTTGGAAAATAGTATTTCCTGAGACCTGTTAGGATATATGCGATATTTGAATGCCTTTATCATTCTACTAATATAGTGATTATTCTATTGATTTACAATATAATTCTATGGAATTTATGAAATTTAATTATACTCTATCCCGGATAGATGGTATTTCTCGTTGTCTATCTCCACCTCTCCTTCTTCTATAGCTCTCAACAACTTCCAATCTATCTTTACATCAGTTTGACGATTTTTTACCTTTACATAGGCATATCCGCCATAATGAGAGCCCAGCGTCCTCATCGTAAGCTCATTGACTTTTTGTTTGTTTTCATCCATAATAATCTGGTTTTTAATGTTGATACAAAGATACGATTTAAACAAAAATAAAAGCATGAATAATATTAAAATAATATTAATCATGCTTAAATATAAATATATCCCTTCTAATTCTCACGGATATACGTATTCGTACTCATCTGGAGGAGATGTCTTGTATTCAACATCGCACTCCATAGTTGTAAATTTCATAGAAAATCATAGAAATAAGGTAGTTATATACAATTTTACATCAAAACAAAGTTATATACATTTATACGGAAATCCGTACCGGGTTCCACCAAAACCCTCTACCTTCTGGTAACGTAGTTACATCGAAGGATTCTTTTGATTTTCTTATAATATTAAATGCCCCGTTGATATCAGCATTGATAATCGCTCCAGACCCGGTTCTGAATAAACACCGTTTGGAGCGATTACCTTTGTAAGAATCATGCTTTACCGGTTTCTCATTGTCTAAGAAACTACATTTGGATGTATATGATTCTTCTACAATACTAACATTAATGCCTTCTAACTCACATTTATAGGAAATCATACTGATCAAAGTATTAAAAGGTATAGAAACAAAATTCTGGTTATTTCGTTTCCCGATATTGATCTCTTGTTTCCAGCATCGGTTATGACCGATTATGATCGTATTAATGCCATTGGAAACTACGTGATTAACCAATATCCTACTTGCTTTATGCAAATAATCTTTGATCTTGTTATTCCGTTTGTTAGTTAATGAAATGATTTGTTTCGAAACATATTTGTTTTTACCTAATTTAGATTTTAAATATGCTAAACGTTTATTATAATACTGGTTAATAGACTTCAATGGTCTGCCATTTATGATAAAACAAGATCCGGTGTTTGAAACACATGATGCTAAGTTGTTAAGACCTATGTCAATACCAAGGTATTTACCGTTATCACCAAGTCTTTCCTTTTCCTTTTTGTTATAAACGATCTCCAATGAAATAAATCCGTTTTTAGGAACGAATCTAAGTTGTTGAATATTTTGTTTGTTGGTACGGGTTGTGAAGGAAAATTGTTTTGGTAGTTTAACAACTCCTTGTTTTATCCATTTTTGTGAGAATGCTATGGTAGTAAATACAGCCATAAACAATCCATCCTTATCAAGATACTTGGGAATCCTAACTGGTTCAGAATACTCACCTCTGTTTTTCTTATTAAGAAGATTGAAAAAAGATTTGAAGTTTCTATCAACCATCATAAGAACCTGTTGTGAAACAGGCGTAGGTAGAGCTCTATAATCTGGATCATTTTCATCCCTTAGCTTCTTTTCAAGGGAATAGTAGTTTAGGTATTTGTATTTTACCGTATTGTCATCCTTGTATTGGAAATAATATTGCCTAACAACATACAAACCTTTATTGTATAAGTTTTTACACTTATGCAATAAATCCATCAGTTCCTTGTAGTAAGGAGAAGATGGCTTGATTGTATGTTGTTCGACTAATCTCATGTTGCAAATGTACGGATTTTTATTTATATATAAAATAAATTGGTCATATTTGTGGTGTAAAGATGTATATAATTGCCTTACGTACCTACAGCCCAAACAGGGTTGGATATATCCGGGGTAACGGCCTCGATCAACCCTATACGACCAGCGTCATCCTCCATAGAATGCAATGAGTCAAGGTACTTGTCTCTGAAGCCGATGGCGGTGGAGATAGGGAGGCCGGCCTCAACCAGCACTCTCCCCTGTTCTTTTGTGGTGAATATCCTTTCTTTCATCTAACCCTTGATCTTTTTCTCTACAGTAACAATCGTATCATTATGCCATCCCCCATGAGCCACTAGAAGAATCTCCTGCTGCTCGAAACCAAGCCCTGCCCCTATACCGCCGGAGTTCCACGCGCAGGTAATGACCACCCCGCCCTTCTTGGTAATCCTAGCTATCTCCTTCTTCTGTTTAGCCCAATAACTGGATTGTGTTGTTTGCATATTAACAGATTCTCCAAGCCTTTTATATGACTCGGACACCTGTCTAGCAGAATATGGTGGATCATATAATACCATATCAGCTATATTATCATCAAGATGACACAAGAAGTCCGTGGCATCTTTATGATACATAGCCTTAGTCTCAGGATCAAGATCGTTGGTTATCGTCCCTATATCGCTGTTTCTGGCGAATGGATCCACTATAACCATCCCCTCTTCTCGATATTTATCTATAAGTTCTCTTATCGGTTTTATGCTGAATGTCTCTTTATTCGGCATCGACCATGTTTTGTTTATAACCATATCGCTGTGATCGTGTTTTAAATTCTACCTACGCTCTATGCCTCTTAGCAAATGGGCTATCACATCCACCGTCCATCCGTTACCCGCTAAAGACATGGCCGTATTCGGGGCTATCCCGTCAAGGTAATCATCCGGCAATGTCTGTAGCCTACACATCTCCACAGGAGTAAGGTATCTGAATTTGTCTTTCATGTCAAAGGCATTAGGATATCTTCCGGGAGGTAGTGATGAGATCACGTTATCTTTCATGACTGTTGTCAGGCAATTACTTTTCTTGATGGGAGTTGTATTCTTATCTTTTCTTATCTCCAGACATTGCGTTATTTTTATGTCCTTGTCACAATCCTTTCGATACCCGTCCTCTCCTATCCTTCTACCGACAATGGTCCCTATATATCTTCCTCTTATGGCTCCCGGATTCCAACCCTTGTCATGCTCTAGAATATCATCCAATGATATATGCTTGTCTTTCGGCATTTCTACTGGCCAATTACACCAATAAAGGCGATGCCGGGTCTGCGCCGAGACCAAGGCGCTATCGATCTCCACCGGCTCCACGCCAAGCTCCTCGGTAATCACCCAGCGATGCTCGTCCCGCATCCGGACGTTCTCGCCCAAGAACAGGATCTTACCTTTGGTCTCCTTCTTTAAATGCTTTACAATGTCCGAGAAACAAAAGAAAAGCCTCCCACGAGCGTCCATAAACCCCTTACCCTTACCTGAGCTAGAGAAGCTCTGGCAACAGAACCCTCCCATGACCAGATCTATGTCTTTCCAAGGGATATCCCATGTTCTCCAGTTATTGACATCCCCTAACTGGATGATATTCGGAAAATGTTTTTGACTTACCTTTATGCATGTCTTGTCTATCTCCGAGGCGTAATAAGTATCTATAGGTATGCCGGCCCTCCGTAACGCTAGATACCCACATGATATCCCGTCAAATAATGATAATACTTTCATATTATTTATCGTTTAGGTATATAATCACTTTAATTGTGATATTACTCTAATAGCATAGAAGGAAACGCTCTTTCTCTCATCATTTGGATAAAACTCATTCCCGTTATAAGTCACTAACCATGCTTTCTCATAATTATATTGAGTGCTAGTCCAATAACTTGTAGTGCCTTCGTCTATATCCAATCCATCGATAAGAGACATGCATCTATTAATCTCATCTAAATTATTTATGATCTCCATCCATTCTCCCACTGATGCCAGATATCCCATTTGCCCGTTCTTGAATTGAGTAACAGTACATTCATAAGCGGCGCTAGTATGCGTATATTCCGCTATACTTTGTGTGTTTTGAAATCCATTAAAATCTTTTTTGGCTTCATTACTTGATGTTATCGTAGTTACTCCCTGGATCAATCCAGTCGTATTAGACCAGCTTCGATTCTTAAGCTCAATACCTGAAATAACGAAGCTGCTGTTGTCGCTTATCAAAGCCACTCCTACGGCGTCGTTTCTCCACGAATAATTCCATTTATCACTAGTATATAACTTGCCATTGGTGTGTAAGATATATATACCGTTTGAAACGGTTTGACCGCCTATCATCCTTCTTCTCATATTCTTCTACCTTGCTAATGTATGTTTATAATTCTAAGTTTATCATATTCTTCAGTAAGAATCCCATGATCAAACAATTTGCTAGCGTCTATTTTAAGACTCCTATATTTGTCAGTTATATTGATATCAGCCCACATGTTCAATATCCCCTTATCATCCAATTGCATATGGATACAGTCTTTTGTCACCTTCTTCCCGGCCTTAAGAGCCTCTACATCTTTATCGGTAATCTTTTTCATTTTAAATTATTATTAAAAGTGTAATATAAGTACAAATACATAAATTGAATAGGGCTATTTACCATACCCTTATCAGTAGGCTCGTCATACTTATCAAGCCAAAGACGAAGCGCTTCCCAGTCGATATCCCGCCGGTCACAGACCATGCAGGCTAGGTTAGCCCCGAACAGATCCCCTCCGCCACGTAAAGACTCGTTAAATCTCTTGGCTAGCCTTTTCTTGAATCCTTTATTGTACCAAATACCGGAGGTAGCGGCATAGCAATAATAAGCGTTGTATTTCATTTTCACACCCATCTTCTCAAATAAAGACGTATGCCATATCCGGTCAAGGAAGAATACTATTCCACGATAGATAAAGGTTCGGAGATTCTTCCTGTATTTCTTCCCTAAGAAGCTATCTACACAAGATATAGTCCCGCCTGAATAGTACCAGTTATTGGCGCCTCTCTTGACTTTATCCGTCATCTTGAACTTATTTTTTCTATCCTCTACCCTATCCCAAGGCTTTAGTTTATCCTCATTGAACGTCGGTAGGTAATGATAGTAGTGGTTGATCCACGAAAGGTAGGGGTTGTATAACGTATATCCGTTATCGCTGACATATGAGTTCATATCATACCCAAGTTCCTTGGCTAGAATAGATCCCTCATCAGCTAATACCTTCAATATCGGGTTCAAGTTCCATATCTGGTCTTGACTGACGAACATCGAGTAGCATGGATCCTCATCCTCACCATACCATCCTCCCATACCGCTCACTATTTTATCCAAATCAAGTGAATAATCTTTCCCGGATAAAAAATCATCTCTAAGAAAAAAACCTCTATATGGGATCATGTCATATACACCCGGTTGATCCTCAAACATATGTTTAGCGTTCTCGGTCAATCTGATCAATGTTTGCAAGGCAGAAGATATATCTATGGGCGCATATTCACACCCATAGACCTTATTATTTATCCAAAGATATTGAAGAAGCTCGGCTATATTAATAGTCCCGTCCTCCACATATCCTGTCTTGTTATCGAAGTTTATTTTGGCTAGAGGTATATTACTTCCTTGTGGTTGGTCACTTTTTTCATTACAACAATGCACGAACCTGTCAAAGAATATATCTTTCCAACCAAAATATTTATCCCTTATTGTCATAAGCCTATTTCTTGTCGTATAACGACATGACGTTAATAAGATCAGCTTTTCTGGCCATCCCTTCAAGTTTATTAAAGCCATCCATGTTATCTCCACTGACGATGATAGTAGGATATACCTCTATACCGTACTTGGATATTTCCTCCTCCGCGGCCTTGTTCTCCGGGATCTGGTTTAACGTGACCTCACCCTCATACTCCTGTAATGTGTTAGCGATAATATATCGCATGTAATCGCTGTACTCAGCGTCTTTTTTCGTGAAAAAATCAATTCTTACCATTTTTAAATAGTTTTTAATCTGTTAATAATTAAATCAGCAGTAAATATAGCATTATCTACCTCATCTATACCCATCTTCCTTCCATCGAAATCGTTAGATAATAAATCCTTAACAATTTGATATCTACGCTGCTCCCAATTTATGTCTATATCAAAATTCAGATACCTTACATAATCATAATTCAATTCATCATAACTATAATTGAGATACTTAACTATCGGAAATGGAGTATCATCATAAATAGTGCGCTTGATTAAATCAACGTATTTACCGGTTTTTTTATTAATAGCTCTTAATCTCTCATCTACTACTCTTTCTCCTGACTCTTCCATTCTATAAGCCCTTTGTTATGTTTATCGTAATATAATAACGCTATGGCATTCCAGCACACTGCCGCCAGATGCATGAATCCCTCCTTGTCATATCTCTCTCCCTTTACATAAGCGACCAGATGCCTGTGGAGCGCCCCAAAGTAACGATTAAAACCATTAGGTATATCTTGCCATGAATTATCGGCGTACTTCTTGGCGCCTTTCGTATATACCTCTACGATGTTTTCTATCTCAGCCAAAGGAAGGAGGTCCCACCTAAGCTTACCGTCGGCCCGGTCGTCCTTGCCGCTGCCGTCTTTCCCTACGAGCGGCCCGCTTTCCACCACTGCGTCTCCTATTTTTGGCTTCCCGAAATTCATCGCCTCATCTGCCGTCTCATCATCAATAAGCCTTAACTTGATAGCCCTTTTTAACGAGACAACCATCTCCTCATCAACCCAAATGGATTTATATGTCTCATCAAATAACGGTTCTATTTTCATCATCCCCGTATTGTCTGCGGTCTCAAGTACCTCAAATACCTCACCATCATAAACGACCTTGTCGTATTTGTTAAATTCTTCTTTCATCTTAAATTCCTTTTTGCTTTATTATTATTACTGGGTCATCATTAAATGGAGACAATATCCCAATATGTAACAATATATTGCGTTCATCTCCCTCATTCTTATCGGCTTCAATAACATTGATATTTAATTTATCACTAGATATAATGTTGCTATTTATATTAGGCTCATTTTTGATTGTAACCCATCCTTTTTCAACTGGCTCATGTTCCCTTAGTTTGTCGACATCATCTTTTGTTAACCAATATTCCTCAAAAACAGTATCCGGATATTTGGCTTTTATTTCCTCGTAAGTATCATACCATGTCATATTTTCGTGTTTTAGATTAATAAAACTCACTAAGATCCCTGCATTCTGGTGTCTCGCCTGTCTTAGAGTAGAGCTCACCAGATGATAGATATACGCAATGCGAGGTCTTCCCGTCCCTCCACTCGCTTTGCTTCGTAATTCCGCAAATAGCGCAGCGTTGGATCCCCGGTCCCGCCTTTACCCACGAGTGCCGTACGTTTTTCTTTCTTGTCCTGTTGGTGTCGTCAAGTTTTCTCATGATCAATCCTCCAAAGCCGTTACAATTTTATCTTTCCCGATAATAGCCTCATTCCCGCTCCTTACATCAAAGCATCTCCCTTCATCTGCCTCCTTGAAATAAAGAACGCCATTGTACTCGAATAAACCGAATCCGTAATCGTCTAGCTTCATTTCATTAAGTTTCTTGAATTTATACACGTTTTTCATATTCTCCATATTATATTGCATTATTGGAAATATCATTATGATACTTATGCCTATTACAAGCAACCCTGTGTAAAACTTTTGTGAATCATATTTCTCCCATCCCTCCATCATCATGGCAAAGGAGATTACTATTATTATAATAATAGATATCAACCCTACCATATCACATCCTCCTTTCTTTCAAAAATCCCATCATATCCTCCACGCTAAGCTGGAAGCCGGCAGCCGCCTTATGGCCTCCTCCACAGGGGTTGGCCTTGCGTGCCAGCGCCGAGACATCCACCTCCTCTTTGGTGGTATAGAACGAGCATCTGAAGAATCTGCCGTTCCAGCAAAATGGCATCATCAAATCATGTTTTCTAGGATCGTACATAGACTCGAATGTGGTGGAGTTAAACTCCGTAGTATTCATACATATCGCCTTGTATCCAAATATATCTGCCTCGAATGAGAACATCTTCATCTCTCCTCTGTTTTTCTCAACGATATACTCCAGTATCGCCTCCCCGTTCCTTATCATGTCATATATGAAGTCATGATCGCCGTCCATGACACTTGCCGCCATATCCACGTCAAGACCACAATATCCTCTCATCCCATATTGGAATGAAAGAACGTCACTCCACTCGAACCGGTCGTGATCCCATACATCATAAGCACTCAATAATTCTACCACATTAGGAGTTTTGATGTCATCGAAAAGATATTCCCACGTAAGCTCACAGGCCGCCGTCCCTATACACCTCTTGCCCTTTACCTCGTAATCCCTCATATCGTCTATGGCTGTCTTATGATGGTCTATCCATATGACATCTGTACCTTTATCCTTCCACTCATCGAAAAGGAATCTTGTTCTGTTTCCAAATGACACGTCAACTACAAACACCTTATCATATTTATTCACGTCAGGTATTTCCTTGCCGTAATTGTAAGGAAGAAGATCAATGTCTTCCCCTTTGAAATACTTTTTTACTATAGCCGCTGACATTACTCCGTCAAGATCAGCCTCATGATATATACATCCTGTCATAATCTGTTGTTTTTGATTAAAAAATCTATGTATTCTTTTATATCCTTGTTCCTATCATTATCCCAGTCAAATGTCTCGTTTATGAATTTGAAGTACGATACTGGGATCGAATGCAACATCCATCCACAATACTTGCCGAATGTCATTAACGTAGAGCCAAGGGGATGATCTGGCCTCCCGGGTACAGGGGAGGTGGTAATGCCCTGCGCCAGCCCCCTCCTTCGGTCTTTCTTGGCGGCTTTGATATCCAGATCCGTTTTCGTTACCTTATCCCCCATCGGGATATTGGTAATTAGTTTATCGCCGATAAACATTCCCCATCCATATCCTTTGTAGTTCTCTATGCTAAGTTCCCTTATATCACCGAACCTTGACGAGTTGTTGCAGCAATCAACAACCAAAGCGCTATCCTTTCCATCCTTTATACGAACCGCCCTTCCAATAGCTTGATAATATGTAGAGAACGAGAACGTAGGCCTGCCAAATATAAGACAATCCAGTCCGGGGTGATCAAACCCAGTCCCGAGGGCGGAATAGTTGAACACTACCTTCGTCTTACCCGCCTTGAACCTCTCAACTATAGCCTCCCGCTGCTTCTTTGGCGTGCCTCCGTGAACCACCTCCGCCATGCCGGCACATATCTTGGCGTTTATCCATTCGGCGGCAGTATTACAGCTCTCAACAGAATCCATAAACACCAGTATAGATCTACATACGTCTTTTAATACCATCAATCGACGCAAAATAAGGTTGTTTAAGCCATTTTTTCTCACCGCCTCACTAATAGACTCAGCCGTATATTCGGAGCCGTTAGAATTGAGTTTAAGGGCATCTCCATTGAAATCCCATGTCTCATACTTAAGAGGCGTCCAAAATCCTTGCCTTATCATCTCCTCTACCTGTATCACGTGAATCAGATTCTTGAAATACACCGGTCTCATACGAGTGATGAAATTAAGTTGGGAATATGATGTCTGTCCTATCGACATGTTTTTAAGTCTACATGGCGTGGCTGTAAACCCTATCACCTTTCTCGGCTTCAGCTCATTCATGAATGTCATGAACTCACTGCCATCCTCAGGACTGTATCCGGCATGAGCCTCATCTATCAATACGTTTCTGATTCCCATCTCCTTAAGCTGACCAACAACTTTCTTGATAGATCCTAACGTGGCATATATCATGTTAGATAGCTCTTTCTTGCCACAGGAAGCGGAGTAGATGGTAGCCGGTATGCCATACGACGTTATCTTGTCGTGGTTCTGTTGCAGCAATTCTTTTGATGGTTGTAAAATCAGCGTCTTATCTCCCATCAATCTAGCCGCTTCTGCTATCAGAAGTGACTTACCGCAACCTGTAGGACCTACGATCAATACCGGATCATGTCTATCAAAGTTTATGTAATCGGAGATACTTTTAACACACTCCTCTTGATATGGCCTTAATTTATATGTCATCTCTGTAGTTATCAAAAACGTCTTTCACGTACTATAATCTTATCGCACATTCCCGGCCATCGTCCACTTTTACCATCAACGTCTCTTTGGTCTTGCTTATGGCTATCACCTCTCCTGTCCCTATCTGGGTATGGACTATATCGCCTAGCTTTATATTGCATTTAATCATGACCCAGTTTTTTATTAAACTCCTCTATCTTGTCTCTATCTGTCTCATTCACCATCTCAGCCTCTTCCTTGAACATATCGTACCCTTCCCGGATATTGTCTCCAACCATATTCTCTATCATCTCCCTTAACTCATCGCTTCTTACGGCGAAAGATATCTGAAACGATTTACTTGTGCCTTTCATCAGATAATCAATTTCCTTCTTGCATTCTGCCATCAACCTGTCTAGATTATCGAATTTAACGAACTTAGAGTTGCCATTGGCTTTCCTTACCCCATCCTTGAAATCCTCCAATATCCCGTTAAATACATCCGCCATACACATCATGGAATGTAGCCACACCAGCATATTGAATTTATATTCATTATCAGCGTTATTCATCAAACCCACCAAAGACTCGCTTTTTGTCAGCATGATCTTCGATTCCCGGTCTACGATATCCTTTATCTCCTGCCGGTATCTCATGGCGCCAACAAAATCCATCCTAGAGTAACATTCATTTGATTTCTCTACCAATTTCCTGATATCCTTTCTAGACATCAGAAGATCTAATATCTGTTTTTCTTTTTTATCCATAATCAGTTCTTTTAGTGATACAAATATAATTAAAGCCTAGATATTTACCTAGGCTTTTTAATAAAGTTAATCTTTTTTATTCTTTCTTTTTGACTCATCCCAATCCGATGAGTACCTGCATGTCCCTTGTTTATGGATTGAGAAATCGCACCAAAAACACAAGGGTTTGGGGCGGGGTTCAAGGCAGGCCGGCTGGCGTCCCATAAGGTAGCGTGTCTCGTACTTATACTCTTGCTTGACATCGTCCCAGACGTGAGCTTGGTAGCTATCTATTTTATTTGTCTCGAAATCATACATATCAAGGAGAATATCGTTAAGTTCCTTGACCGATCTCTCTACCTTTTCCTTATCTACCTTCACGTTTTGATTGTCCAACATACGGGTAAAGAAATAGCTACACATATCTGGAAGTACCTTGTATTTCCTTAGTATGTAAAAGGCGTATATCGGGTGCTGGAGATTGTGAAGCAGCTTATCCTCATCGAATAACTTTCTCCCGGACTTCCAGTCTATCGTATACATAGCTATCCTGTCTTTTGTCTTATACTCTCCACGCCAGTCCACCGATCCTATGATATGTACCTTATCGTATGTCACGCCATCCAATGTAAGGGGCTTGGGTAGCTTATAAGGCAAGACGAAGTCCTCCTCCACGCCGGCCGGTCTCGACCCCCGGATCACTTTCTCCATTGGCGTAAGATCCGACCACGATTTCTTGTAATTGCCAGCCGCGTCCTTCTCAAACAACCCTACGATCCATCTTATTAGCCTAGCCGCATGTTGCATGGACTCGATCTGAGATTTAACGCTATCAAAAGGTATTTTCTCTATATCGGCGTAGTAGTTGAATGCCTTGCTCATATCCTCATAAGAAGGTCTGCATCCGTTCTTGAAGAAATACTCCATCGTTTGGTGGATAACCGTACCATATGACGTAGCCTCATGCTTCTCCGTAGACCTATGACCCTCCACGTAAGTCTTATACCATTTATATGGGCACTGGACGAACGTATCTATCTGCGAGTAGGAGGCGGCAAGAACCTTCTCTCCGTTTATAACCTTACATAACAAATTATTCTCCGGTATTATCATAAAGCTTATCTATATTTATATCATGTCCATATAAATCCATTAACAGGTTTTGTAGACGGTGAAGATCCTTAATCTGAATAGGATCGCTTAGATCGTCTTCCAGATCCCTAAGGCTAAGATAATACCCATCATCAAAAATCTCTATAGATATTCCGTAGCCTCGATATACATCCCGCCCCTTATCACGCTTGAAATAGATAGTATCAAGTATATTATCATCTATCTCAATAGGCATGACATCATCTTCCCCTGAATACCATTTCATTATCCCATCATCAACCTCATGTTCAAGGATCAATGACATACTTTCATTACGCATACCAGTAACGCACCCTACTCTCCATATATCGCCAGCCTTGTCCTTTACGATATTGCCAATCCTTAGCTCCTTAACCGAAATCATACTCGTCCTCCTCATTGTGATCGTCATCGCAATCATCGACAAGAGGGGTCTCTAGCCCCTCTTCCCAATCATCATATCCGAAATCCATTATTTGTCCTTAAAATAAACATACAACATATCAGTTAAACTTCCTACCGTTATTTCATCGCAAGGGGTATTGAGAAACACCTCATCTGGTATGTATTCACCTGTCATCTTTTCTATATCCATTATCACTTCAACAAGGTCCAATGAATCCATAGCCATATCGGACGATAGGTTACTATCTTCCTTTATGTCTTCAATATCATCAAACTCAGATGTTTTCGCAAATATTGCGTCTATCACTACTCCTAATACTTGATTTCTTTTCATAACTCTTAAATCGACATTTTTAATCTTCTACCTAATTCTTTTTTTATATCTGATATTCTTTCGATGTCCATCTTAACATCTCCAGTAATAGTATACTCCTTATCCATCTTCTTAGGAGGATCCGGGAGTCGGCTTACGGCGAACAACCATGCCAGCTCCTTGTTCTTATTCTCCCTAAGATACAGATCGGATGTCATGCCATACATCTTTATGATCGTATCGAATAACGTTGATTCCGATAAGCTCATATGTACGCTATAGACATTTGATGGCTTCCATATCAAGTTATCCAACCTCATCGTATATTCACGTTTAAGGTCTATATGGGATATTACGGCTCTTACTATAGGTTCTTCCTTGAAGTTGGTGTTAGCCACGAACCATACGAGCCGTTTCTCTACCTCCTTGATAGCTCCTGTATCCTTACCCATATCGTTATATACCCCAACGATACGGTCCCGGATCCCCTCGACCTCCGGTGTCAGACCGGGTGTCTCTATCAGCATCAGCAGCGACCCTCCCCTTGGCGTTATCTTCCACTTGCCGTTCTTCTGAAGCTCGATATAACCAGATGCTTTATAACTATCTATTTTCTCCTTTGGAATGACGCTAGCCATCTCCTCTTTCTGCCGGATCATCAAAAGATACCCGACATCAGACATCGTTAATCCTGATGTCATCATCTGTTCAAAATTTATATACATATGCAAATAAGTTAAAATATTGACCTAATCTTTCTGGCTACCCTCTCGACTATATCGGGATGATCATCTCCGTTATATATATCTATTAGCGTATCTATTATATGTAACCTTATGTTTTTCTTTGATGAATGAAACCAAAAATCTCCATTTTTTCTGTTTACAGGTTTGAACATCTTCAGTTCTGGTATAAGATAACACGCCACACATGATCTTTCAGCAAGTGATAATTCAACCGCTGCCTTTTCTATCGCTCTGCACATAAATGTACAATTATCATTCTTTATTAGATCGTAAGCTCTTCTCAACACCCTAAGGGCGTCTGCTTTCGATAATCTCTTTCCCTTTTTCATACTGTTTTACCGTATAAGATTCATTAGCCATACCAACTCTACCAACTGATATAGATTGATTTATAGATTGGTTAAGATGCCCTACAACCGACATCTTAGCCCTAACCGTATTGGCGCATCTTAGAAGGATTCGATAATCCTCTAACGCCCTCTCGTATCTTACGTCCACCCTAGCCCTTTTATCGGCGTCAGTCATGCTCTTACATGTTCCGTCCTCCCTCAGGCTTATAGCGATCTTGTCCCGTATGATTCTGATATCATCCTCGGCTATCACCAGTTCGGCGTCAAGAACCCCCTTGTATGAGCTAAGAAGATCCTCCACCGCCACAACTTCCCTTTTTAGGTTCTCCAATTCCAATATCATTGAGTTGTCATTTATCCTTTTATACTCCTGTACTTTATTGGATACCTCATCACAGATACTCATGATCTCCTTTTCCCGTTCCCTATTTATGATATATCTGATGCTGTATTTAGCCATTTCCTTTAACGAGGATATAATTTCCTTTATCCCCATCTTATCCTCAACCGACAATACGGTCTTCAAGAACATTTCCAGCACCTTTATCACTACAAGCAAGTAATTATGTCTCAATCTCATGTCAATAAGGTGTTTCGTCATGTACTACATTGAAATCATCACTGGGCGGTATATATTGTTGCTCCAATGGAACACTTGGAGGTGGGGGCGGAAGCGTCACCACGGTCGTGTCCGGCTTGCCGCTACCCACGGGGGCATCCGAGCCTCCCGGTCTTTCTTGGCGCACCACCCCTCCATCAGGATAATATCGCTCATATCCTTTCATGATATCTACATGTATAGCGTCAATCTCCTCCAATGATCTTTGACGGACCTTTACGATATGATGGAACAATAATCCATCCACACGGAAGGATCGTCTTGACTCGCTCTTGAAACGTTCCAGATTAGGATACCATCCTTGCGGGAATTGCATGTATGAGGAGTACCCGTATCTTTTCGGTATATTTAACGCTACCATAGCCGTACATAACTGTCCCAATGTATCTGATTGATAAAAATCAGATTGCTTTGGCATATGATCCTTTGGATCCCGCCGTCCTTCGATATCACGATTGAGTTGGGATATTATAAGAAAGAAAATATTAGGAAAAGTTCTTTTAGCGATATTACACATGGTTATCAACGAGTCGATATTTCTTTTGGCGTCTCCTGAACCTTGTACCAAAGCCGTATGATCTATAGACACGAATACCATTTTCTTATCCTTGTTTATTGGCATATACTCATTCCATAGAAAGTTTTGAAGCTCATCTACGGTTGATGGTTTAGGGATGTATGTTATTCTGCTAGAGTTCTCTTCTCTAAGGCATCTCTGCATTTCTTTTACCTCATCTTCTGACATCTCGTTAAGGAGTATATCTTGTATGTCTTTCCCCATTTTTTTTGATAGTGAACGTAACATCAAATCTTCTGGGTTCATCTCAAACTCACATCTTAACCATACATAATCATCAGCTTGGGGATTGATATTGACATTCATCACATTGCTCATGATCTTCTGCGCCAAATAAGACTTACCGACTCCGGGCCTAGCGCCGATAGCCACCGCATGTTGTGGGTAGAACCCGCCCAGCAACGCCTTGTCAAGATAAGCGTATCCAGTACGAGCCGGGAGAAGCTCTCCCGACTGATACTTTCTTATCCTCTCATAGGCATCCATGATAATTTCCTTGGATGACCTCCATATCCTATCCTCACTCATCCTCTTGCGTTTCTATCGCCAGCCGTATCGGATTTAGATCCTCTGTTAGCTGATCTTGATTTATATCTTAACCCCTTAGCCGTATGGCATAGATCCTTCCCCTTCCGATAAGCCTTACCCTTCAGCTTATCGGTCTTGTAATTCTTACGACCCAACTCCCGTCTCTTGGCTTTCTGCTCAGGACGAGCATTAATCTTCTTGTCCGTCTCAGCCTTCTTCTTTCTGGCTTCCGGATGTGTTCTGTAATATTCAGTCGATCTCCCCATCCTCGTCCTCCTCATCATAATCATAATTCTCTACGATAATATCCTCTCCATCTAAATATGAGGCTTTATCCCCGAATCTATCTCTCATGCTCTCATAAGGATCGTCTCCATCCTTTATCTCCCACACACATACGTGTGGACCTATTATATCAATCAGCATATTAGCCTTATCCTCGCTTATGCCTTTTTCTATCATCTTATCCCTACATTTGTAAAAACCACATGTCTTGTTAAATACTGATCCTCCTACATAAAACCCTGTCTGTTTGTGAATGAAAATTACTTTCATATTCTGTCAATTTTTATTAATAATCATTTTTTATAATCACCGTAACTCATGTCAGCGTCACACACCACCAAGTCAGTTACCTTATCCACTACATGGAATAGATGTTCCGGACATCCGTGGCAGGCGCTACCGTTGATCGCTATCGTATTATGCCTAGGGCAGTTATTCCCCCTCCATCCATCATATATCTGTATCCGATTATCACTATATGTCTTGATATGTCTCATGACTTTAAGTAATGATGGCAAAGACATCTTGTAAGGGGATATGTATTCTTGCGGTATCCCTAATTCCCCGGACAGTTCCTTACAAAAAACTAGCTTATCCTGTCCCGTCCTTTTCAGGAACGCATCAATCTCTATCCTTACCATATCCATGGCCTTAAGAAGACCCGGTTTGGCCAATCTTCCTATCGGGTTCCCCATGGAATCCGACCTCATCCAAGCCCCGCACTTCTCGCATCCGACCTGCTTCCCCTCCACCGTATTTATCATAGTGGATGGGATCTTGCAATACGGGCATACGGATCCGTTTAACATAGCTTTCTGGGCTAAAGATAGTTCTTTCATACCTTTTCTTCTATCTCAACATTAAATAGATTGCAGAATCTATCAAAATTTCTGTTCTCTATTCTCATATCCTTCTCATACCTGTTAAATGATTTGATGAAATTATTATAACAGTCCTCGCACATCCATAGATCGATTACCGCTACATAATAGCCCACGGACGTAGGTCTGTTACACATATCGCAAATACCTAAGCAACCATATCTGGTGAGCTTATCCATCATCTCCTGTCTTGTTATTTCAAGCACCTTGAATTTCTTGTAATTGTCAACTACCTTTGCCATTGTAAATTTGTTTAATAATAAAATAATCCGCTATATCCATTCCATCATTTATATTGGGTTTTGATTCGAGAAAATCGCTTATCTCTATATTCATTCCCTTCATATCCCTATCCACTTTCTTCTTCCACTCGTTAAACGCCGATCCTTTGTCAGGATATAGGACTATTCTCCTACGTCCCAATGTCTCTATCATCTCCCTTTTCAACATATGGATACCTCCGCATGCCATGAAAAGCCTATCCGGATATACGATATTACAGATGACCGCCGTCTTCTCCGACTCAACTATATATACCGGGGCTTCCTTAGGATAGAAGTTGATAAGAAACTCGCCGAACAGGCACTGCCTTAATAAATAATCTTGACCGTCGAGGATGTGAACCCAGCATACATGATCCATGGGAACCTTTACCCTCTTACCATCTGGTCCGTAATCCATTATCTTCCCGGTCCTTATCACCCAACTTTTATCAAGTTGCCAGAATACGCAGCATTTACCCCAATCCCCGAATCTCATCATCCCGATCTTATATAAGCTGAACGCTCTATTGGTATGATATGATCCGAATATATTGGATAGATAATCCTGAAGATCAGATGTCTCGAAAGGATTAAGCGTCTCAAACATCTTGCTTACCGGAATGCAGTTGGCTATATCCGGATCCACGGGAGGTCTGTACCTCCTTAATACTTTGTTTGAATCGGTAAAAAGATCATTGTTCCCAAGTTCGCTCCCTGTTGGATATTTAAAGTAACCACATTTATTTTTATGATCACACACCCCAAACTGCTCTCCAACGATCTGACCGGTGGTTACGTCCACGTACGGCGTAAAACACTTATCCTTGCCGCATTGCGGGCACGTCATCTTCCTCCTTGGCTTGCTATGATCCAACTCATACCGATGTACGCTCTTGTCAAACTCCCTGAATTCCATTATCCTCTCCTCTCACTCATCACTCTATATATATAATCTCTCAGCGACTCTTTTCTTATCAAACCATTCAACTCAAAATCACCCTCTATATCTAAAGATCCGATCCTTGACGTAACCGTATAATTGGTTTTCTCAAACTTATACTTACCTTGAAGATATACAACCGTAGCCATATTAAGTATAGGATTATCGGTTTGTCTCTTCAACTTATATTGACTTGTCTTAGCGGTAGGATCACCCGGAGCGAAGTTATATATCTCCTCTATCTCCAATATCTTTCCGTAGTTCTCCAGTATCATTCTTCTATATAGCTCAAGCTGGAAAGCGTACTCGTCATAGAAATTGCCTTTCCTGTTTGATTTGAAGTCCAATATAGCGAATATCCTCCTACATCTCTTTATCTTCTTTTTCTCCGTCTTAGGCTGACCTTTCTTGGCTCCCGTCTTATAGAACTCTCCTGTCTCGACCTCTATCTCCACTGTCTCCGGCTCGCTGTCCATCTCCACCACGGCGTCCACCGAAGAAGCTACCTTTAACCTGCTTGACCTCAACATCTTTTCGATAAGTACAGGTTTAACATGTCTTTCCTTGCAGAATATAGCGAATGATATCAGATCCTCTATCAACTCATCAATGTTATCCACCAATATCCGCTCCATCCTATACTTGTCTATTCTTAGCTTGGCTTCCTTGACCACCTTCCTGATCCATGTCGGGATCAGCTTTATGTTAACTCCGGTCAGATACAACCCAAATAGATAATGCATGATAGTGCCTAAGTCAGCCCTATAGTTAGCGTACTCATCTGGATCCTTACCTTTGAGCCTCATCTCATTCTTCCACTTTTCCAAAGCGCCAGACGTATCACAATACCCATTAGCTATATTATTGGTAGCCCCGTCATATATTATGGGGTATCCATCAGCCCCCATCTCATAATAAACACGCTTGCCAGCTACGGTCATTCTATATAATATTGGTGTTGGGATATCCTTGATCCATTCAGCGGCATAATACTGCTGTTCGGTCTCCAGATCATACTCAACTTCCATTTCCTCTTTAGGCTCTTTTTTAGGCTCTTCAGCAGGCTTTTCATCCTCTACCATATCTTTCTTTGGGATAGTTGATAAAACGTCTAATATGCCAAAGAAAGCGGTAAATTTAGGATCTGTGTGATATGATCTTAATATTGGTAATGATGATCGCCACGCAGAAAGCATATTCATAATTAAACCGGACCTATCCTCTAGATCTATCCTACTATCACTTACCATCGTTATATTTATATGATGCCTGTTTTCTAAACGGGAAATCATATCCTCTATCGATTCTTGGTCACTTATGACTTCCATGACCGAACCTTTTCTATATATCGTATCACTTATAGCCTCGTATCCAAGAACTAGAAGTAATTTTTGTTTTCTTCTATCCATGATAATAATCTGGTTTTTAATTTACCATCCTCCTCGACTCTAGGTGCGAGATCCCTCATCCTTCTGGCTGCTAACAGCCATACGTTACCAAACTCATCCAAGAGCCGGCTGAAATCCATCGTATCTAATAGATAATCGAATCTTGTATGCTCATCAGCCGTCAAGTAGATAATGTTATCGTTATCCTCGGCGACCGATTTATATTTCCGTTTAGGGTATAAGTGGCATATGTTGCTTACCCCAGGACATGGTATATATGCGCCGGTAGCAGATCTTCTTATCATACTTAACTTAGCTACGTGGGCGCCAAAGAACACGGCTAGGCTCCTACCCCGGGGCTTGGCCTTCGCCCGTATCGCCGTTCTCCCCTTTGGCGGTAGTTCCTTGGCTCTGCATGCTGGACATAACCCCTTGCTCCTTATGGCTACCATCCTCCCGCATCTCTCACACGGCAACATCCTACCTCTCATGCCTTTTTCTTTTTATAACTTTTATTGAACTCCATAAGGCTCATAGCCCTATATCTTTTAAGCCTATCAATCTTACCCTCAGTCCAATCTTGATCTTTGAAGTTGATGATCGTATCGAATATCTGAGCCAGCTCTCGGATATTAAAATTCCTGTTCTGTATTTTTTTATAGAATCCGGACCTACTATACCCTAACTTGGAAGCCAGATAAGTCTTATTAGATAATGTGAGGGTACGATAAATCGTACCCTCCATCTTACTTATCTCCATCAACTTCTCGGCGACGGATGACATGGTTTCGTAGCTAACCTTGTTGCTTACTATCCTCATGCTTCTCCGGGTTCCTGATCTTACCGTCAAACTCATAGAAATCCATCAACTTCTTCTCCTCCTTAATACAGATTACCACGAAGTCTGATATAGTCCCTTTCATGCCCTCCTCGAAGTTCTTCTTGGCATGATCAAGGTCATTGGCCCGAACGATGTAGTTAAACGCCTTGCGTTTCTCATTGCCCGATTTCTCGTCCATCGTAATATAATCAGCCGTGACCTTATAGAACCGGTCTCCATCCATGGCAAACAATTCCGCTATCCGGAACCTCTTGATATCCACGCTAAACTCACCGGAGATAAATGGTCTCATCTCCTCTATGATCCTAGCCTCACACTCGGTATAAGAAAGGGCATCTACTAAATACTCTTCCTTTACCTTCTTCTTCATGCCGTTCTTGGCATCGGTCTCGTAAGAAACCGTACATTTAAACCAATTGTGCATTTTAATCTATATTATTATTAAACAAAGGATAATCTTTTATTCCTTCACGAATATATCTCTCCGTATCATCATCCACATCATAAGCCTTCTTGAAAAATATCATAGCCTTGTCCGTATCGTGATCCACCAACGGGAGATATTCCTTTACGAAAAGAACTTTAAGATGGTTCATATGATCGATCTTGCGCCTTACATCAATTACTTTTGACCATATCTTGGCACGGATTTCACACATCTTTTTTGTGTTCTCCTTATATTTATCTACCTGATCTTTATATTCCTTCTCGATCTCACCGTTCTTATCCTTGATAGACTTGTAGGTTTCCTTATCTTTCGTGTCAAACATCGGAATATGTTTGATATTGATTATATCTAACTTACCGCATAGTTCCTCATTGGATACAACGAAATCATAGCTAGTCCTATATAGATCAAATTCACTTAAAAACTTAGCTATCTTAATAGCATCATTCTGATCAAGAACGGCTATACTCAAACCTTCTAAATAGTAGAAGAAATGTGATGGAGAAATAGGCTTATAGTCATATGTCTTCATGATTGGAGACTCATCTATGAACCTTACGCCTTCCTCCGCACATCTTGTTACGATCAATTTCTCTACCTGCTCATCAGTAAGATCATATATCTCCTGATCGGTCATCTCATTAATTGTCTTCATCGTCATCCTTCTCCATCATTATAGCCTTTATCGCCTTTTGTTTATAAACCTCACTCATAAGGCAGGTAAAATCTATATCATCCATACCAGCCATAACATCGGCTTCTACTTCCAAATTCATCTCAATGTTCATTACCGAGACTTCATAGTTACTATCATCTTCTTTATAGAAAATGACTTTGCCACCATACTCGAAACCATTATCTTCGGTCTTAATCATATCGATGATCTTCTCTAACTCCTTTACAAACTCACTCTTTTTCATATATGCAATTTTTATGTGTCTACAAAAGTAGACATTTTGTTTTTGAATTAAATTAAATAATAATTATTAATAGTTAATTGACTTTTTTCATTCCATCAGCTTTTTTCTGAAGGCTTTCCGCTAAATCATAGAAAGCTATATTTACCAAGTCATAATCTTCCGTGGTCCGTATCGATCTACTTACCTTATCCGATTCTATTAAAATATCAACGCTTTGAGCGAATACCTCTAACGCCAATATCATGGCCTCTCTTTTTGTCATATTTAAAATTTTACATTTTTTATATCAAAATAATCTATGAATCTATCCCATAGCTCTCTATTCTTTTTATTAGGCTTGAATTTTCCGGATTGTACTCTTCTCACCAGTCCCTTAAAATCATCCACTGTTCTCTTTGATAAATACCATGCTAATACCATATTTGGATTTTCTCCTAGCTCTTGATAGTGACCATTTTTTACAAGTATTTCTATCTCATTCAAGAACTTCTTTGTCTGATGAGGATAATCAAACGGATATTTCATCATCTCTCCGATATTTGACATCGGGCATAATATACATCCTATTCTTTTCGCCCCTTTGTCGTATAAGTCGCAATACTTGATATTCATCTTGTTCAAGAACTCCCATACATCTTTGTCCGTCCATGCTAATATTGGTGATATTATCACTTTATCCTTTCCGCCAACACAAGAGACCATCTTTTCCTTATGCTCATCAAACTGATCAAATGATATATCATACTTTCTTTTACTGGTTCCGATCTCATTCCTTTTAGATCTTGTCTTGGATTCCTCCGCTCTTATCCCTACTAAAGTCACCGTGCCTCCACCTCCTCTCTCCTTGAGGACTTCACAGCAATATCTTTGCGTTTTTGATGGAAGACATTTCTTTTTTTCTTATAAGTTGGTAAAAATTGATATCCGGAACATGCCTTATCACGTCTGGATAATTGTTCTTCACGAAAGATACTATGTTCGCCGGATCCACTGTAGTCATATTCATATGAGCCTCGAATTTAACGCCGGCTAATTTAGCTATATGGTAAAGAGCCTGACTATCCTTACCTCCGCTGAAAGCTAGATAATATCCCTTATCGTAAAATCTTAGGGCAAACTCCTCCCCTTTTCTTAATACCTCAATGGAGTGTTTTATTTTCTCCATCAACCCATCGGAAAAACTATACTTATTTTTAAGTTCCTCCATCTCCATATTACTATCCTCCATATATTTTAAGTCCTTTTATGTTGTATTTGCTTATATCCGCGCACAAATTACACCCTCCACAACAACAACACCACGAGCAAAAGGCTAGTCGCTCCTGCTCCGGTCTGCCCTGAAACTCCACCGCCGCCCTATACCATGCCGGGGATAATACCTCGACCTTTTTCGGTACGGGCGGCGTCATGAGCATCGATCGCCGCCTTCCTTTGGCATCTTCCCTACTTCTCATTTGGATTATCCTTTAACAGCTCAGCTATCTTATCTTCCTTCAACATATTTTGCTTTCTCATATTATCCACGATGAAGGTAGCGAACGCCATATCATACCTCTTCCTTAACTCATCGACAAAAGATTTTGCTCTTGAGCTTATCATCGTCTCAATGTTGTCGTCTACGATCTTCTTGATCCTACCTCTTATAAGCTCATCTACTGTCAGTTCCTCTTCCATATAATCTATCCTGAATTTATATTTCTTCTCGCTGGCGTTCTTGATGAGATCGATTATTGATTCTCTCGCTATATCCTCAAGCTTTCCTGATATCGGATTGGATATTTTCCCCATCAACTCATTCTTGAACTTTTCTTTAAGTTCACGTATTACATCTAACCTGACTGATCTAGTAAACTCCTCCTTCAATGTCACTTCGTTGTATATAGCTTCATCGAATACATCTTCCAAATTTAACTCTACTTGAATTTTCATATCATTATATTTTAATAAATTATAAATTTTTTAGGTATATAATTATCATGTATTATTTCCCTTCATCTTTTAATATTAATTTCTTCCCAATCTTTTTAATTTTTGTCGGTCTTGATAATCGATAGTCTCTTTCTATCGGTCTATTAAGTACATCATCTTTGTGCCCCTTGTATCCTTTCTCGTAAGCACTGACCCTTGCGCAAAACTCAACCACATCGCCTGGCGATAAATCAGCGCCACTGAATCCTTTTGTTAAATCGAACCACAAATGATCTGATACTATTTTGCTATCAAGTGTCACATCTTGTAAAAGTATCGTTTTTACAGACCCAATGTATCCATTCCTAAATCCAAATCTAACAAAGGTTGCTGTAAACACATGGCGTCCTTTTGAACCTATTGTTCTCAATTCTTCTCTCATTTCCTTTCTTATTTTTTATTCATAAAACCAGTAATTTTCTTCAAATACCCTTTTGTCATCTCAATAAAGTTCACGCAATCCAGCCTGCTCAACTTGTAAATCAAAGCCGGGTTATGAATTACGGCTATAATTTGTGTTTGTGGTTTATGAAATGACAATACATTGTATAGATCCATGATATTGTCAATATCCAGATTCCTGTCTGGCTCATCCATAAGGATCGTATACTCAAAATCCTTTTCCATTAATACCACATGATTGTCTTTGTAGTATTTTAAAAGATTGTCGATCCTTTTTGCCCAGAACTCATTTGACTTTTTCTTAAATTCCGCAAGCTCCTGTATCGGAAACGCATACCCATCTTGGTTAAACACAAAATCAAAAAGCGAGTTCATGGCATGAAGGTTCTTCTCCCCAGAGGACCTAGATGCCCCATTCATATACAAATTTAAATTATTGATATTATCCAATATATCATCCTTTCCCATTTCAGTTTGCTGTAGGAGATGGAAGACTTTCCCAATATAATCCGACTTGATACTGATCCCGTCAAGCACCTTGTCATCATCAAATATATCCGGGAAATACAATGCTTCTGACGGTAATTCAGAACACATCTTTTTCTCGCACAACATGTACTTCGATATCATATTCAGGAGGGTTGATTTCCCGCTTCCGTTCTTGCCTACAATCACATTCACACCAGGCTTGAATATAAACTCAGAGTCATTTTTGAACGCTTTTATCTTTGGGGTATATTTAAATGGAGTCTTCTTGTTGTCGTCTATCCTTATAGAAGTTATCATCTTATATGATTTTGTGTTGAATTATTTAAGCCTTTCATCAATTGCCAAATCAAATATCTTATCAAGACATTTCCTCATCTCCTCCGCATACTCAAACAGATCTTCTTTTGAAAGATCCCTGCGCTGCCAATCATACATATTTGTATATGAAGATTCAATAGCCTTATTCTCTATCTCCTCAAGCACTTTTTTAATAGACTTGTCTTTCCCTTGATTCACTTTTATCTTCTCTAGTAATTTAATAAAAGACTTCATATACTCGCAATTCTGATCACAGTCAAATGAATGATTGCACATCTGATCATTATCCCTAGAGAGGTTTGGGCAACTTTTCCAGTGAGCGTTAATAACTTTTGCTATTTCCGCGACAATCTGTTTCCCCGCTGTCTCTTCTACGATCTTCCTTGTATTAATATCTATTCTCATGTTTGTTTCTCCTTATTATATAACTGGGTGATTATATTCCAACATCTGCTCCATATTCTTTAATCCAATTGTCCGTATCGCAATGCCAACAATATCCTGTTTTGGAATCCTCTTTATGAGAATGAGACCCGCAAGTAGCGCACCAATAATTATCATCCGTATCGTATGCATAGCTTTTATTCTCATGCATCTTAGTCACTCTGGCTATTCTATCTTCTAGCAGTTCTTTTAGATAAGGGCATTTATAAGGTCTATTCTCTTCATGTAGTATGTAAAGATCTATGTCCATCATATTCCCCATCCTGTCCGTGCACATCAGCTCGGCGGCATGACGTACATTCCCTTCCGGCATCCCCGGGACTATCTCCCGGATCACTGCCTCCATCTTCTCTTGGTATTCGGTGTCTGCCTTGATCACCAAGTCTTCTAGTTTATCTATTAAGCTCATAATTTTTATTGTATATAATTGCGATTTGGTAATTATATACGACTTTGCACTATCTCTAAAATAATAAAAGGACACATGATTATGTATCCTTTTATTATTCAA